GCGCTACAAGGAGATAGAATTGAACATCCTGATTATATTCTTGCAAATAAAATCAAGCCAAATTATGCATTCTATATTACGAATCAAATTATGAAACCAATACAGCAAGTATTTGCACTCGTATTAGAAAATATACCGAGTTATAAAAGACAAGTTCCTGCACTTAAACGAAATATTGATGGATGGATTGATAAATTAAAAGACGACTCGACTTGCAGCGAGGAGAAATTAAAGAAAAAAATATCTGATATACGCAACAAGGAGGTGAAAAAGATATTATTTGATGAATACTTGATGAAAATAGATAATGTAACTCAGAAAAATCAAAGTATAATGAACTTCTTCAAGAAAACATAGATAGCAATTCATATTCGTTAACCTCGGATCATGCGTTGAATTGCGTACGCTCCAAGCGTTACCCACATTGTTATGATAATATTTGAACCTTCGGTAATCATCCAACGCATCGCAACACAGTGCGGAGCAGACACCATGAAAGGAGACAACAAGAATCCTGAAATTGAAATAGGCATACAATATACAGGGTATAAATGTGCTGCCGCATATTGTAAAACAATCCACATAATGTAGTATCCAAAAAACGAGTATATCGTAATAATCAATAATATTAATAATTCTAATATTTTTTTTATCGTTTGTATCATAAATGAAAGTAGTTTTCCATACCACGAATCCCACGTTAGACCAAAGTCATCATTAAAATCATATTCATCGTCATCCCGTGGATACAAGAATAAAGAACCTTTTGGCATTATTTTTTTGTACGTTAAATGGGTTGTGTGCTACTTTATTTATTTTAACTAATTATCTGATTCAATTTTTTAGTTTTAATATTTAATGTTTAATATTTAATGTTTATATTAATCTACTTCATCATAGTGGTTAGTTGTGTTATTATTGTTGTCATTATTTTCATTGTTGTTATTGTTTGTATTACTGCCATTATTATTAGTACGATTATTATTATTATTATTATTGTTATTATTGTTATTAGCATTTGTACCCAACATATTATAACTTGAAAATAGCCTTTCTAATCTTGGATAAATATATGAATTTCTATAACTTGTATTATTTATATTATTCTCTTGATTTTCAGGAACATCAAAGGAAAAAACAATAGAATTATTATTACGTTCTTCAATTGACAAACCATTAAAAATATTATTGTTAATCAGACGGTTATATATATTTGATATATCTACTTCATTATTTGATATATCTAATTCATTTATCTGGGGATTATTTGGTGGAACTACATTAGTTCTATTATTTATATTATTTTCTATATTCTCCCGATTCTCACGATTCTCACGATTCTCACTCCCATTTGTAGGTTGATTGCTAATAACATTGCCCCTGCATAATGGACACGTCGAGTGTGTTTCCAACCAATTCATTATACGAAATGGTACAAAACAATGACGACAGCTATTTAACCTAAGAACAAGTGAATTGGGTTGAAATGATGTTAATGATATAGGACATTCTGTATTTAAAACATCAGATGAAGGTATAGAACTATATATTATTATTTCTGAATTTTCTTCTATCTCGCGAATACTTATACCACCTGTCCTATTTAATGTATTCATACGTAGAGGCATTGTACGTGGAACAACAGATATGAAGTCAAACACATCTACATTCCTTATATTTCTTGTATTTGTAGAACCATTGTTACCATTTTCATTAGGTATATTCACCCGAATATTACTAGGTTCTTGATGAATAGGGATATAGTCTTCTATATTGTCATCCTCGTCATCATTATCATTTTCGTTATCATTATCGTTGTCGTTTTCGTTGTCGTTTTCGTCGTCATTATCTTGATTATCATTATCATCCTCTTCAACATGAATACTGTTATTACTTACAGTATTTGCATAAGAATTAGGTGATCCAGCAGATTCATTCCCATTTTGAGCTTCGTGAGAATTTGATGTAGTACGACTCCTATCCCATTCAATATTTCGTCTACGTTCTGTCTGCGTATCAATAATACTAGAAATACGCGTTTCCATTCTCGAATATACCGTTTGTGCTCTTCTAATAAAGGTATGCATATTTGCCATTAAATTTAAATATCCATATTCAAAATCCATATTAAATTCATCATCAAAATGTGAATGAGGTACAGAATAACCTCTATATAAACTATCAAACGATACACCACTAGTATTATTGTTTACAATATTTCTATTATTTCTATCATTTCTACTATTACTGTTATTTCCAGTATTTCTATTGTTTCTGTTATTTCTATTATTCGTATTATTCGTATTCATAAAGTGAACCTAGTTATCTTAACTATAGTATAATTAATTATATTAAATATGTTTAAATATTAAACACTAATTAATATTAAACTATAACATACCATACACAACAATCAATAATTTATGTCTGAAGAAACGCCAAAAAATGATAATAGATTTACCGATTACGATGGTAAAGGCATAACGGGACTAGCAAATTTAGGAAATACATGTTTTGCAAATGCATTATTACAATGTTTATCACATACATATGAATTAAATGATTTTTTATCGAAAAATGATGCAGATTATAAAAAGCATTTAAATAATAAACCTGAATCAGTACTATTGGTAGAATGGGATGATCTTCGTAAGTTAATGTGGAGTCAAAATTGTGTGATTTCGCCAGGAAGATTTATAAACACGATCCAGCGTGTTGCAAAAATAACAAACCGCGATATGTTTACGGGATGGTCGCAAAATGATTTGCCAGAATTTTTATTATTTTTATTTGATTCATTTCACAATGCGCTAACAAGGGAAGTTATCATGGATATTAAGGGTAATATAAAAACAAAAAAAGACGAAATGGGAAAGTCATGTTATGAAATGATGAAAACACAATATACGAAAGATTACTCAGAGATTTTGAATATATTTTTTGGTATTCATGTATCAGTACTCACGCCTATTCCCGTAGATGCGAATTCACCAAATTCAGAAGACTCTAATTATTTAAGTATACGACCAGAGCCATATATGTTAATTAATATTCCGATTCCATCTAAAGAAGAGTTAAATATTCACAAAACTGACAAAAATGTTACATTATTTGACTGTTTTGACAAGCATTGTGAAAGAGAAATATTAGAAGGCGAAAATGCGTGGTTTAACGAAAAAGCGAATAAAAAACAAAATGTAAGTAAACGATTACTTTTTTGGAGTCTTCCGAATATAATGATAATAGATATTAAGCGATTTATTACATCCTATTCAACGGGTAAAAGTAAAAAAAACCAACAGTTTATTGATATACCTATTAACAATGTAAATTTCTCAAAATATGTAGAAGGGTACGGAAAAGAAAGTTTTATTTATGATTTATATGCAATTTGTAATCATCATGGTGGTATTGATGGAGGGCACTATAGTGCAACTATAAAAACATCTAATGGTAAATGGTATAATTTTAACGATACACAAGTCAAAGAAATAATAATCACGGATAATATAATTAGTGGAAATACTCCATATTGTCTATTTTATCGTAAAAAAAAAATTACTTGAATTATATATATAAGAAATATATAAAGTAAATGAGTATAAGTTATAATTCGTTAACAGGGATACAAGGAGATCCACTAACATATATAAGTGAATTAGCGTCTTCGGGTAGAAAAGATCTTGATTCTGCATCAGTTACGACTCGCATAATTATTTTGATAACATTTATTGTTGTAATGATTTTATACTATATTTTGTTTTCTTCTTTAGGAAATAATGGTGGAGGTGGAGAAGGATCGGGATCAGGATCGGGTACAGAATCTGGAGGTAAACGAACGTTAGAAATTATTCTTTGGAGTATTTTTGTCATTTTACTTATTATAAATGGTTTTCAATACTTTTTTAATGTAAATGTTACTGCAGCTATTAAGGATGTTTTTACAGATAAACCTCGTGTAGATATCACTGTTCAAAAACCGCCAAATGAGAGCGTTGTTCCTGAATTAAAGATAGAAAAAGAAGTGTATAATATACCCGATAACCGATATACATATACTGATGCAAAAGCTATTTGTCAAGCATATGGTGCTGATTTAGCATCATATAATCAGGTTGAACAAGCATACAATAAAGGCGCTGAATGGTGTAACTATGGGTGGTCTGATGATCAAATGGCATTGTTCCCTACGCAAAAAAAAACATGGGATAGACTTCAAACAATTGAAGGTCACGAAAACGATTGCGGTAGACCCGGTATAAACGGCGGTCATATAAGTAATCCTAATGTACGGTTTGGTGTAAACTGTTATGGATATAAACCATTTATTACTCCCGCAGAACAAAATGTTATGCAAAATACTCCTATACACCCCGTAAGTATGAAAGACTTAAAACTACAAGAAAAAGTTGAATACTGGAAGAAACGAATACCAGAGATACTGATTTCACCTTTTAATAAAAATAGTTGGAGTATTTTGGGGTAACACGACTCACTATATACAGAAAATACAAAGTATTATAAATAATATGTCATATTATTACAATATGTCATATTAATAATATAAATAAAATATATACTATATATTAAATTACATTTTACTAACTATGGATTCTTATTTTGATGTTATCATTATTGGGTCGGGTATGTCAGGTCTTTATGCTGCATTACAAACTAAAAAAATATGTCCAAATATATCATTTCTTGTATTAGAACGAAATGAGTTATTTGGAGGAAAATCGTATGATTATAAATTTGAAAATACCGATGTTGTAACCGGTGCAGGTATTGGAAGAAAAAATAAAGACAAATTACTTTTAAAACTTATGAAAGATTTTAAAATACCTATTCATTTTTTTGAAACTCAACATAAATATGCTGATACAATAGAACCAAAGTGTAATGTAAAACCTACATTTATGCAATTAAAGCGTATATATGAAAAAGAAAATAACAATAAAATTAAAAAAAATCATACAACTTTCAAAGAATATGCTACATCTATTTTGGGAAAAGAAGCATATGAACATTTTACTACGTGTGCAGGTTATACTGACTATGAAAAAGAAGACGTATACGACACATTTTATCACTACAATTTTGACGATAATTATAATAAATGGGTTGGATTCTCGGTACCGTGGAAAAATTTAGTAGATAAAATAGTAAAATCATTAGGTCAAAATATTATTAATAATACAGAAGTTACAAAAATATATAAAGAAGATAATTATTTTGAAATTTCTACACTGAATAGACACGCAAGTATAAAAAATAAAAAGTATTATTGTGAAAAAGTAATAATTGCTACAGATATAGATAGTCTAAATACCCTTATTCATAATATATCACCAAATCCCAGTTTATACTATCAGATCCAAGGCCAACCTTTTTTAAGATTGTATGCAAAGTTTTCAAAAGAGTCTATTCCTATTCTTAAAGATAAAATACAGGGTGTCACTATAATACCGGGACCAATGCAAAAAGTCATACCTATGAACCCAGATGCTGGGGTTTATATGATTATATACAGCGATAATAAAGATGCTGATTTTTTTAAAAAATATTTTAAAAATAATAGTAATAACCGAAGTATTTTAAATAACCTATTTGAAAAGTCATTAGGCTTAGAAAATAAACTTCATATAGAAAATATTAAGGATTTTTACTGGAAAAATGGTACACACTATTATAAGCCTCTTTTATCTGAATTTAAAACAAGACAAGAATTTATAAAAACAGCACAACATCCTGATAAAAATATACTTATTGTTGGTGAATTAATCAGTATTCACCAAGGTTGGGTCGAAGGTGCTTTAGAGAGTGTAAATAATACAGTCACTAAAGAATGGTTAAATTGTTAATAATAATATACTCTTACGGCATAATAATCTTAACTTTTCTAGTCCGTTTATTTTTGTTCATATTTGCATTTTTGATAGTATTCTTATTTTTGGGTATTTTCTTATTTTCTCTCGTCTCTCCTGTAGTCTCCGTTTCTCTCACATCATCATGACTAACTGACTTCCTACTTTGCTTACCTTTTATATCTCCATTTTTAGCTTTACGCGTTTTATTATCATATAGCATACGTTTACCTGGTGACACTAAAGATAATAATTTATCATATAACGATTCATCAATTACATTATTATCATGATATTCTTCATCGTGTTCGTCGCGTTTACCTTTCTTTGCAACATTCTCACACTCTCCTTTTGTACAATTAAAAACTTTATGTTTATAAATAGGTCTACAGTAATATAAACTAGAAGGAACAACCAAGTCTTCCATTATTTTTGATTTATTTATATTCATTTTTGCATCATTACCATACATAAGTTTTATCTTTCCACCACCACCACTTTGTGAGTCCATACTTAATGTAGATCTTAAAATTGCATTATTTATATTATATCCACAACTAACTATACCATCAGGTGTTTTATTAAAAACAAGGTCACTGGGTCGTAATGGCATAATGCCTCCTCCATTTTGACTATATATCGTAGACTTTTCTGTTGACATCTATTGTACTAATTTATATACCTATATTATGTATATAAATTATGTTAAATATATTTTACGTTAATATATTTTAAAATCAAATACTATTAATGCGTTATGACTATATGCTTAATTATTATAATATCTTTTAATTTCGGGTACAACTTTTGTTTCTCTTTTGCTTTTAATATAATCCATAATTTGCTTAACTTGGCTTTGATTTGCAATAACTTCGCTGAGACATTTCTCTAAAAATCCCAGCGTAAGAGGAGAAGTTTGTTTCGTTTCACAAAACTTAAGTTTACCATCAGAAATGTTAACGACACTATTATTCATTTCATTATTTTCAACATAAACCATAATTTTATCTTCTACATCATTTTTGCGCGTACGTATTTCTTTTACTTTGTCATTTAATTTTTTTAATTCATTGTCCAATTCTACCCATGACTGAATTGTTTTTTCTAAATTACCCTGAGATTGCTGTTGTGATGGAATAATAGGCATTTGTGATAATATTGACAAGTCTAATATATTATAATAAATAATATCTAAATAATTTTAAATATTATTTTAATAGTATTATAATGACTCTTCCTGAATCATTCGCGTATATAACATAATTTATTTCCTATATTTTCTAGTATAGTGCTTTGAACCTCGCCGCTTTCTTCCATATGTTTGTTGTACAGCTAGTAACCCAAGAGGAACAAGGGCTTCTTTCAGTAAAGATCCAAATGATGCAAACATTCCTCCACTTTGACTAGCTGCAGGAGTAGCAGGAGCACTCGCGGTAGAAGCACCAGCAGAGCTAGTAGCAGGAACACCTACAGCAGGTGCCATTCCACTCATAGCTCCACCATAATGCCTTCTTCTAGAAGAACGAGCTTTTCTACCACGTCTACGCCTTGAACCACCACTTTGTCCGGGTCCCGTCATGGCATATTTATTCAATGCCATCGCGTTTTGTTGAGGACTACCGGCAGAAAAATTACTCAAAAAAGATTTATATCCAGAGGCGGCAGCCGCTGTTTCATTGCCAGATACAGCTGTTGTCCAATTACCTCCAGAATTTTGAGAAGCAGGGTAAGATCCGTATCCTAATGGAGAAACAGCGCCTCCGCGTCTACCACGTCGATGAGACTTACGTCCATGTTGTCGCCCACGTTTTGCCATGTTATATAATATCTACATAGAAAAAATAAATAAAACTTTGTTAAGTATAGAATATTAACTATAATAAGTATTAACTATATTATTATATTAAATTTTTTATTTCGCCATTCTTGCTTTTAATCAACATAATAAATATTCCTAAAACTAAAAAGAAACTAATAACAACAAGCAACAGTGACAAATATATATAAGGATATATCTCTTCCAATATCAAATTGACTATTGGCTTAAATAAATTTTTCAGTTCCTTTTTTACTTCCTCTTTTTTTATAAAATCTAAACAGTAGTCTGTTATTTTATCTTTCATGTCTTTCATTTTCTACCGTATTGAATTTTATCAATATTTTTATTATTTTATATAAACATAAATATTATTTAATTTTGCGTGTGATTGTTATCTATATTTTCTCTTTAAGCAATAAATGGATATTAGTTCATCGGCAAATATTTGTACTACATATGATGACTTTGATTTTAGCAAAATCATATTAACTCATCCTGAATCTTTACATAGTGGATCCTTTTTTACAAAACTCAATATAAACAGTAATATGTTTTATATTCAAACTCCTAAATGTATATCTAAACAAGGCGTAGTTACAACCGCAGGTAAAAAATCATATATAGATCTTATGTTTTCATCTGATGATGCCAAGTTTATAGAATTTATGGAAAATTTAGAAAAACATTGTATTGAAAAAATTTACGATAAAAAAAACTCATGGTTCACAAACGATATTGATAAAAGTGAGATCGAAAATGCTTTCACATCTGTACTGCGTTCTTTTAAAGCGGGTAAATATTATTTACTACGAGCTAATGTATCATCTTCTAAAAATCTTCTAAAAACACCTACATGTTTTGTATTCGATGAAAGCGAAAAACAACTTTCATTAGATGATATTAAACCTGACAATGATTTAATCACTGTATTAGAAATTCAAGGAATAAAATTTACACCTAGGAGTTTTCAGTTTGAAATCATTATACGTCAAGCTCTTATCATGGCAAATAGACCTGTCTTTCAATCATGTGTTATTAAAAAAAACATAACAACACCGTCGTCTGCTATAGATACGTATTCGCAAAATAATAATAATACTACACATGAATCCCAATATGTGAAAGCCGCAGAAAATGTAGAAAATGTAGAAAATGTGGATAATAAAGATGGTGAAAAAAATGAAAATGGCAAAAAAGATCTAGATGATCTTAAGGAAAATATAAATACTTCCAAAAGTAAAATAATACCACCTCCTGTTTCAGAGTCTGCGCCCGTTCCTGTACCTGCATCTTCATCTATATTATTACTTACTTCAAAAAAAACAGAAAAGAATATTAACACAAATACTGTAAGTAAGGAAAAAGAAGATAAAGAAAATATAGAAGATATAGAAACTATACAAGAACTTACAGAGGCAGATTTAGAGATAAAGGACGACGAAAGTATTAAATTAAAAAAACCAAACGACATTTACTATGAAGTATATAGAGCCGCAAAAGAAAAAGCACGCGCTGCTCGAAAATTGGCATTTGACGCATATTTAGAAGTTAAAAAAATTAAGAAAACATATATGTTAGATGATTCTGATTCAGACTTTAGTGACTCTTCCGATTCCGATGATGACGAAAATAGTGACAACGAAGATGTAGAAGATCAATAATATTATATATAAAATTATATAATTATACAAAATACACCAATATACCAATATACAAAAGTATATGAATATAAAATCTATACTTTCATAACTTTATACTATGAATATACTTTACAAATTTATTTCATTTTATTTAATTTTTAAAAATCATCAATTTAAAAATTTAAAACTAGGAGCAAATATTTAGATAAATTCATTATATTTAGTTAATTAATTAAGGCGTATAATTATTATTCACCAATTGTTAATTCACAATTAATATTAAAATTATAAAAATATTTTATCATTTATTTTATATAACGATGCTTCGAGATTTACAAAAAACTTTTAAGGCACACCACATTCTTTTACTTTTAGGAGGAGTTGTACTTATTTATATAATCTACAATTATTCCTCTAATAAGGATTTTTATCCCGAAACCTATTCTGCTGCTAACAGACGCGGATCTGCACCACCCGCTAACCCTACAAACCCCACCGGTGCAAGTGACGGAACATTTTATGTAGATTATGCTCCTGTAAATTCAAGTGATAGTAACTTATCAGGTCTCCCTTCTAACTGCACCGGTCAAAATACAAACATGCCTTCTGACCTTTTACCTAATGATAGCAATAGCAACTGGGGATTGAAACCCATGGGCGGCGGCGACTTCTTAGGTGTCAACTTCCTCAACTCTGGTTACTTGATTGGTGTAGATACTATAGGAAGCACTCTTAGAAACGCCAACCAACAAGTACGCTCAGAACCCCCTAACCCTCAGATAATTGTCAGTCCATGGAACAATACCACTATTGAACCAGACGCGTTCCGTCAACCATTAGAGATTGGATGCGGTTCTCAATAAATTTGTTACTTTAGTAACACCAATTATATAACATTTAATTGCATTATGTATAAATAATGATAAATCATTTAGTAATCATTATTTATAATTACTTTCATTATTTATATTTACTTTTATTATTTATATAATATATAAATAATATCTTATCCTTACGATATATGGAATTAACTACATTAGGATATATCGTATCAGCATTTATTCTTATTATATTTATTAAACAATATTTTGACTCTGATATGGCAAATTTAAAATGTATTATATCTGATGTAGATGGAAACAAGTACTGCGTACGCGAACGCCTTAAACTAGAAATGGCCGCTGATTTATTAGCACGTGTTACACAAAATATGAAAAAACTTGTTGCATATATGCAAAAAAATTATCCTACGTATGAAAACGTGCAACGTCTTGTTAAAAATTTTAATCCTCAAACAATAATAGAAAATTCGCCCGATAGCGAGCATACTGCATATAGTGAAAATAAAGGTGAGAAAATTGCATTTTGTTTAAACACTACAAAAACAGGCGATACTCTAATTGATAAAAATACTCTCACATTTGTAGCAATACATGAACTATCGCATACTATGAGCGAATCAATTGGACATAAAGAAGAATTCTGGAGAAACTTTAAATTCTTATTAGAAAATGCAGTACGCGCACATATATATACAGCTGTTGACTACTCAAAAAACCCTGTACAATACTGCGGAATGACTATTGACGAAAGCCCTTTATATAGTGGATAAATACTAATGCAAAACTAATAATTATGCGTATAATTATTATTTTATAGATATTATATAACAAAAATATATTTACAGTATTTTATTAAATGGTATTTATTAAAGTTGAACGATTAAGCAAACCCATTTATACTAATTTCCGAAAAAAACAATTATGGTTTATTATTATTTTAATATTTGGTATCGGATTACTATTATACCAGTTATATGTGACATCAATGCGTACATCTATTATAGAAGGTTTAGAAACTGATCCATCTCAAATACCATCATCCGATTCATCTAGTAATAAACCCATACCTACAACTAATGATATATTTGTAAGAAATTTGGGTGATTCCATATTTAGTCTGGATATATTTAAAAATATTTTTGCTAGAAAATGTTTAGCAGGTTGTAGAAGTCCTACAGAAAAACCAGCAGATGGATGTAAACAAACACGCATTGGTAATTCCAAAAAAATATTTTACGAATGCCCTTGGGTTTGTGATAATGACGAATTTAATAGAAACATAAAAGATGACCCATTATATGCAGCAGAATACGCAAATGCTCCTACACCTGTGCCTCAATGTTCAACTGATCATGAAAAAATAGACTGTGGAGGGTGTGTACCAAAAAAATATTTCTCAGATAATATATTTACTAGTTTTACTAGTTTTATATAATACTATCAAAAAACGATGCAAATATTTTCATATGTTTATTTTCTATAAGTCCTTTATCATAAATACCACTTTCTACATTACAATAAATAGAATTGTTACTTTTTCCATCTTCTGAAATATCTATGCATACTTTTTTAAATACTTGAGTACCATTGTCACAATTTATGTCTTCAAATATACGCTTAAACACTATAAAATATACATCAACTTCACACCCTGTACCATCATCGCTTTTACACATATTAAACGAACTAACATAATATTGATTCATATTTTTTATCAATGGAAAAAATGTATCACACTTATATTCCCTATCAATATATGTAATATAAAACTCATCTATTACAAAATTAGAAGATCTTTCATTATTTTCTATCATAAAATTATCATATACTTGAGAACCACCGATTATCCAAATATTATCATATCGATGGGTATATTCTATTTTTGAATTTTCTACACATGAATTTCTCATATTCTCCCGCTTCTCACATTCATCGCCATTTTCTACCTTATCATTTGTATCACCACCATTCCCATTCTCTACTATAGAAGGATAGCAAAAATCCATGACACGGGAGATTGATGAGAAATGCAGAATTAAATCGAAATTAGCAGATTTATCAATACTACTAAAATACTCACAAGATTTATTATTTTCATATTCATGATTCGTCCTTGATAATATTAAGTTATCTCTATAAGGTAATGGTTCTGGATATTTAGGTAATGAATTCCATGTATTTTTACCCATTATAATTGCATTCTTTTTTACACGATCACGGCATATTTTATTCGACTTTATATGTTTACCATACTCACCTGAAGTACATACCGAAAAGTATATTAAATCTTTTTTAATTTTCCAAGGTATACTATTATTATTTCCTATACCACGATTTTGACACATAGCTACAATTAATTTTAATTTACGAGGCATCAATAGTTTCTCTGGATAACTCATTAATATATGTTATCCTAATGTAGTTTTTAATATATTAGATATTATTTTTAATATATTAAACATAATATCTAAATATCTAACATAATAAACATAATCTCTAATATATATATAATATTTATGGAGGAGACTATAGATACAATAAAAGAAGGTATATATAAATTAAATTATATAAGTAATAAACGTATCAATGAAACACAAATCCCAGAAAAGATTATTGTATTTTATGGTAAAACAAATCCTACAACTACAAGAAATTGGGAAATTACAACAGAAGATTTAAATACACAATTTGAACAATATATAGAATCATTATCTATATCCGATGAAGAGTTACAAAAAGAAGATGATCAAACAAAAAGCGACTATACTATATTTACTAATATATTTAGTCAGCACGAAATACAAAATATTAAAAAATATAAAATAAAAGTTGAATTCTCTTTTGACAGATTATATGGAGATGATACAATAGAAACAGTAAAGAAAAAAATAATAACAAATATACATTTAGATGTACAACTATCATTTGATGAAATATATCTTTTTTTTAAAAGGGGTGTTATATACACACCTTTGCAATTATATAATAAATTATCAAACAATGATACAGCAACTATAACAAAAAAATCTCTTATAGATTTTTTAACAAACTCTCATCGAGGATCTTTAAAACATGAATGCGAACTTATTATACGTGCAAACAAAGAAGATCTAAAAGACTTTTACACATACAATGATATTGTAGAGCTTTTCTATGAAATTAAAAAAGAAGATGTAGATAGAGGCGATAGTGAAAGCGAAAGCGACGATGAAAATAAAAGCGATAGCAGTAGTGTTAGTAGTTCACAAGAAATACTATTATTATCAAAAATACCAATTATTGAAGATATGGCAATTGGTCAGCGTTTATTATATAATAGCGCAGATTATGTATATACTATAAATCCGTTCAGTACAACAGAAATAAGTAGATTTCTTAAAGATGAAGCGAGAAATATAATTTCGACAAATAATAAATCGATTCTTCTTGATTATGATCCTAACGTATGTAAAACTATTTTCTTATGTCTCGCACAAGACGTACTAGAATATGTAGAATTGTTCAATAGTAGTAAACAAGAAGATCAAGAAGAAATACTATCTGAAAATATGATTCAAATTTATTATCCATATTTAGCAGATAAAGGTATCAACACTTTAAGTGATCTTGAAACAAATAGACAAGAATTAATTTCTGCTACAGACGAATTAATAAACGACAGACCATACAAAGAACTTGTAGAAAATATTGATCTTTTTTACGATGTATTTTATCAAAAAATAGAAACAGGCAATTTAAATTATGTAAAAAGAGGAATATCTTATATTGATCTAGAAATAAAACCAGATTATCCAATTAATGTACCCGTTGATTTATTATTTAAAGTACTACATACATCAGATGAAAAACCACTTTTCAAACTTACAAGAAGTAGTAGAGATGAGAAAATGTACCGTCTATATGCAAATAAAATCTCAAGAAATGGAAAACGTATTCCTTACCTCAAAAGTACAAAAATAAATAAAATTATTAAAGAAGTTCAGGCCGAAAAACGCCTCATGATTTTAATTCATTGTAAATATCAGTTAAATGATTCAAGTAGTGAATTTATAATACCAATAAAATGCGAATTCAATAATAAAGGTAGCGTATTTATATCATTCCAATTAGAACACCCAATGAATGATGAACAAGTATCCAATATTATTGTAGCAAGCGTTAATCCTGTAATAAATGAAGTGTCAATTTTTTTAAGCCAAAATGACTATAATATAAACCAACTCGACGTAAATACGGGCATATATTCTACAAATGTTGTTATACGAGAAATAAAATACAAAGCATTTCTTAAACTTCCTTCAAAGTTTCAATTTAACACTATATATGATAATATGAAATGTATTTCAAGTATATTTAATGTAATAAAATTTCAAAAAGATGAATTTATAATAATGAGATATAAACGTGTATCAAATTATAATGAAGCAGAAGGACGTGAAGCATATATTATGGAACAATTTTCAAAATCTAGCTATAGACAAGATGTAATTACAGGTTTAATGGAAAATTTTCAAATCAGCCATGATGAAGCCGTAAGAAATGTAGCCGAATTTCTAGATAAAATGCAACTATCCGATGTAAACCAAAAAAGAAGAATAAAAATAAATACTCATCCCGGATTTATGACAACAATTACACAGTCAAAAATAATTTCAGATGTAAAGAAATATAACTATATAATCGAAGTGGAAAATATTGATAATATAAATTATTTGGATAATATCGAAATTATGATAAATTCCTTTATTAGACTGCTTATGTACAAACAAACAAACCCAAATACAAATGTACTAAATGAGTTAATTAATAAACTTTGTAAATTGCCATTAGAATATTCAAAAAAACAAGCGGAAATTAAAGAGGTGAAAGAATTTGTAGTTCATGGTGATAAATCTGTTTTAACAGATAATGCTGCATCTTCGGAACCTGACGTTGCTGAAATAACTTTTGATTTTGAAAATGCACCAAGATTTGATGATATGCAGCTAAAAGATTCTACTTTAGCTAACCTTTTATTTGGCGACTCTGACGAAGAAGAAGAAGAAGAAGAAGAAGAAGAAGAAGAAAAAAGCAGAGAAGAAAGCAAAGAAGAAAGTCAAAGCAATGATGAAGCAGAAGGAGAAGAAGAAGGAATAGAGGTAGAAGTAGAAGAAAATGAAAGCGGCAGTAATAAGTCATCATCAGAATCATCCAATAAGAGCGAATCAAAAGAAGAAAGTCAAAGCAATGATCAAGGAGAAGGAGAAGAAGAAGGTGTAGAGGTTGAAGTATCATTTGGCTCCGATAATAGTAGTAACAGTAATGGCAGCAATACGAGTAGTAATAGCGGAGGTGCAGGTACACCTAAAGAAGGAGAATCTTCTTCACCGGAAGTAATGCCTGCGGATATGGGGAGTGCAGCAGTGGATACAAGAGTGTATGATGCCGCTTCTGCTTCAGACGAGGAAGAAGAAGAAGAAGCTACTACACCATCGCGACGAGGGGTTATGGAGAGAGATATAACAAATGCTAGTTTATCAAACCCAAATCCATTTCATAAACGTCTCGAAACATATGATCCCGAATTATTCTCAAGAACTGACGGCATTGGTACAATATATTCTACAGCATGTCCTGCGAATTTTAAAAGACAACCAGTAATTTTAACAAATGAAGAGAAAGCATACATAGATAAGTACCATAGTGGTTCATACGACAGGGCAATGAAATATGGATCATCAGAAAGTAAAAATTTTTGGTATATATGCCCTAGATATTGGGACTTAAAACGGAATGTAAGTTTAACAACTGAGCAAGTGGAAAAAATAAAACAAAAAGAAGGTGATGTAATAATTCCACCTGGTTCCAAAAAAGTTCCAGCAGGAAAATATATTTTTGAATTTACTAGTAGTAAATATCATATAGACGAACATGGAAGATATAAAAATCATTCACCTGGATTTGCTGAAAGCAAAAAAAATGCAGGAGGAAAATATTGCATTCCTTGTTGTTTTAGTGGAGAAAATTTCTTTTTACCTAAGCAAAATACAGAACGTCAAGCATGCGGTTGCCCTAGTATAACTGTACACAATCAAAATAATCCAAATTCTAGAAACTTCAAATGCAAAGGAAGATCACATGCATTTAAAGCGCCGGAATTGCCTAGAAAACGTGGAGAAAAGATGCTTCCAGTAGAAAAATCAGAAGATGTAGAACAAGAACAACAAGAAGATCAAGAGGAAGACGTAAGCCCTATACAGGATATTTCTCCAATGAGAGCTATTACAGACGATGAAGAAGCTGCAACAGAAATAGTGAAAAAAACTAGTAAACAACCACATATTTTAAAATCAACCGATTTAACAAAGAAAGATTTACTAGCAAAAAAAACGGAAAAAGGGCAAAACTTTGATGTTATAGAGGAAAGTGACAGCGAATCACAACAAGAACGCGAAAGTACTACACCTTTATCTGAATCTCAAAAAGAAACTATTGCAGAAATTCAAAATGTTTCATCAAAAAAAATATTCAAAAAAGAATTTATTATTCTGGGTCCCGAAAGAAACACAGAATTAATAGATGGAGCAATGGGTTATTTATTGCCACCCTTACAATCATTTTTTCTTCAGAGTATGAAATCATGTATAATCAGCGACAGAAATACATCGCTTAAACCAGGAGTATCATGTTTACTTCAAAAAGGTGTACAACCTGGCGAAATAAAACACATCGACACTATCCAAGAAGAAAATAGAAAGGGATTTAAAATTATAAAAGAAAAAATAGTATATTATAATCAAAATCAAAGCTTTATGGGTGCTATAGCTGATATATATTCTAAATATAATGAGTCTATTACAGGAAAATATGAAAAGACAACAATTGCACAAATGAAACAAAAAATATTAAGCGCAATTGATATTGACTCATTTATGACATACCAGAATGGTACACTTATAAATACTTTCAGCATTGATTATGACAATCAAGATATTTTTGGTGTGGATGAAGGAGATGAAGATTTTGATATTAAAAGTCAAAATGAAAGCGATAGTGATAGTGAAATAATAAGCAGAAAACCTCGTAATATATCAGATGATGCGCAGTCATCATCTGAATCAGTAGAATCAAGTGTAGGCGGAGAAGGAAGTAGCGACGAAGAAGGAAGTGACACGGGTTCAGAATCCGAATCAGATATAGACATTCTTGCACATCTAAAACCAGTAGAAAAGAAAAGTGAAGAAGACCAAAGCGAGGAAGGCGTAGATGTAGAGTCTTTTGAAATAAACGAGGATACAGATACGGATGCACAAACCGGCGATGAAAGTAATTCAGTAAAAGAACCCGAAGCAACACCTCCATCGCCAACAGGCCAAGAACAAAATGTCGAGTATAAAAATGATGATATACCGTCTTTACCATCTTTACCATCTCTGTCAGATCAGGAAGGATTGCCTCCGCCACCACCACCACCACCCGTACCTGCAGTCCTTCAACAAGAAACAAAACCGAAAACAAAAAATTTTGTAGAAAATATTATGGAAAATATTAGCCCATGGTCATCTTCGGCTACTTCAAAATCTACACCTAAAAGCACAAAATCAGAAGACAAATTACGTATGGAAAGTAAATTAAAAGAAGCAAAAGGAAGTTGCATTGTTGATGATGAAGTATTCAAAATGCTTGTTAAGAAAGACAATTTTAAATACAAAAACTCCGCAATATTCAAATCAATCAAAAAAATGTCAGACTCTGATCCTCAATTTGCATTCTTTAAAAAAGTTGTATGCTCATATGAAAATTTTGAAAGATATATAAGTAGTAAAACTGCATACATAGGATACGAATATTTATGGGATATTGTCAGTACACCTAATCCTAATTTATTCAAAGATGGAATTAATCTTATTATTTTACAAATTGCAAATAGAGATATAACAAATAATATAGAAATTGTATGTCCTACAAATCACTACTCAGAGGGATTTTTTGACAGTAATAAAAAAACGGCAATATTAATCAAAAGAAATATTAAAAATAAAACATTTTTTGAACCCATATATGAAATACGTGAAATAAAACCAAGATTTTTCAACTGTTTGTTTAATATTAAAAGTTCGGCAACTAGAAAATATAAAAGCACAAGCGGAGCATTAATTGAAGAACCAGCTCTTCCGCAAGTTCTTAAAAAAGCAATTCATACTATAAAATCTGCATATGATACACAATGTAAACCATATAACAGCATTCCAAGAGAAGGTACACCAAATGCGTCAAAGAAATTTACAAAATTGTATGAATTTTCCCGTAATATTCAACTATATGAGTTAAAGCAGCGCCTTGAAAAGGGTGGTTTTGAAATATTAAATCAAATTCTTAACTTTGACGGAAGAGTAATTGGCGTCTTTATACAAAAAGAAGACGAAGAAAATGACAAAAATTATTCAGGTACTGTTATGTGCGAACCATCTTCTATAGATAAAACTATTCCTGAAATAAACTATATTGACGATGAAACCATGTGGCGACCATATGAAGAAACTATTATTTTTCTTGACTATGTATACAATAAAATTAAAATACCATGCAGACCTAGATTTAAAGTTATAGATGATGGCAAAATTGTTGGTGTGATAACAGAAACTGATCAATTTATATCTGTAACGATAGACGATAACGAAAGTAAACGCACCGATGGTATTTTTAACATACCTGTATTAAACTCAGGTGATTACAACATAGCCGATGAAGAAATAAATCTCAGATTAAAACAAGACCCTATAAGAGAAAAATATGTAAAATATGTATACCTAGAAAATAATTTCTATAATGTTTTTAGAAATATTGTTCGAATATTAATAAATAAACACGAAAATATAAAAATAAAAGAAACATTACTAACAATTATTAGGCATCCGCCGGTAAGTTCTGCAAGTTCCGATTTATACGCAAATTATATCGAAAAATTAACAGCAATTCAATTAGAAATATTAACACTTATATCAAAATATGTTACATTTAGCGATACTCATTATACGGATGAAATATTAGAAAGCATAACAGATATTACTACAAGTTGTTTAACAAATATGAATCCAAATGCATGCGAAGATACAAAATATTGTTTAAAAGAAACAGATCAAGAAGGAAAATGCAAGTTAGTTATACCGAAACAAAATCTTATTAATCCCGATAAAGATAATAATAAAATGTACGTTGCTCGCGTTGCCGACGAACTTTTAAGATATAATAGAATTCGAACATTTATGTTTGATCGCAAAATATTTCCATATATAAATGTAAAGTACAACTTACGACAAGACGAGATTATATTATCACAAACAATGCTTAATGATGGTTATTTTGATAACCTAGAACCAATTACAGAAAATAAATATGCACATTTTAATACTTATGATACAACTGAACCACTTCTATCAGAAATATACGAAAGCATATTTGATGCATCCGTAGAACAGCACGTAGAATGCACTCGTGAAATTATACAAATTACGCGAAACTATAGAGAATACTTTTTACTAGCACCATCAAATATAAAATTATTAAAGTTTAAAGCAAATGCTCCAGTATGTACATTTGAAATAATATTATTTATTTTAAAAAAAGAAGCAATAAGAACTAATAATAAGAAACTTGAAGTAGTAACAATAAATAAAATAAAAATTGTACTTGTAGAATTTTATACTAAGTGTATCGATGAATCGACAAATGAAGATATAAAAGATAAATTTGCAAAAATATTAAAATATTACGGCATGGATTCAATATCTAACGAATATAAAATAAAATGTAGTTCGGGGGATGACGAAGAATTTTTAGAAGCAATGCCTTTTCTTGAAAACTATCATCTAACACGTCTTGATATATGGATTATAGCTAATTATTATCAACTTCCAATTATTTTATTATATTATCCCAATAAAACATTAATTGAAACAAATTACAGTTATTCAATGCTTACAACATTTTATAATGAACCGCAATCAGAAAAAAAGTCAGCAAAACTTAGTGTAGCTTTAGATACTTCATCCGACGAAGAATCAGACAGTAAAAATTTACAAAGTTATTATTTTATCATTGTTCCTGCAATCAACCAAAATGTTGCACCATCATATAGTCTTGTTAGAAAAGGTATGGATGAGTATTGTTTACCTTTATCGGATTTAAAGACAAAAATACAAGAAAGTGTAATTCAAGAGCAATCAAAAGAATATAGTTCGTTTGAAGATCAATTTAGCGAACGACGCGACTTATTCGCAGAAGAAGAACTAGGTATGAGTGCAGAAATATCAATCGGATATGTTGCGCATATATTAAAATTTATTCGCAGTTTTAAACCTCCTAGTACAAAGAGAATGAAAAGCGACGAAACTTCTTCTATGGGCACTGGCGCTTCTTTTGACTCGCAACCACTATTTGATATAGATGCAGAAGAAGAAGAAGAAAATTTAGAACAAAGTGACATAGCACAACCTAAAACAGGAAGAGTAAGAGCTAAAAGTACTATTAGTTTAGTAACAGGATCAAGGCCTCCTTCACAAGGGGCAAAATTAACAATAAAAGAAAAACAAGCTTTAAAGAAAGCGCAACAATCAACAACAGCGGCAGCAAAACAATCTTTACCTAACATTTTAGAATCAGAAGAATTAGTTATTCCACCGGTTTCAGCTTCTACTGCAGTTAAACCGTCGTTATCATTAAAACAAAAACAAGCATTAAAGAAAGCTCAACAAGCACAAGCAGTAGCCGCAGCTGCATTAAGTACAAATCCCCCTAGTTTACAATTCGAACAACAAGAAGAACAAGAAGAACCATAGGTATAATAAGTTTTTGTAATATTATTGAGAAACATTCAAAAAAAATATAATATTGAAAAAAATATTATATTTACAATAATTTACTGTAATTTAGTATATTTTACTTATAAAATACCTATCAAATTAGAAACCAATATTGTAGTTCAATTTCACACTTCCGAGATTCTCCTTCTTTATATTGGACACTGCAACATTCATTGACAGATTACTAATAGAACATACATCATCCGGATTCTCCATATCAAATGCTTTATCAATTTCATCGTTTGCATTTGTAGATGTATATTCTGAAGCGTTTCCGAATTTCAATAACTTATTCATATCAAGAAGTACCTGAAAACTACTAGTACCATAGTGACCTTCTTGTCCACACATTACATTTGAAGATACACCACGCATCTCATCCAACTCGGCATGTCTTGCTGCCTTCAAGAACATTTCCGGCGTCTCCTCAAATGATGCCTTCGCGATAGGTCCTATATCATCGTTGTTAATTCCATGTCTAAATATTGAAACCATATTTGCACTCGCGGTCATTCTATCAGCCAACGTAATCAAGTGATGATAATTAATATACGTATTATCAAATTCAAGAACCTCAGACAACTCATTGAAAATTGCAACGCGTGCAGCCTCAATACCTAGTACATTATAAATCTCCTGAATATCATTACTAATAGTTCTAGTAACATCAATATAATCCAACGAAAGTGCAGTAATCAAATTTGTACCTGTAGTATCCAAAACCCACGTCTCTTTCTTCATATAAGAACCGTCTACTTTTATAAGCGAATCAGTAATTTTTCGAAGCAACACATTTGACAATCCTTTGACCCCGCGAAGAACAACATTATTTAACATATTATCCTGGAAATTTTTCAATATATAAATTTGGTCTGACTGGTCAAGCGAAGCGGGATTATTATTTTTCTTCTTTGAATTTGTAATTATATTATTTAATCTCAGACGAAACACAAGATTGTCCGAATTATAGTCCGCATACATGCAGGTAACTTCACTGTCATATATATTTTTCAATGCAAAGTGCACATCATCCATTGTTATCTTCCTATCAAGCATGGCCTCACGATCCATCGTCATGCGAATAATCCATTTTGACTTTTCATTTGCAGGAGCCGCCGTTTCTGAAACTGTTGCACTTGAACTCAACTCTTCTTTAGAGGGAGCAGATGATGTACCTGCTGCACCTTCAGACGCAAGACCACTTTGTACACCTCCGCTAACACTAGTGGAGCCCATACATTCACCTATCATATTTTCAAATTCAAAATACTGCGACATTACCGCCTTGTCTTGTTCAATAAGAGTATTCATATCATCGGGATCAAAACATATTTCAATGCTCTCAACAATTTCTTTCAAAATAGTAATTTCAATGCTAGGAATTCTATCACGAACCGAATCTTTATCCGTTTCTTCATCTTTATTCAAATAAATCGTGAGTGATGGATTTTTCGGATTCTCGGACAATGACAATATTTCCTCAATACGCGGCACACCACGAGTAACATTCGACTTCGATGCAACACCAGCACTATGAAACGTGTTTAGAGTGAGCTGTGTAGTCGGTTCACCAATACTCTGTGCAGCGATCATTCCAACCATCTCACCGGGCGCAACAATTGCCCGTTTATACATAAGTGTAATTGTTTCTAATAATACAGTAAGAGCTTTCTTATTAAATCTTTTGATCACCAACAGTTCTTTAGGGGACAAATAGAAGTAATACATAGTTTTAAATAATTCAGTTGGTGGGGCATAATGCAATCCTTCTAAATTTTTATAATTATCTTCGATCATGTCATATACATCCATGGGTCCAATATCTACCATAGAATTCTTTGTAATATGTTGCATACCCTGAACGTTATTGATGATGTGTGTAAAACATACAGGCAAGTGAATATTCTTATTATCGCGCATCTTAAATACATTCTTAATAATTTCATCTCTTTTCTGTATCATCATATCGATGTAGTATTTTGTCTTGGATTCCAGATTTTTACTATATTTTTTCATACGTGAAACAGCAGATTTTGTAAACACAGTCATCAAAATTCCATCTTTGTCATCGTTTGTTGATACATAATAATGTGCATATATTTCATCCAATGACATTGAAACCAGAGGCAAAGATTGATTTTCTACTTTGACGGTATCAACTCCATCATCTCCATATGCGAACTGTACAATACGTTCTTTGTTATTTCTTACAGTCATATCATATCCGACTTTCAAATCTTCTAGACCCTTGATCAAACGGCGCTGGATATACCCTGTGGTGGACGTTTTGACCGCGGTATCAATGAGACCAATACGACCAGCCATAGCATGAAAGAACAACTCTTCGGGTCGCAATCCACTAATAAACGAACTCTCTACAAATCCACGTGCATCCGGCGAGTCATCATATTTAGTAAAATGCGGCAGCGTCCTGCTGTCAAATCCATACGGAATACGCTTCCCATCAATTGCTTGTTGTCCTAAACAGGATGTCATTTGCGAAATATTGATGTCTGTACCTTTAGAACCAGCAGTTACCATTGTAACGAATCTATTATCTTTGCTCAATGACTCGAGACCTATTTTACCAGCATCATTAATAGCCTTATTTAAAATATTTGACACTTGATTTTCAAACTCAATATCATTTGTTTTGCCGGTTTTGTTCTCGAATACTCCAATATGTAACTGATCAATTAGCGCTTTGACATCAGTCTTTTTCGTCGTAATTACTTCCGCAATTTTATCATTCGTTGCAGCATTTGCAATCAAGTCACTAATTCCAACGCTATAAGCACTAACCTTCATGTATTCGGTAATAATATTCTGTAAATCGTCAATAAATTTTGCAGATGTCATATTATTAAAGTCATTACATGTCCTATGAATAAGACCATTTGTACCAGATCCCAGCACTGCTTTATCCAGTTGGCCTCGCAAATATCGACCATCGCGAATTTCAAGAACATTATTTGACGTATTGTAATCCTCTCCTTCCCCAAATGACTTTTTCTTGTACTTTATTGTAATTGGAGGCATAATCTGTGATAAAATTTGAAAGTTTGTAACTGTACCATCAATATTACTAAACATACTCTCATTCACAGTCTGCAATGCCATCAATAAATTCATCGCAGCACGATTATCAAATTTAACCCCCACTCGCGTAAACTGATAAGAACCCAGCAGTGAATCCTGGAAAATTCCAATAATCGATTGGTTATTTGCTGGGCTAATAATTTGATACGGAACCGCCGCCAAGTTTTTCAATTCTGCCTCCGATTCTTCATCTTGAGGCATGTGCAAGTTCATTTCATCGCCATCAAAATCAGCATTATAGGGTTTTGTATCACCAACATTCATTCTAAATGTATCACCCTGAAACATGATTTTCGCAATATGACACATCATACTCATTCTATGAAGTGTGGGTTGACGATTAAATAATACACCATCTCCATCCATAATATGACGATGAACAATATCACCTTTCTCAATATGAATATTCTCTCGATCCGCATAACGCAATGAAATATTCTCGCCATTTTTCTTTTCCAAAATTTTTGCACCAGGATACTCATCGGGACCATTGCGAACCAACTTTAATAAGAAGTTCTTATTCAAATCATTAACTGTAATCGGTTTTGTAATATTTTTTGCAATCTTAAGAGGAATACCAAGTTCGCGAATAGACAGATTTGGGTCGGGAGTAATAACTGAACGTGCCGAAAAGTCAACACGCTTACCCATTAGATTCCCTCTTACGCGACCACCCTTGCCATTAAGACGATCCATGATTGACTTAAGTGGTCGACCAGAACGTTGTGCAACTTGACCAACGCCAGGAATATTATTATTAATTTGCGTAGCAACATAGTACTGTAACACATCATGCCAACCATCAATTACTTTTTGAGCTGCTTTTTCATTTATTTTCTCCTGTAATGTTTTATTCATTTTAACAATATTTACTAGAATATGACTGATATCATCTTCGCTTCTTTGTTGACCATCCATTTTGATTGAGGGGCGAACGGCAGGAGGTGGTACTGCCAAAACTTGACAAATCATCCAATCGGGTCTTGAAAATTGTGGACTGAAACCCATAAAGGATACATCTTCGTCTGAAATACGACGGAAAATCTTTAATACTACTTCAGGAATTAAATGCATGGTAAGATTTTTCTTGGCACTGCCCTCTTCGCCCGTATCCGATTCAGTGCTTTCCCATTCCGCAATAAGCGTTGCAAGATCTTGCTTTTTTATGCGTTTGGGCTGTAAACAACCACATCCATCATGTGTATCTTCACCACAACGCTTAATTTTACTACAATATTGGAATACATTGCTCCAGCGTTGATCGGGTTTCATTTTCATAAATCTACTATTTGTTTCTTTGTTTATAAGTAGTTTACTACACTTTATACAAACACAACTAAGAATTTTTCGAACAGTAGTAAGATATTGAATATAAAATACAGGCCTGGCTAATTCAATATGCCCAAAGTATCCAGGCGTCTGCATATAATCTAAACCATCTGTTGGGCAAATAAGACCGGGTTCGAGAACACCCATTCTTGCATCAAATGGTCCACCCACAACCGGTCTATTATTGTCATATGTATTTCGATCCGTAATATGTGCAACCGACGATTTTCGTATCTCTTCAGGAGACATGATACTAAACTGGATTCCTATAATTTGAGATACATTTTGAACGGCTAATTTTGATTGACCTTTTTGTGCAAACATTTCCTTCTTATATTAATAGAATAATATTTAGATTGTTTATCAATTTTCTTAATTAAAAAAATACTAATATTTAAATAAAAATACGTATATGCTGTATAAGTTCACTATTGTATCTTAGTTGAAATATAAAATATTATATGTTATCGTGTAGAATATTATAAAATTTACCAAAAGTATCACGAATGTCGTGTTAATATTATTATTATTTTTTCCTAGATTATTTAATAACTTTAAATTGAATGATATAAAAAGATTTATATTATATATATATCAATCATTGCGCGTACTTACCGTAAAAAATGCCCATTACCGGAAATATGAAGAAAATGCCTAAAACTCAAGATACAAAGAAGAGTGAGGATAAAAAGAAATATAAAAAAGGAAAAGATTCTGATTCAGATGAAGAGAATAATCAAAATGAAACTGACAGTGTATGTTCTAAATCAAAAAGTGATTGTGAACATGACAATGATGAGAATTTTGATATGAATGAATATAGGAAAATGTTGGCAGAAATGTTTCCTTCTAAGTATATGAATGATCGCATTTCGGAACTTGACAAAAATAAAACAACCAAAAGTTGTCACAATAAACAGGAAAATAAAAAAGTTACAAGAAGTTCAGCAAAAAAAGCAAGCGAAGAAAATAAAGTTGTTGAATCTAAAAAAAGTAAAAACAAAGTAAAAAATACAAAATCTAATGAAAAAGAAAAGAAAAGAAATAGCAATAATCCACCTTCATCTGACGACGAATCTCATAAAGGTAAATCATCTGATACATCAAGTACTAGTACAAATTGTTCTGACGATGATGAATATGATAGCCAAGATGATGCGGCATTTGGAGAGTTTGCAAAGGATCAACTTAAAAATGGTAAGTTTAATATTGTAATAAATTTATTGAATGATAAAAAGAATGGACGCGATGACTATTCCGATGATGATTCCGGTGATGAATGGGTTACCGATGAAGATGATGACGATGATGACTACGATTCCGAATATGATGAGGATGACGATGATACAGACTCTGATCCTGATTATAATCCCGAAGAAGACGAAGATGATGGTTGTGATGAAGAAGACGAACCATATGAGTATGGCAAGTATGATGATGACGATGATGACCGAAAATCTAAAAAAAGAATGTCAAAAAATAAATATGATGATAGAAATGATGATAGGCGGAAAAAGAACCGCGGAAAGTACACTAAAAATAAGAATGGATCGCGTAGTAGTAATAGTAGCAATAATACTGAAAGTGGTGGGAATAGTTCAATGGAGTCTCTTGAAACAATTCAAACAATTAAATCTCAGATGGAAGAAATTTTGAAAGTTAATAAGAACGATAGTATTGCGCGTCAAATGTTAAATAATATGATAAAAAAAGAAAAGGAATATAAAGATCGCGAGGAGAAAAAGTTGAGAAATCAGCAAAGGCAGCACGTGAAGCAATTTAAGAAAATGTTACGCAAGAAAAATTCTACAAACGATTTGAAATACTTTAAGGATCATTTATCGACGGATGAGCAAACGGCGGTTTTGAAAGAACTAGAGCATTTGAATAAGCTAACGATTACTGACAAACCATACCGTCTTGCACTTTTGCAATCAGATATTCCACAGGTGTTTAAAGCGATTGCTCTTAAAAAGATCACAAATTTACGATACATGGAACCAGGTGCGGGAGAATATTACAAGATTAAAAATTGGGTCGATACATTTATGCAGATCCCGTTTGGAAGATATTGTAATCTTCCTCTTACGATTACAGATGGAATTGAAAAGTGTCACGACTTTATGGAAAATGCCAAATCAACACTAGATAATGCAGTTTATGGTCTCAATGATGCAAAAATGCAAATTATGCAAATGTTGGGACAGTGGATTGCAAATCCCTCTGCTATGGGTACCGCAATTGCTATAAACGGTCCGATGGGTACAGGTAAAACTTCACTTGTGAAAGAGGGAATCAGTAAGATTTTGAATCGTGAATTTGCATTTGTACCGTTAGGGGGTGCAACGGATAGTAGTTACTTGGAGGGACATTCGTATACATATGAAGGTAGTACGTGGGGTAAAGTTGTGGACATTTTGATACGCTCGAAGTCAATGAATCCAGTGATTTACTTTGATGAGTTGGACAAAATCAGCGAAACGCCTAAAGGCGAGGAAATTATTGGTATTCTGACACATCTCACCGACACGTCGCAAAATTCGCAATTTCATGACAAATATTTTGCGGAGATTGATTTTGATCTTAGCAAGTGTCTATTCATATTTAGCTATAACGACCCCTTGAAAGTCAATCCAATTTTACTAGATCGTATGTATAAGATTAAGACTATGGGTTATCCAATGAAAGACAAGATTGTAATTGCAAAACAATATTTGATTCCAAGAATTCGTTATGAAGTCAACTTCAAGGAAGGAGATATTATTATTCCTGACGCAACTCTTAACTACATAATCGAAAACTATACAGAAAAAGAGGATGGTGTTCGTAATTTGAAGCGTTGTATTGAAATTGTATATAAAAAATTAAACTTGTATCGTCTTGTCAAACCAGGAACAACGCTATTTGACAAAGAAAGTACACTTGTTGTCGAATTCCCATTTACGGTCACGTGCGACATCATCAACAATCTCATCAAAAAAGACGATTCGGGTCTAGGCAAGGCAGCAATCAATATGTACTTGTAAATTATATGGTTATTGTAATAATTGTATGAATATATGAATATATGAATAAATATTGGTAGTCTATGTTATATTATATTTTTTTTACAAATATAACATAGTACAATTATGATAAAAATATAAACGAATTATTATTTAAAATTCGTTGTAGTATGAAGTTTTAGTATTAGGTACAGTATGATTTCCTCCACGCGTGGTCAAATAGTTAAACTGTGGTTTAGACAAACAAGCACATCCGGTGCTATTGGAATATGTAGCAGGGCAGCATGAAGGGTCGAATTTAGTATCTTTAAAGAAGTATAATTCTCCTTCAGGCAATGGAATAGTGGGACCACTGTTGTATTGATAACTATCAAGTTTATTTTCATTTCCCATACCTTTGGCATACCTTGCCGCATCTTTGACCCATCTACTTAAGTTCCAATCATCGCTAGATGATGTCTGAAGAGAGGCAAATCCTATTGGTTGTCTTACTTCAAAATTTTCTTTAGCAGATGCATCAGCTTTGACATCCGCTTTGACATCCGCTGGCTTTAATTTGTCATCATGTTTTGATGCATCCACAGTTTTTGATGCATCCGCGGGTACTGGCGCAGCCGCTGATGCTGGAGTAGTGGTAGATGTATTGGTAGTACTGTGTGATGATGTATTAGTATCACTTTTTTTTTTGGTTTCCATTCCTTCAATTAATCCGTAAGATGTTGTGCATCCACTCAAAGCGATTGATCCGATAACAATGCCTATAACAACACAAGCAATAATTAATGAAGTTCTAGTTCTAAAAATATTTTTCATATTTCTTATACATAAATCATAGATAAAAATAATTATTTATTGTAATTTTATTTCCTAAATAAATAATTATTATTTTTATTTCGTGTATTTATCTATTTTAACTATTTATCTAATTTATCTATTTTTAAGTATATATCTATTTTTAAATATTTATTAATTTGTTTTTGCAATAACATTGGCAGTAAAAACAACAACTACAAGTACCATTATCATGAATGCTACATATATTATTGTAAGCGCAGCAGGTATATAAAACATAGACCAAGCTATTGGTGTAGTAATGAAGAAAAACAACAATGCTAGAAAAAGACTCCATAATGCATACAATACTACATACATAATTATTAAAATAAGAACAGCACCAATTAATAGTATGTAAAAAAATGATGAAAATATTGCATATACTGAAAAAAATATATATGTAGTTGTAGCTAAAACACCTTCACCTTTTCCAAGAAAATTTTTAACGATATTTGTAAGTTTTAATACAGACGTTACAACATTTGACTGTTTTTCTCCTGTTTGTCCTAATCCAGATCTAAATAAATCTCTTAAGTTACTAATTGCTCCCATAAAACTGCTCATTACTCCTGTTAATATTGATATACTTGCTCCAATCAATATGGATGATGCCTCGATTGGTGCAAGAACTACTTGCATAATATCTTTCATTATTATCTGCGAACAGTCTGAAAAATTCTGTATTGAAAAATCTAGTTTACTCATATTTGTCGGATTCATAATTAATCCTGCAAATGGCATATACAGCGGATTGCATTTATGTTTCGGCCAATGATTTCTAATCGCTGCTGCATTATTTTGAATATGCATATATGTGAAATACAATGCAACACATAACACTGCAAATATTGAAAAAACAAGGGATCCTCCATATCTTTCTAAATAAGTATTTTTTTGATATATTTTATTTATAGTATCAATAATCGTTGACATATATACTAAATGGATAAATTAGTATCACTATATATACATAAGTAATATTAATTTGTACTTATACATATATTTTATTACTTGTGCGGAAGTGCTTGTAATAATTTACCCGGTAATGCATTCCATGTAGATTGCATTGTATCCGATGTTCCTTGTAATATATTCATCATTGTATAGTATACACCACCTAACTTAGCAACCATATCTCTTATTTTAATGGCCATAATATTCATAAGTAATGAAATATTACCAAATACATTAAACAACGAACTAAAATTAGTAGAAAAGAATCCGCGAACATTTGAAAGCATTCCCATAGAATTTGTATGATTATCTACAGCAGAACTGATACCCGCAGCTGAAATTGCATTTGAATAATTTGTAGGAGTTAATAATGGTCCCATAAAGTCAGTCTGCATATTCTGAATACAATATGCAAAATTTTCCATTGTATCGTGTCCAAATAAATTTGCAAACGGCATTACTAATGGACTGCATCTATATAGAGCCCAATTATTTTCAATATTCTTTTTTCCTATTGCTAAAATATTAGCAACATATAGTGCAATGAATACTATTATGATAAATATTGAATTTAATAAATCTGCTGTCTTCATATTAAAATATAATAATAATATATTATTTTACATTATTATTATTTTAAATTTATGTATATTTGTATATTTATCTTGTATATTAAGATTATTTAATGTCTCTTTGTTTTTCTAAAACGTCTGCTTCTACTTTTACGACCTATGCTTTTTTTATATCTCAGTCTTCTATGTCTTGATTTATATGAACCACCAGACATTTTATCTCCGCCAGTTGTGGTACTAGAACTAAAACTATTATGGACACGATGATTATCTATTACGGGAGGCTTATTTCCAGCAACCATCTGCAAAGATGAAAGTGATTTTGCTAATTGTACATTTGTTGCGTTTGTAGTTGCTGTTGATGATGATCCACCATGTGATTGTGGTACTTCTATCATTCCTAGAGGCGCAGGTGCTCCGCCATTCTGCCAACTACATCCTCTCATTACCTTTCGTATAGTTCCATTTTTATTTTTACGCCTATAACTATACTTGCGTCGTTTTATACCTTTTGTATTTTTTGTTTTATTATTACTCATTACTTCTATACGTTCTTTATATATAATCTGTGTAAAAATATTTGAATTATTTTTTAAATAATAAAATATTAATAAAATATTAATATTATTCGTTATTATTTAAAAACTATTTAAATTATATATATTATAATATAAGTTATATATATCTTACCAATGAATCCTCAAGAACGTCTACAATTAGATAAATTAATCCGCGCAAATGATGTAGCTGATAATACTCAAAATATACGCGAGTTAAAGCATAGTCAACCTCTCAAAGATGATATTCTAACGCTTCTTAAAATTAAGAGAGATTATCAAAGATTGGCTAAAAGCAACCCTATTCAATTTGATTCAATCTGTGTATCCAGATGTTCATTTTTATTTAATAACTATACTGATATTTTTAACAAGGTCAAAAAAGATGAAATTGATTTAAATATTCTTTTTCAATTGCTCCATATTCTTAAAATGATTGAAGATGGCAAATTAGATCAACATACCGGTTCTTATGAAGTGGGTAAATTATTAAAAAGTATATACATTGATAGTGCTGTCAAAAAAGCAGATAATATTAATAAAGCACGAGAAGGAAACACGCATAAAGAAAAACATTCTGCTACTGCTCCTATAAAAAAAATATCATGGGCAGAGTTTAAAAAGAAAAATACAGTAGCTTCTACTCAAGATACTAAATAAATTACAATTTAGAACTACTATTTAATGTATTTCTAAAATTGAAGTAATATTTTTTTATATTATTTATATAAAACACATAAACAATACGCTTTTATATAAACAACAGTCATCAATGTCTTCAACCTTAACTACGCATAAACGTTCTCATACTCAACAATCAGGCAATATTTTAGTATTAGTAGAGTCACCCGCTAAATGTGCTAAAATAGAATCATATCTCGGTCAAGGATATAAATGTATTGCTACATTTGGACACTTTCGTGAGCTAGACGGACTTAAATCTGTCGACATTAAAAATAACTTTCAACTTAATTTCATATCTATGTCTGAAAAAATAAAACAGATTTCTCGTATTAAAATGGAAATAGAAGCTTGTACAGGGGGTGTTATTATTGCTACAGACGATGATCGGGAAGGAGAAGCAATTGGGTGGCATATTTGTGACATGTTTAAGTTGCCTATAGCAACAACAAAACGTATTGTATTTCACGAAATAACAAAAACAGCAATTGATCGTGCAATAAATTCACCCGGAACATTGAATATGAATCTAGTAAATGCACAATTTGCTCGTCAAACATTAGATCTTTTGGTGGGTTATAATATATCTCCTCAATTATGGACACATATTGCATCAAGCGTCAAAAATAGCCTTTCGGCTGGTAGATGTCAAACACCTGCACTTCGATTAGTATATGAAAATCAAAAAGAAATTGATGCATCCCCAGGCAAAATGGTGTTTAATATTGTTGGATACTTTACAAAACTAAATTTACAGTTTGCACTTACTCGTCAGTACGAACTCCAAAAAGATGTAGAAGAATTTTTAGAAGAAACTGCAAACTATCAACATGAATTTGATCTATTGCCGCCAAAAAAATCAACAAAATCGCCCCCTACTCCATTTACTACAAGTTTATTACAGCAAAAGGCTAGTAGTGAATTGCATTATTCTCCATCTGAAACAATGGCAATTTGTCAAAAATTATATGAAAGTTCTCTTATTACGTATATGCGAACAGACTCTAAAACGTATAGTGAAGAATTTATAGAAAAGGCAAAACAATATATTAGTGACAAATGGAGTGACAAATATATTCATTCAAATATTAAAACACTATGTTTAGGATTTGTATCCAATGATACCACACAAGGTGCAAAGAAATCGCGTGAAAAAAAATCCACAAAAGATTCACAAAATCCAGGCGTTAAGGCACAAGAAGCACACGAGGCTATACGGCCTACAAAAATAGAAGTCATGAATATTCCGGATACATTCACCGCTCGTGAACAAAGACTATATAAAATGATATGGACAAATACAATTGAAAGTTGTATGCAACACGCTACATGTACATCTGTAACAGCTATAATAACAGCTCCCAATAAAAATGAATATAGATATACTGCCGAATTAATAGAATTTCCTGGGTGGAAGATTGTTGATGGATATGAAAAAGAAAACCCGCACTATCAATATCTTCAAAATATTAAAAAAAAGAGTATTATTCCATATAATAAAGTTAAAGCTACATCTACTATGGTCGATTTAAAGTCACACTATACCGAAGCAGGACTCATCAAGTTACTCGAAGAAAAGGGTATTGGTCGACCATCTACATTCTCATCATTGATTGATAAAATACAACGACGTGGTTATGTAACAAAAGATGACATCAAAGGTAGAAAATTAAAGTGTACTGATTTCGAACTTCTTCAAGATGAATTACAAGAAGTACATACAGAGCGAGAATTTGGAGGCGAAAAAGGTAAGATGGTTATACAACCATTAGGTATAATTGTTATAGAATTTTTAGTAACCCACTTTAATTCTTTATTTGAATTTGATTTTACACGAAAAATGGAGGATGATTTAGATAAAGTAGCAAAAGGTGAACTCAAATATACAGATATATGTGATGATTGTTTAAAACATGTTAATGATTTAACAAGAGTTCTAAAAGATAAAAATATTCAAAAAGATAGCGTAAAAATAGACGAAAATCACACATATATTGTAGGAAGTAAAGGACCCGTTATTAAGTGTATAACTGTAGCCGAAGATGGTAAAAAAAATACGGAGTTCAAAAGTATTAAAAAAAATGTAGATATTGCAAAATTAAAACGCGGAGAATATGAGTTAAGTGATATTATTGATGAGCGCGGAAGCATAGAAACGGGGGGAATTCATTTAGGTATTTATGAAGATCAAGAAATTATTTTAAAAAAAGGAAAATATGGTTTATATTTTACATGGAATGGACGCAATAAGTCATTATCAGGAATATTTCCAAAAAGTAAAAGTCCAAATAGTATAACATATACAGATATTGTCAATATTATCGAATCATCACTTAGACAAGCAACAGATAATGATAATAGCACAGAAGAATGTACATCCACAACTGTATTAGAAGTAAAAGGTATGGTGAGAAAAATATCAGATTCTATAAGTATTCGTAATGGAAAATATGGAGACTATATATTTTATAAGACATCTGAAATGAAAAATCCGACATTTTTAAAACTTAAGGGATTTACTGGAAACTATAAAACATGTTCTTTAGATAGTATTCTTGAATGGATAAAAGATACATATAAAATTTATTAACAGTAACTTATATAATATTATAATTTATGATAATATATCATAATATTTGATAATATTTTTATAGATTTATATATATAATATTAATATGAGTGGTATTTTTAAACTATTTGGTCTAGAAAGTCGCGTAGATGAGACAACAAAAAGAAGACTTGAAGATGAACTTAAAGGTTTATATGAAGAACAAAATAATCAAGTTAAAAGTCTTAGTGATTTATCAAAAAAAATAGATGAAGTAAAAGAAAAAATTAATAATTTACCAAAAGTCGAAACTAAGGATGAAAGTAAAAGTGAAACTACCGAACCTCCTTCACCTCCAGAAGCACCCAAGGAAGAAACAGCTGAAACAAAAGAAGGTGAAAATAATTTTTTAGGATTTAGTCTTAAAAATCCTTTTGCAGACAAAGAGCCTGGAAAGCGCGAAGAATCAAATGAGACAACGCCCGTAGAAGAACCTCCTGTTCAACCTCCCGTTCAACCTCAAGGTTTTGCTCCTGCTCCTCCTCTTCCCGCTCAACCCCTGGTACAACCCCAAGGTTTTGTTCAACAACAGGGTTTACAATCTCCTCCTGCTAATAACCCTAATCAAATGGCAGTCCAACCGGCTGTTGCTAGTTTTAGTGATAATAATAATCGAGAATTTGACGAGGGCTCCGAACTCGGAGGAGGCAAAAAAAGTAAAAACAAAAAACAAAAAAAAACAAAATCAAAAACACAAAGCGGAGGAAAAAAAAGACGTACTAGGAGAAACAGGAAACGTCAAGAAGTAACTTCTTATTCTTCAATTGCATCAGTAGAAGACGTTTAAATTATACACCATTATGCGATATCATCCTACATATAATATCATCCCACATATGATATTATAAATATAACACACACATATAAATACTATTTAATATTAAAATATAACGACCATAGTAATAATAGCAGATCTAAATAAAAATACTAGACATATTCATGGAATTTACTTACAATGAAAGTCGAAAATGCAAACGGGGTATACTTTTTACAAAAATAATATTTTTATTGTTTCATTTTTTTTCTGTCTGTTATGATTATAATAATATTAAAAAGGATAAGTATTTTACATATTATTTATTAACTCTATTATCAATATTTATGTCCATATGTAATACCATACGGTACGAGTATGCCTATTATAAAATTTCGGGATATATATTTACATCTCCCGAAGAATTTATACAGTGGAAAAATAAAAATCAATTAAAAAATATTTTGTGTTTATTACTATTTTTTGAACAAGGCACGCATGTATGGTTTGTTATCGAAACAATTACTTCATTTAGAATTGTTACAGAACATTTATTTTATTGTGTTTCAATTTTAATTATTTATGCTTATACGCTTATAACGATTATATTAGCGTTAGGTGTTTTTATATTTTGTTGTATATTTAATTTTTCAATGATAGAAATTTATTTATTACATGAGCGTCATGATAGGAATATGAATATAAGTGACAGTCAAGTACTTAATAACGTAGACAATACAAATAATACAAATAATATAAATGTATTAAATACTGTTATTTATATCGATAATACAAAAGAATGTTGTATTTGCTTAGATAAAAATAATAATGAATGGATTCGTACACAATGCAATCATGAATTTCATAAAACTTGTATTAATAATTGGTATAATACAGTGAATACGTGTCCTGTTTGTAGAAGTAATTTATAATGTTTATAATTCTATTTTTACATCCTATATTGCGCAGGAATACGCAATCGTAAGTCACGCGCCATTTCATCCCGATAACAATCAAATTGTAGTGTAAAGTTAAAATCACAATTACTAAAATCTACTAATCTCCCATCGTGATATCTTAACCTAATTTTTACCTTTGATATACGCTCCAGAGGTGGAAAGAACTGTGACATATTTTGTAACATACTATTTCTAGAATCAAAATATTGACAAACAGGTATTCCCAAAATAGGTATTTTTGCAAATGCAGAATCTACGCGTCCTCCATAATTATTATTAATTGACGCATTTGTTCTTCGTGGATAAGGCATTAGTTCATCCATATCGTTATATTTAAATAAATCCATATAAAAAACTGTTTCTCCAAATATATTTATAACATTTGGTGCAGTCCAATAATAGCCTCCTGCAGGCAACCAATTATAATCAGGATCTGTACTTTTTTTATATTCATAATTTAACGGAGTTAATGTCTGAGTAGATGTATAAATATCTTTGTTAAATCCAACATAATATGGAAGTCCCCATTTTGTATTCATACAAGTCGACAATTCATTTGGTGGTAGTACTCTACAATTATCATATAAATTCCCACTTGAATCATAATAATTTTCTCTTTTATCAAAATTTAATACAAATGAATCAGTTTTATTCCCAATCCATATCTTTTGATTTACTTCATGATATATTACTACAAATTGATTATATGATATAGAGACAGCTTGATTCATTTTATTTGTCAATTCATTTGCAAGTTGATTAGGTGCATAAAATCCTTCATCTATTGTAATTGTATACATTCCAGTACTCGAACCTGATGTTAAAGTAAATGTAAGTTTAGTATTTTGATTCGAATTTGTAAAAACGTTATTTACAGATGGGAAATTTGATTCTATTAGTCTTATAGACTGAACATTCAACAACTGTTGAGGCAATGTTATTTCAAAAATAGATGGATGAGGCCACGAACAAACATCCCTATCTTCAGAGTGTATTGTTACAAGTTTTCTTTCTAAAACATATGTCTGTTGGCGTTCAATTAACGGATGTTCTGTATATGCATTTCTATTTTGAAGTCCATTCATATTTATGTATATAATATATATTTTATATATTTTATTATTATTCTAGATTTATTATTATAAAAAAATAATAATATATTCTATAGTATAAACTATAAAATATAAAATGAATAGTTCATCATCTATGGTAAAATTTTCACAAATTGATAGTGTTAGTTATCGTTTTAAAACAACATATTATTTAATTAACATTTGTGTTTTGTTGGCATTTGTAGGAATTATAATTAAGATAGTATTTAGTTCTATTAAAATAAATGACGATCAAGGTCCCGCTTTCTCGACAATGGTAGGTTATATTTTTTCCACTATTGCCTTGCTTGGTTTATTAATGGGCGTTGTTTCATATTATTTTAAAGTAAAAGATTTCCCACAATGTTCAAGTATATATCCTAGTTTTTTCCAGATTATTGCTCTATTTTTAATATTTATTGCAATTATTCGCCAGTCTGTCATGTATTCCAAAATGATTAACACAAATCAAGTAGACCCCGAATATTATAAATTTTCAAGTTACTCCAGCATTTTAATTTTCTTCCAACTTGTTTTGATATTTAGTTATTTACAGGGAACTATGGGATGTATTAGTTCAAATTCTAATACTTTAAGTAAACCGTCTCTCGGTACACTTTATTTAAGTGTAACACTATTTATTCTTAATATATTAACTGTTGGTATCATGGAAGTAATATTGCGATTATTTTCAACTTGTTTTTAAAATATTTTCTTTCATTTTATATAGTACGATACGGATAGAATCTTTTATATTTTTTACATTATATAATGTCTCTAATCTGTTAGTATCTAAATAATTATTAGAACGTTCACTTTCTAATATTTTGCGTTGTTCTTCTATATCAAAATTCTCCCATGTAAAATTGGCATCTACTATTTCTTTATACATTTCAAGTATTTCATTATGACTAATAAGACCAGGATTTGTCATGTTAATTGTCCCGGTAATTTTTTTATCACACATATCAATCATATATGGTAAAAGTTCAGGAAGTACTGTCATTGAGTTATGTACTGAACATATTTTTTTATATTTTGTTATTTTTGTTATGAAATTACGAGGATGTATTTCCTCTGTTATTGGCATTCTTATACGTATATTTAAAACATTATTAAACATTTTCATCAAAGTATCCGTGTATCCTTTTACAGTTGAATAAGAAGAACCAAAAAAATTAGGAACATCGCTCTCCTTAAACCCATTTAACTCTTCTCCAAAAGGATGACTGTCGTCATAAGTAAATATACACCCTGTTCCCAAGTATGTATAGTGTATATTATGTTTATTTGCAATTAATGCAATCATCATAGGAGAAAATAAATTATCCCTCACATTTTCCCTAATTTTACCTTTTTGTTCTAAATAGTCAATTGTAGTATATTCTGTATCTCCTATTTTACCATGTGTTCTTCCAATAGTCGAAATTATATTTGTTGGTTTAACTTTTGCAATTTCTTCTTCAAGATGTACAAAATTCTCCGCTCGTTCATTTCCTATTATAACTTCATGATTTCCTTTAATTAATAAACTATAAACTTGTTCACCAATCCAGCCATTTTTACCATACAATAATACTTTCATTTTCTAGTATTATTGTATAATTATAATTATATTTATATTTATTTTTTACATTATTTATTAGATATATCATCCTTATCCGCGGCAAATAATACACTCCGCATCGGCTAATCCTTTTTCTACAAGAAATTTAGAAACCTCTGTCGGAAAATTACCCTGTAATACAATAAATTCTTTTTTCGATTCTTTATCTTTGGCAATATGTCCACCGCACGATAACATATTTTTAGCAGTCAATGTTTTAAGCAATTTATTAAGGCTATACTGTTCAGGAATATTTTCAACTTTTGTTACAGTGTTCTTTCCTTGCTGAACGCTTATAATTATTTTTTGTCCTAGAACATTTGCGTGATCCTCATCCGCAATACTCAATGATTGATTCAAAGATATAATATCAGAAAAGCCAACAGATGTAGTACTAGTATCACTTTTACTATCTGCTATTAAATTGTTTATACCGTCATCAAAATTTTCTATAATATTCCATCCAAGTTTTTTTATTTTTTCATTACTTATATAGTATCGTTTATCATTAAAGGGGCGATCATCTATATATTCAATATAATCTAAATAATTATCTGTTTTTTTTATTTTTTTAATAAGAATTTTTGCTATCTCCAACACAGAATATTCTTCTTTATCATCTGATCCAATATTGTATATTTCACCAACTTCTCCTTTTTCTAATATTGTCGTAAATGCTCTAGCAACATCCATTACATGAATAAATGCTCTTACATTTGAACCGTCACCTTGTATTGTCACTTTTTTATTCTCTTTTAATTGTTTAATAAATCGAGGTATTATTTTTTCCGGATATTGATTGGAACCATAGACATTATTTCCCCTTGTTATTATAATTGGCAAATTAAATGAATGATAATATGACTGTGCAATTAATTCTGCACCAGCTTTTGTTGCAGCATATGGATTTGTCGGACATAATATACTTTCTTCATTTTTCTTATCTTCATTATCTGATATCATCGACTCTCCGTACACTTCATCCGTTGATACATGTATAAATCTTTTAATTTTTCCATATTTTCGACATACTTCTAATAAATTATGTGTACCCACAATATTATCTTTCGTATATTGGAGTGCATCATCAAATGAATTTTGTACGTGACTCTGTGCTGCAAAATGTATAATATAATCTATATTATTATCATTTACTACATTGTAAACAACATCATAATCACATAAGTTACCCTTAATTAATTTATATTTATTTGACTCTTGTATTTCTTTATTTACGTTTGTCTCCGAAGCACAATAATACATTGCATCTATATTGACTATATTGTAGTCATCTTTATGAAAATATAAATAATTAATAAAGTTTGATCCTATGAATCCACATCCCCCTGTAATAAGAATATTTTTCATTTTTTATCTCTTTGATTGTTTATTTATTTTATATTATTATTTTTATATTATTATTATTATATTATTTATTTGGTATTATATTAATCTGTAGTCATAAATTTATAAGTAATACCATATGATATATCATCTTCCCATAAACCTGATATTTTAAGTATAATATCAATATTCTTTTTTTTGTCTATTGAATCAGAAAATAGTTTTAATGTACCCGTGTCCACTTGTGCAGCTAAGTTATATGATGGTGATTTTTCAGAAGAATATTTATCTAAAATTGCTTTTTCAATATTTTTAATAATGTTTATTGTTTCGTTGTTCCTTTCAATATTATAATAAATAAAATTTTTATTAAACTGTTTATCTACATTATCAATATTTATTTTTACCAATACATTAATTCCGTTAAATACTATATCTGGTGTAGAATAAATTATTCTTATAAACCTACTTTCATTTATAATCGTATTTTGAATTGGATCATTAAAATATATGTAATTTTTATTGAAGTTTTCAGGATGTATATTTATAAGTTTCATTTTATTAATTATGTAAATCTTGTTACTATTAATAAAAATATATATTTAAGTAATTCGCGTGTATTAATAAATTCATATTCATAAAAATACATATTAACCAAAATACAATTTAAATCTAATATGTATTTAAAAAATAATACTAAAATTATAATACTCAAACAAATGAAATTTTTAGATACACACTTTGACGATTATCTTGCATCTAATAAAAAATGTTCTTTGCATCCAAAAATAAATAAATTATATGAATCATTTCCTTCAAAGATAGATAATTTAAAAAATGTTATTTTTTATGGTCCTAAGGGTGTTGGAAAATATACACAAGCATTAACGTTTATTAAAAAATATAGTTCTAGCGAACTAAAGTATGAAAAGCGTCTTACTATAAACTCAAATAAGGAGAATTTTATAATAAAGATGAGTGATATTCATTTTGAAGTAGATATGTCTTTATTGGGATGTAATTCGAAAGTATTATGGAATGATATATATAGTCAAATTAATGATGTCGTGTCAACAAGGTTTGATACAACTGGTATAATATTATGTAAATATTTTCACAAAATACATAGCGAATTATTAGATATTTTTTACAGTTATATGCAATCACAATCGTTTAACAAGATAAAGCTTATATTTTTTATAATTACCGAACATGTTAGTTTTATACCAGATAATATTTTAAACAATTCTCAAATAATAAATATTCCTCGTCCTACAATTACAAACTATAACAAATGTTTATTTCCAAAAACGTCAAATATTACACCAGTTGCTTTTATGAATATACATAATAATTCTGATAGTACAGGACAATCAAAATTGAAAAATATAAGCAAAATATCAGATACGAATAAAATATCAAATATAAAAAATATAACAGCAGATATATCTTGTTTAACAAATCCCCATGAATGTGTTTGTAATGTTATTATAGGATATATAAAAAACCCAAATACTATTACATTTTTATCATTTAGAGACGTATTGTATGAGATCCTAATATATGAATTGGACATAAATGAATGTATATGGTATATTTTGACGACATTAATTAATGAAAACTTATTACAAAACGATTCTATATCTGATACTTTATTAAAAACTTATATATTTTTCCAATATTATAATAATAATTATAGACCCATTTACCATTTAGAAAATTACATGTATAATCTAATAACAACCATCCATGGATTCAAAACAAGCTCGTAATATTTTAAATTTGAAATATAATTATACATTAGAAGAATTAAAAAAGAATTATAGATTATTAGCATTAAAACATCATCCCGATAAGAATGAAAATAGTGAAGAATCGTGTAATAAATTTAAGGATATCAATTCTGCATATTTATTTTTATTGAATTTCGACATTTCTCACGAGTCTCACGAGACGTCTGATTTTAAAGATGATGAAAATAATCCTTCCTCATATAGTTACTCATCTATTTTTAGAATATTTATCCAATCTTTATTGAAAAAAATGACAGTTGTATCTCAGGAAAATAATACGATAACAATAAATATGCTTTTAAAAATAATTGTCGAAGATTGTCACGAACTTTCGTTAAAAATGTTTGAAGATCTTGATAAGAATGTGGCTTACAATGTATACGAAATTATAACAACTTATTATAAATTTTTCCATATTAGCGAAGAGAAAATGGTACTATTTGAGAGGATAATGCGAGATAAAATGGCTCTCGACAATTTGGTAGTTATTTCTGTGTCTTTAGATGACTTATTCGGTGACAATAATATATATGTATTAGATCATGATAATAAAACGTATTATATTCCTCTTTGGCATACAGAGTTGTATTATAATCTTGGAGAAACTGATAATAAATCAGTTGACCTAATTGTTCGTTGTATTCCTACAATACCACCGCATATATACATTGATGCAAATAATGATATTTACGTAGATATAAGAATGAAAATTACAGATTTATTAGAGAAAAGGTGTATTGAATTTGAAGTAGGTGGTAAGATATTTATGATAGATGCTTCTGTACTGTATATAAAAAATAATCAAAGTTATGTATTATCAGGATGCGGAATACCAATAATAAATTCAAAAAATATATATGATACATCTGAAAAATCATCAATAATAGTTAACATAGAATTATTTTAATGATTTTATATTGTTTTTGTATTGTTATTATTTATTACCATGTAAATATATTTCAAAATATATTTTTAACACAATAAATATCCATAAATATTTATAATTATTATTAAAAAAATAGTAATAAATTAAATACTCTTTCATAAAGTCAAAAAATATAATAAACCATTTTGAATTTAAAGTCAGCATATACAATAAAACTCCTATTATTCGATATCCTAGAAAATATAAAAATACGTTATCTAAATTAAACATAAAATATGAAACTATATACGAAAGTGTATCACCATATTTATCAATTAAATTATAGTATAATAAAGTATAGTTATTTGGTTTATTTTGTCTTGTTGTTATAAATAGGTATTTAAAGCATTTATTTTTATGTATAAGTTTTAACTGATCAAAATAATCTAATACTAATAATAATACAGGAAGAATTAATAAAAGGTATTTATTAAAAAATTTATTACCGCTTTTTACAATGAAATGTAAAACTGTAAAAATTAAAACAGTACTTAATATTCTAATAACCATTCCTTGATTTATTAAATCTATACATGAACTCATTTATACTATATATACTTGCGATAATGTTTTATATGAAATATATATTTTACTGTGAAATATATACTTTATTGTGTATTTTTATTTTATTATAAGAATTTATGCAATTCTCACGAATCTCACGAATGTCCCATTTTTGATACCTAACATTTATACAAAACAAGAATAGCCATAAAGCGCCAATACTTTGAAAATGTATAGATTCGCGATTTGTATAAAATATAAATGATCGTTAGAAATGAATACTACTAGTTTGTACAAAATACATATCCACGTTTTATACCAATCTTTTGAATAAAATATGCAGCCATCTATTTCGCACCATTATGATCACGTATGTTGTACATATTGTCTACAAAATAAAAGCATAAAGGTAACATCGGCGATATTGGGAGGGCGGATGCTGAATCAATGAATGCATCGTTTTTTTCAAAAGTTTTTCACGAAAATCAAAAATGGACATTTTAAAAATGTCCATTTTTCAAAAAAGGGGTTAGAGATTTGAAAAAATCATCGATTTCATCACTCAGACCATAATGGTCACATTCACTTTTTTAAAATGAAAAATTTGTTACGATATTATTTTTTGACTTTTTGGACATGGGTCGGCGTCCGCCGGGGGTTACTAATGGCTACTAACGAAAAAAACGCCGAAAAACGCCGAATTTTATATACAAGTATTTATTGTTACCTATTATCGTCACATATTATTTAAAACGATCTTAAATAATTAGACCATGTTTGAAAGTTACTAACACCTACTAACAAAAAACGCCAAAAAACGCCGCAATATTTGTCGCATCATTTATGATAAGCTTTATGTCCGCGTGGATGTACATGACAGCATAAGATCCTCATAAATAATGGTCAAAAATGGAGTAAATACAGATGAAATGGTATAATATATGAAACATATTATCATGTCAGTTATTTTAATAATTATACAATTTTAACATGATAAATATTATAAAAAGTACCTATGGGGACTGGAATGTAATGAATGCATCGTTTTTTTCAAAAGTTTTTCACGATTTTCAAAAATGGACATTTTTAAAATGTCCATTTTTCAAAAAAGGGGTCAGAGACTTGAAAAAAACATCGATTTCATCACTCAGAGCATAATGCTCACAAATGCGTTTTTTTATTAAAAAAATCCTTACGATATTTTTTTATATATTTTTCAAAAATGGTTTAGACATTTTTTTTAATGTCTATATATACTAATGGCTACTAACGGAAAAAACGCCAAAAAAACGCCAATATTTTTATGTGAAAAATGTGACTTTAAATGCTCTAAGGAATCTGACTACTCAAGACACCTTGAGACCAACAAGCATAAATTACTAACAAATGCTAACAAAAAAACGCCAAAAAACGCCGACGGTACTAAGCAATCATTTGTCTGCATTTGTGGTAATACTTATAAATTTGCATCAAGTCTTTGTTACCATAAGAAAAAATGTAAGAAATATAACGCATCTGAAAATATGATGTCATGTGATGTCTCGGAAATAAATACTACACACGTAATAACGAGTGATAATTTTGATCTTACAAAAGATATGTTTATAAAACTTATGAACGATAATCAAGAGATGATGAAGATCATAAAAGAGCAACAACATCAACTAAATACGATTATACCTAAGATAGGTAGTATTACAAATAATACTACCAATAATCACTTTAATTTGAATTTATTTTTGAATGAGAAATGTAAAGATGCATTGAATATATCTGAGTTTATAGATTCACTTAAAATTACTCTTGATGATTTAGCATTTTCTAAAGATAATGGATTAGTCCGTGGTATAGCGGATGTGATGATTCGCGGGTTAAAAGACTTAGATATTCATAAACGACCTATTCATTGCACTGATTCTAAACGCGATACAATGTATATTAAAGATAAGGAAAAGTGGGAGAAAGATGAGAATCATATAAAAATGAAAGAAACAATTGAAAAAATTGCAGATAAAGAACGTACTGCTCTTCAAATATGGGCTGAAAATAACCCCGACTGGATGGATACTGAAAAGAAACAAATAGAATACTTAACAATGATGCGCTCTATATGTGAACCTATAGAAAATGATGAAAAAAATGAAAAGAAAATAATTCGATCTCTTGGTAAAAATATTCTTCTTGATAAAAATGATATAGTTTCTTGATAACCTATAATATTAACATTTGCATTAATTTTGCAATAATTTAATATTATACCAAAAATAAATTAATGTTATAATATATATCAACGCGCTCACATTAATCATAATATGTCATTTTTAAATATAAAAAAAAGAGTTAAACAAAAATATAGAACAAGAAAGAATTCAAATACTAAAAAAAATAAAACTAGAAAGTTGATATATTTACGGAAGACTAGCTTTAAAAGACTTCCGAATGCGTATAGAAAATTAGTAGGCGGTACTATAATAGGTCATGGTAACTATGGATGCGTGTATCGACCTGACGTAAAAAATAAGGATAATAATATTGTTTCAAAGATTGTTCTTAAACACAATATATTTAACGAGTATAGACACGAATATAAAATTCTCCGAAAGATGGGAAATATTGACCCCCAAGGTAAATTTCATAATTTACTAAAAGATGCTTTTGACTTAAAGGATACAGTATTGCCTTCAGATATAGAAAAATGTTCATTAACAAAACCGCAATACGATATCAAGGATTTTTTTGTGTTTAATCTTGTTTTTTCCGGAGATAATAATTTAACATTTTATATAAATAATGCATTTAGTAAAAAACATAAAAGCAAGCATATAGATGCGTCGGATACTGTACCTGCTATACTATTTACATTACTTACCAATATTATTGTAGGTATAAATAAAATGATAGAAGCGAATATAGTTCATAAAACATTAGATACTGATTCTATTTATTTGACAGAACCAGTAAATTTGACAAATACATATTGTGAAAAGATTATTGATTTTGGAGAAGGTGAATTGCGTAAATATAAAGATTTTAATGATAAAAATCAAGACTATATATATTTATTCAAAAGTTTGATTAAAATATTGTATAAAATATCTAAACTTCCACATAATAAAAGTTATACAAAAACAATTACAGATTTGCACAATGGTTTTACTGAATTATTAAATATGGTAAGCGAAGAAAGTGTAAATTATGCTGATGTGACAAATAAATATATAGATCTTTTAGATAAAACATTTGGAGAAAAATATTCAAAATATGCAAGAGATCATTATTTATGAAATAGCAAGATAATGTTATAAAGTAAAAAAAGTTTTGTACCTGTAAATAATATGTTAGTAAACATATCATATATTATTTACACACATAAACGCGCATATTCTTACCTGTATTATAGTTTTACCTCAGTATTTTATATTATTTAAGCGTGAACTGCTTGCTTTGTTTCTACTTCAATGTAGTTTACTTCTTGACGACTTTCTTCACAACTTTCTTGGTACCGCTTGCATCGCTGCTTGAATCTTGGGCAGGTGCTGGAGCAGGAGCAGGAGCAGGTGCGGGCGCGGCTGCGGGAGTAGATTCTTCTTCGTGCTCATGTTCTTCGTCGGAATCTTCGGCAAGTTCGCTGTGAGTTGGTACATCTTCGTCGCTGACAGTGTCAAGTTCTTGAGTTGCGACTAGCTTCTTGTCTTCAGTTGAAAGTTGAATGTGGCACTTTCCGCGGAGTGTAGTCTTTGGCTTGACAACTCCCTGAAACAACTTCCAGGTAACACCGAACTTGCCTCCAGCGAACCAGATACCTCCGCACTGCAGAACAAGTGCGACGTGTGAACCTTTGGCGATCAAACTGAGAGGAGTGAGATCTTCGTTTGCAGGATCGGGAAAGATTTTGCGAGACTGAGGATCAAACAACTCAACATTCCATACACCTTTCCAGATAGGAAGCTTGACGCTGAGCGTAGGGTTCTTGTTGTGGTCGGGTTCGCCATTCTCGCCTTTTGCAAACTTGAGAATGGGAGTCCAGGTAATGTCGATGTGCGACGATGTCATGGTAGTCTTTCCGAACCATTCTTTCTGATTGACGAGTGCATCTGCTTTGATCTTTTCCTCAAACTTGGTGATATTCTCACGGAACTTGCTGATGCTTGCAGTGTTGTATTCTTCGCCGGGAAACTGAAGAGCCATGGTGTATGATTTGTCACCTGATTTCTTGTCTTCGAACTCACTGACACCCCAAGTCATCATGAGAGGGGTCGAAATGAGGGTTGAACCATTTGTAGATGAGTTGAGGATTCCAACACTCTTACCTCCAGACGAGTTGACTTTGGGCTTGGCATATTTGATATCTTTTGCGGGATTGAATGTCTCGCCGGAAATGATTTCCTTAGTGGCGGGAGCAGATGACTTTGACTTTGCGGATGCGGCTTGTGCGGACATTGTATTCGGTTGGCTTTGCGTTTGGTTTGCGATTTGGATCATGCAATATATTATTATGGTCTAAAGTCAAATCAATTTTCTGTTTGCCAAAAATCGTAGATAAAAATAAAAAATAAAAAATAGGACACAACAGGGGGCGATAAAAAGTTAGGATCCTTTGTAAATAGATTAATATATACTTAGGGTAAAATAATATATATAGAATGAAACTTATGATGTATATATATGCATTTTTAATTTATAAATTATGAAACTGAAATTGAGTCACATATAAAAATATAAATGGTAAAATATATAACTAATGTTGTTTTATAAGATATTAAAAAAATATTGCTATATAGTAATAATAAGTACTTGTGTACAGGATGTCGTCACCTAGTGTAATTCAAATGAATATTGGTAATGTTGTAGATGCAAATGAAAGCGTCGGAACAAACATTATAGCAATAGTAGATGTAAATTTACATGAAAATATGATAATTCATAATGACACGAATAGTGGTAACAATATTATTAATATTATTGCTAACATTGTGAATTCGAATGAGATTAATAATGAAAATAGTACAAATACAACAAAAATAGTTTTAAAAAGTAAGAGAAGATTGCCGCCTTCTATAAATGTAAATAATGATGAGGTGGATGAAGGTAGTGGGAATGGGGAGGGTGTAGCCAAAGAGGAAGACAAAAAAAGTGACATGCGGGAGAAACGGGAGAATATGTTAAAATCCAAATTAAAATCAAGAACTAGATCAACTGCAAAAAATGATGTTGGTGTTGATGATGAAGATGATGATATGTGTGTAGGTAAGAAGAAAAAGTTAGCGAAGAAGCGCGAAAAACTGTCAATAACAAATTATGAAACAATATTGACAACGAGATATAAGATGGAAGAGTTAAAAAAGTTGTGTATGCAATATAAAGTATCAAGAATGGGGAATAAAGATGATATAACGCGTAGGTTATATGACTATTGTAAAAATTCTATACAGCCATTGAATATTCAGAGAGTATTTAGAGGTTTTTTAGTGAGAAAGTTGCATAGATTACAAGGTCCCGCGTTTAAGGCTCGTAAGATATGTACAAATGATGATGATTTTTTTACAATGGAAGAATTGGCTGAAATACCGGCATTTCAATTTTTTAGTTATAAAGATGATGATGGTTTTATCTATGGGTTTAACTTGTTATCATTTTATAATTTATTGATTAAAGAGGGAGATAGACCTAGGAATCCATATAATAGGAATGAAATTAATAATAAAGTAAAAGAGAATGCGAGAAATATAATAAGGATATCGCGTATGTTAAAGATACCCATTGAAATTCAAATAAAGCAGGATATAATAGATCCTAGGAAAAGATTGGAAATGAAGATATTGGAATTATTTCAGTTAATGAATTCTTATGGTAACTACGCAAATTCGGAATGGCTAACAGGATTATCTAGAAGCGATCATGTAAGGTTTGCTAGAGAGTTAGCAGATATATGGAATTATAGAGCACAGTTAACAAATCTGAAAAAGATGGAAATATGTCCTCCGCACGGTACACCGTTTTTAGGTACACCATATTTTACAAACACGCATATAAATGCAAATAATATACCTGATGAAACGCTTTTAAAAATGAATGTACAGATAATAGAAAATCTTATAAAATCAGCTATAGATATTGATAATAAAACGCTTGGTTCATTTTATGTGTTATCAGCGCTTACATTAGTTAGTCAACCTGCAAGAGATGCTATGCCTTGGTTATATGAAGCTGCGTTACACGTTCAGCAATAATAAAGTAAGTTTACGATAGACATCATAAAATTGAATTTTATGACTTTTAAACTAATATTTTATTTTTCCTTAAGGCGGGGAATAAAAAAATAAACGCGGTAAGAATAATTTTGTTTGTACTAGACGATAATATGGATTGGATTGTATATGTTTTAAAATTATAATATATATTGTCTAAAAATACTTAAAAAGACCTCACATAGTAATGTATACAACGACCACAATGGCAAAGAAAGCTCCTTCCTCCTCCGCTCCCGTTGCAGCCCCTGTTGCTGCTTCTGCTCCTGCATCTTCCTCAAAGGATTCCAAACCCAAGACCCCTAAGGCTGCCAAGACTGATGCAGCTGCAGCTGCTCCTGCTGCCCCTGCTCATCCCGTAGCTACTCCTGTCGACGCCCACGTTGATGGTGGTTCTATTGAGACTTCTTCTCTTTCATCTCTGTTTGGTGAGTTTGGTACCAAGCTTCAGACTTTGAGTTCCGGACTCTCGTCTTTGCGTAGCGACTTCCGCAGTCTTGAGCGCCACGTTGCTCGCGAGTTGCGCGCTGCTCAGAAGGTTTCCAAGCGTAAGCGCAAGTCTGGTAACCGCGCTCCTTCTGGTTTCGTGAAGCCTACTTTGATTTCTAAGGAGTTGGCTGATTTTCTTGGTAAGCCCGTTGGCACTGAGTGGGCTCGTACCGAGGTGACTCGCGAGATCAATGCTTACATTAGACAACACAGTCTGCAAGACAAGGAGAATGGTCGCAAGATCAATCCCGATGCTAAGTTGCGTTCTCTTCTCCAACTGAAGAAGGGTGATGAGCTTACCTACTTCAACTTGCAGAAGTACATGTCTCCTCATTTTGCCAAGGCCACTCCTGTCGCAGCTGCTTCTTCTTAAAACGTTTGATTGATTAACAAATATATATGTTGTCAAAACAAAACAAAACAAAACAAAACAAAACAAAACAAAACAAAACAAAAAATAAAATCAAAAAATAAAATCAAAAAATAAAATCAAAAAATAAAATCAAAAAATAAAATCAAAAAATAAAATCAAAAAAATAAAATCAAAAAAATGACATATGTAAGTATATGTCATTTTTGTCAAAATATGTTTCATAATTATTTATTAAGAAAGATAAAGTTTTCTTTTTCCATGACCTGAATTAAAAGTGTCCGATTGATGGGACCATTCATTATTTTTATTTGATCATAAATTTCTAAATTTTCGTATGATGAAATATCAAATAGACTCATAATTTCACGAATGTGATTAATGAACGATTCAAGCTCAGAATTTTCATGTATAATCCAATCATAGAAGTCTGATATATTTGGATTTATTTCATTTATTTGTGAATCTTTATATTTTTTGAATAGTTTATACGCATTATATATAGTAAGGTTTGTAGAACCAATAGATTCTGAAATAATCTTAGTCTTAGATTCAGTTTTGTCATAGTGAAAATAGTCACAACCAAATATAATACACATTTGCATAAATTCCTTTTGAGATGCATTCAGAGTTTTTAAAATATCTTGAAAGTCATACATGATAACAGTAGATGATGTCAGACTTAAATATCGAAGAACGCGATTACATCCATATACAAACATGTCGGTATCCTCGCTTAGACAAGCATATACAATATTTTTAGAAACAAGTTTTGCACACAGCATGTCGGCTTCACCTGGTGCTTCAAAGTATGTCATTCCGTAAGCCTGTAGTAATGTTTTTGCATTTTGGATATGGTCGTACTTAAGTATAACAAATTTTTTCTTGAGTTGTTCCATAGCAAGGCGTATGTCGTCAGCAGTCGTAGGTATTTTAATTATAGTATCTTCATCTAGTTCAACAGTTGTAGTATTCTGAGGGTGACTCAAAGGATCGACGGAGTCAACAGCATCCGTGCGGATAGATTCAACCTCGCTTAAAATCTGCTTGAGACGATAATATTCTTCACGTGCATTTTTTTTAGTTTTTTTTCTTGTTGCTATTGTATCATTTTTTTCAGATGGCGGTTTACCGTCAAATATAAATATAGGTGTTATCTTATTTTCACGGAAAATAGCGATCATTAAATATAAATTTTCTAGAAGAGCATCTTCACCTAGATACTTATACATATAAATACTGATATCTACTACTATTTTTTTTCCAGAAAGCGAAGATAGTGGAATAGATGATATTGAATTCTTGCACTTAGATTGAAGAAACTTGTTCAACATGCGGATACCCATTTTGTCTGTTTGGGTATACAGGGCTTACCTTTGCAGATCCAAGACCGGAGAAGTTGTTTATTTGTATTACATCACATATAGTATATATATTACGAATCAATTTTCTACACTAGGAAATTGATTCGTAAAAATTTATTTGTAAGAAATAAATACACACGTATACACATCGCAATTCCAGAATGCCGATTACAAGACAACAAGCAAGAAAACGCGAAGAAATTGAAAAACAAGATTGCATAAGAGAGAATATAATGCAGTCTCCAGATAAACGCAAATATGGTACATCGGTGCAGTTCAATCCTGTTATAGACTTCATTGATGCATCAAAGGAATGGAGAAAAAACAAAAAAAAAGGCGATAATTGTACATTTGAATACATTTGGATGTAAAATATTATGATGTTCCTCCAATAACTGTCATACGCATTGTCGAAACAAGGGGATTATTAAGTGGTTTTTGAGATTCAAGTTTATTTTCTAGAGCAACAATTAGTTTCAACATATTATTATTTTTATAATTGTTGTGAATAAAACTGATAAAACTATCAATATTTTTTTCTTCTTTTTTAAAGTGAAACAAGTTTGTATTGTTATCGATACACCAAAGTATAAAACTATTAAAGTTTGCAAGTAGAATTGAAACGATTATATAATATGCAAATACGTTTGTTTCTTCTTTGTATAATTTTTTAACAGTTATATAGTTAACATCGGTACAGTTTGATATGATATTATAATCAAGTCCCATATAGTTTAGTACTTTAATGCATTGAAATAGTGAAAATATAGATTCATGTTGAAGATAGTCATAAAAACAATTTAAAAATTTGTCATGTTTACTATGTGATACTTTTACAAAAGTATTGTGTGCATTGCGTGAATTGAATGCGTGCGTATTATGTAACTTGTCAATAAAATTTCTTCTAGTTGTTCTGGATGAGAATTTCTTATGCGAGTTTATTTCAAAGTAGGATTCAAAAATAATATTCATAATCCTAGCCCATACTTCGCAATATGATTCGTAAATTTTTACATCTTTATGAATCGTAAATATTTTTTGTAATCTTATATTTGCATTTGTAATATTTAGCGTTGAAAAATCAAGACCATAGTTGTGCATAGTTTCGTGTATAAACACTTTAAACCATTCTTCTTTTCTATAAACAATGATTTTTCCACTTGTTTGGCAAGTATCAGAAAGACCACCATTTACATGAATAGGTTTTAAAATATTATTGTGAGTATATTCATCTTCGTACTCTTCGTAATCTTTATAATCTTGTATATCTTCTGTATCAATATTCTTATCGTTATCACTCATATTCGCGCGAGAGACTTTTGGTAGCGTTCTTTTAAATGGTGTTAAATATATGAAACATTCAAGTTTAGTACCACATTTAACGTCAGAATATTTTGCTAAAAGTTTTAACCACAAATATATTTTTAATGCACAATTTTTAAAATATGATGCACCTTTTTTTCTAATATTGTTAATTTCGTATGTGCTATTTTCAAAAATTATAAAATTAATTATTACACTTCTATTATTACCTATATCGCAATTATACTCTATAATATATCTTGATTTATCTTGTATGTATCTAATAATATTAGATGGAATATATAAACTTGAAAATAATGATTTTTGTAGTATTTTATTATTAGAATCTTCTATTTTAATAAATTTGTGTTTAAAACAAGACTGTATAACATGTGTATTACTTTTAAAATGATTAAATTGATCATCGATAAAATTGTAAATAGAAAATAGACGAGAATTAATTTCGGATTGTCTTGTATTTTTTGAGCTATGCGATAGTTCTTTTTTATTCATTTTTCTAATTTTATTATAGTATTTATCATCAAATTGCATGAGTTGCAATAAATTATGGTCTTTTTTTTTTAATCTATGATGGCTGGTATCTGTTTCTGGATAAGATGTTTGTATATGATCCATTATATTGTATTATATGATAACTATAATATAATATGTCATTATATTTTTAATACGTCATTATATTTTTAGACATTTGTTTCAAAAACATTTACTCCTCCTTTTTTTGTTCGCAACTTCGATCTAACACGCATAAGATGAATAGATACTGTGGGTTCTTTCATATGACGATAGTTAATTAATTTTGCATTATTTGTCATTAAAAGTATTTTTGAAAGATTATCATTCTGACTAAATTTTGCCATCGTACCATCTTCAAGTACACGAGCGTGGCGTCCATTAAAAAAATCAGAATCAATAACAACCTCTTCAGGTCGCAATGTAACAAGTTTACCATCTATTTTTGTTTTTGGTACTTTTTTACCAGCAACTGTGGCAAGTTTAACATCGTGCGCGATGCGAGATAGTATAGATGTTTCATCATAGTATTTACTTTTTTTGTGTGCATCCATAGTAAATAGTAGATAAAATTCTGGAAAACGTTTTAAGAATTTATTTGCTTGATAGTAATGTTCTACAGAAAGCCATCTGTGTCCATCAAGCGTAAATGGTTCACACCACTCATTAGATATTTTTCTTCTCCAGTTTTTATCGCCCTTGTTACCCCCTGATGAAAGTGGAAAAAATCCGACAGCATCTTTCATTGATAATGCATCACCCTGGGCTTTACCTGGAAGTTCATCAGCGGCATTATCATAATGAGAAAGCTGTACTGCTTCACTAAAATGAGGATTTGACGATAAAGTTTGATCGGCAATACTTGCATCTACTTGTTTAGCTGAAAATTTACTTTCAATACCCAATTCCTGCATAAATAAAATAAATTGAGGTATATGACTATAGTTGCCATTAAAGCTTTTACCTTGTAGACATCTAGTAGCGATTTGCAATTTAACGCAATATGGTATTTCTGCAAATGTAAACATTGCTACATTTCTATATGTGACTAATTCATAATGAATACCGGTATGAGAAAACATAATATAAAAATCAGGATTAAACTGATAGTCTTCTTTACTGGATGATTTTGCGATTTCTCCCGTTTCTCCTTCTTGGACTACTTGTGCATCTCCTTGTGCGTGCATTATATCTCGTGTGCGTACAATTGCATCTTTTGTATTTTTATCAGATTGTAGTCCGCAATTAATAACATTTATTTCTGTAAATGGTTTCTTATTATTTCCGATATAGTCACGGTGTGATAGAATTATAAATTTAAAATTGAGTAAAAATTCGAGTGCAGATATACCCCATTCATCTACCCAATAATCACTTGTTAATATTACATTTCGCATTTCACTTAAAGATTTAACACCTTTCATAAAGCGCACTAATTCTAAATTTTCTCTTACATCGCGTACTTGTAACTTTATGTCTTCACATTCAGTTAAAAGTGTAGTAGATAGTGCTTTTATTTGTTTTTTCTCTGTTATAGATTTTGCTCCAGCAAGACGTTCTTTCAATTCATCATTTTGTGTCATATTTTGTTGATATTTTGAATTTAAACTTGTAATCTCTTGCATTAATTGATCATACAATTCACGATATATAGTATATTCTTTTTCGGTAATTGCAGCTGAAAGCATACGACGCAATTTAATTACACTTATATCAGTATCGGGGTCTATTGATTTAACTGCTTGACATATAGCATACAAGAAACAATCGCCGCCTCCAGGGTTACGAACAATGTTAAAATAATTATTTTCATAATAAGCTTGTATCCATGGTTCATCTTTAGTGCGTTTATATCTGCGTTTATCGGATTCAAATTGTTCAACCGTTTGTACAGGAAGACGCGCAACATCACTTTTTATAGGTATATCAACTACTCTTTGATCAGCAAGCGATGCACTAATAGCTGCTTTCATAAGTTCGTCATCGGAATCAGTATCTTCATTTTCTGAACCAACGGCGGATGCAACTGCAGCTGCTTTTGCTGCCATAGCTATAGCCGAAGCAGATTTTTTTGGTTCAGGTAACAACTTAGCAGGAGCTTTATCTTTACTAGCAGGCGTGAGTTTAGGTTTAGTATCAGGATTTTTAGGGATATAAACTGCTTTTTGAATCAACGACTTTGTAACAAATGAATAAATAAGAGGAGGAGGAGCCTTTTCAAGATTTATTTCATCCTCGTCGTCAAGCAACGAAGGAATACTTTCTTGCATCATCTCATATACACCAATTTGTGATATTACTTTATCATTCTTAATAAGATATATAGGGAAATATACTATACTTTTAGATATAAAAGTATTATTTGCTTGTCCAATACTTATAATAGTATTAATACCTAAAACAGATGCTTCATATAATGGTGCTTTATATTTATGTTCTTCCGTATCTAATGGATCTAATGATTTTAATTCGGGATAATTAATACTTGAATCAAGTCTTGATCGTACCATTATAATAAATATAGATATATAATTTTATATTTTAAAATATATTATTACATAAGTTAATAAATACAAATGGAGTAAATAAAATATATAATAATGATCACATGTTTCATACGAGGGGGTATAGGAAATCAGTTATTTCAAATATTTGCAACAATTGCCTGTGCATATGATAATAATACTAATTTTATTTTTCCAGAAAAAAAGGCTCCTAAAGACAAACGTAGTGCTACATATTGGGATTCATTTTTAAAACAATTATATATAAACGGTAAGGTTGTTGATATATATTCAAATAATTTTAAATATTCAATATTGAATGAAAGTGGATTTAATTATAATAAAATAGTAATACCACATTTATTATTGAAAAACAATGTATGTACTTTATTGTATGGATACTATCAAAGTTATAAATATTTTGATAAATATTGTCGTAAAATTATTACATATATTAAATTAGATGAAAGAATAAAAGAAGTAAAAGATAAATTTTACACATACTATGAAAATAAATATGAAAATAAGTGTATAATATCAATGCATTTTCGTTTAGGAGACTATAAGACTTTACAAGACTGTTATGAGTTATTGAATAAAGATTATTATATGAATAGTATAAAATTTATTTTAGATAAAATAAGAACACGCGAAAAAGTAGTTCAAAAAAAACCTGAAAATAAAAATTTGATAAATAGTTATGTTATATTATATTTTTGCGAAGATGATGACTATCAAGATGTTCAGGAAATAATAAATGCAATAAAAGAAGAATTTCCTTTAATAAGTTTTGAAAGAGCTGGCGAAAATAATGAAAAAATAGAAGACTGGCAACAAATGCTATTGATGAGTTGTTGTCAGCATAATATTATAGCAAATAGTACATTTAGTTGGTGGAGTGCATATTTAAATATGAATCCGAAAAAAATAGTATGTTATCCATATAAATGGTTTGGTAATAAACTACAAGGGAATAATACGATAGATTTATGTCCCGATACATGGAGTAAAATAAAATATTAAAATAAAATATTAATATTAAATTAACGGCGAAATATTAGTTTTCTTGTTGTATTTTTAAACATTGAAAATCTATTGGAATTTCTATTTAAATTTCGATAATTATAAACGCGTAAGGTGCTTTTACGTTGTATTGGTCTATTATAATTTGTGTTACTGACAGTATTATCTGTATTGCTGTTTGTATTGGTGGTAGTATCAATATTTATACTATTGGATAAAATTGAATTTGTATTATTATATATGTTTGAAATATTTCTAACTAATCCTGGTTTATCTAAATCTTTCATCATAGTTTCATAATTTGTTTTTCTTTCTTCTATATCACTATAGTCTTCGCGTTGTACTGCTTCTACAGGTGCAATCATATACCATAGATGTATTTTTTGTAGTTGTATCCAGTACTTATCAATTGCATATAATACATGTTTATTGGGATGTTTCATTAAGTTGGTTATGCCATTACGGATATTTTTTATTAGAGTGTCATAATAAGATTTTTTTACAATATAACCAGTGGTTGTTTGACAGTGCGAAACTCGAATACAAGTATCGTCAACTTTAATATAAGGTGGCACATTATTTCCTGCAAGTAAAAGTACGTTCCATGTATCTGTGACATTTCCATGCTTTTTGAAAAAGTTATTTAAATGATTTATAAAATTATCTTTATTTAATATTAGTAAATCATCTTCACATATCATAACATATGGCCAATTATTTTTTTTTGCGATTTCCAGACATTTTAAATGGCTCATACTACAACCGATTCTACCATTTTTTAATTTGATTGCATTAAAACGCTTATATTGTACTCCAATGCTTGTAAGTTGTTGTTCAATATGTTCTTTGCGATCTTTTCTAGATTCTAAGTTTATATATAAACAATATTTAATATCACTTACAGACGCTATTAACTGTGAACTCATTATAATATTTACAAAGATATATAAGTAATAACTATAATATATATAATATTAATTATTTATATTATTTATTTTGCATTATTAATAATATTTTTAAAGAGATATTGTGATATAATTAATCAAGGGAATAAAATAAAAGATGAAAAATATTTATCATTTTTCAGATCTTCTATTTTTTGTATCATTTCTCTATATTTGTATACAATAGGATAGTTTTTTTCGTCTGTTTCAAATAAAACAATATTATATATTAACTCTTGTTTGAGCATTTTCTTCTTTTTTTCTTTTTTAATAATATTATAATAATTTGCAATATGAGTAAGAGTTTTCATGTTATAGTTATTATAAGCCTCAATATATATATCAAAATCATTTATTGAATATTGAGACAACGATGACGAGGATGATGTAAAATGTGTATTGGAATCTTCTACCTTATCGTGCATAATGGGTGTAGAAGATTTTATTTCATTTTTTTCAAATATAATACAATCTTGAGAAGATAACAATTCGTCATAACTGCTACCGCATCTTTTCAATATTTTTCCATCTGTAGTGTTATTTTCAGGAGTGTAAATATTATCGGATTTATCGGATTTATCAGATTCAGTATCATATAACTCGGGATGATTTAATTTATTAGTATTTTTAACTTCTAACCAAAGATTATTTATTCTATTCCATTCTTTTTTATTATTTTCTATTTTTTCTTGATAATCTACTTTTTCATTGACTAAAATTTGAAACATAATAATAGTAATAGTAACACTGACAATGATTATACTATTATTATGTGTATATAAATATATTTAATTATTTTTTCTAATATTGTATAATATTGTATAATATTGTATAATGTTGTACAAATATTAATTAGAATTTATTTCTTCGTTGATATCCATGTGTTTAAAAATAGTTTTATTAGTTATACTTGGGTACTCTTTCATTTTTGGTTTTAGTAAGGTAATAAACTCTACATCTTTTACAATAATTTCCCATAACTCTTCATGATCTTTTGTATTTAAATATTTCTTTGACTTTGTGATAAGAATAAATAAATTTTCAGTCAATTCTTCAATCTCATTTGTTTTATCAGTTTTACAAATATAAGAATTAATTAATTTTTGCAATTGTCTTACAATGTCGATAATTTCATTTTTTTCAATAACATTATAAATCATTAAGTTTACAACAAAGAGACTCATAGATCTACGTTTATCATTCGTTTTTGTATATTCACAAAATTTATCATAATTTTTTTTAGGATCAACAAACTCAATAGTATTAAATAAATTCATAAATTCTTTGAAATTTTCTTCAAATATCTTCTTAAATATACTATAGTCATCCATAAGTGATTTGAATAACCTTGCATACAAAGCAGAGTAAAAACTATTTGAACTTGCAATATTAAAAATAGAGTATCCAATTTTCATCATATTTTCTTCAGATGTTTCATGTTCTATTAGTTGCAAAATTTCATTTTTAATATCTTTTGTAAATGATTCTTCATTTGAGTCTGTTATTTTATTTAAAAATCCACGAATATTGTCCATATTTTTTTCAATACCTTCGCTAATATGTTTTTGTGTCGTTTGAAAAGCACGTATTGCTTCCCAGTCATCATCAGTAATTTCATTTGGTTTGTTTTTCATACGTTTATAATTTGTATTTGAATTATTTCCTAATCCAACGCCACCACCGATCTGCTTACCTTCCTTTTTAAGAAATATAGGTGTTTTTATATAAGTAGGAGCACCTACTTCTTCCGATAATTTTGAAATTATATCTAATGTATCCTGCGACAAATTGCAGACGAATCCTGCATTTGTTATATCCTCGTAATCTGTAATATCGTATTGTTGTGTAGTTATACGCAAAGATGAAGTAGCCATAAAATACTAATATATAATATTATAATTCGTTTATATCGATTTTATTATAAATATTTTAGTAGCAATATAACATAATTAATTGAATATGAAAATGATTATATTAATAAATACTTAAATGTAGCTGAATATATATAATATACAATGTCTGGAAAGAATACTCCCCCGAATCGCCATAATAGATATAACAATAATAGTAATAATAATAATAATAATAATCGATACAAAAACGACGATGGATCCAAAATGTCAGTACCATCGTCATACGGAAACAATAATGACAATAGTGTAAGATATGATAATAGGAGAAATAATCGAAATATTGTTCGTTCAAATGGAAATAGTTATAACAATGGGTATAGTAACCCGATGGGTCCTGGGTTGAACATAGAGAATAGAAACGAAGTTGTAGAGGCAAATAATGAACAAAATACTCTGACTATATCTAACTCTCATAATCGTGTTGTAGATAAAGATGAGCCCGAATATATTCCGAAAGAATTTGAAAAATGGGAAGACTTAGAAGGTGTAATTAATGAAGATATCATGAGAGGAATTTATGCTTATGGGTTTGATAGTCCAAGTATGATTCAACGCAAAGCACTTTTGACTATGTTTGATAAAAAGGATATTATTGCACAAGCACAATCAGGCACAGGTAAAACAGGTGTTTTTACGATTGGTGTTTTACAAAATGTGAAACCTAATATAAATAAAACTCAGGCAATGATTTTGGCACCTACAAGAGAACTTGCAAAACAGATTTATGATGTAATTACTAGTATTGGGGCATTGAATAAAGGGTTCAGGTACCATCTTCTTATTGGTGGTACATCTACCGATGAGGATGCTCATCATTTAAAGAATATAATGCCACATATTATTGTCGGATGCCCTGGGCGTGTTTATGATATGATGCGAAGAAATAACATAGTATCAAAAGACATAAATCTTCTTGTATTAGATGAAGCAGATGAGATGCTTTCGATTGGTTTCAAAGACCAAATATATAATATTTTTCAATATTTAAATTCGGATGTACAGGTTGGGTTATTCAGTGCTACATTACCAAATGAATTGCAAACGCTTACAGATAAATTTATGCGTAATCCTGTGAGAATTTTAGTAAAATCAGAACAGCTTACGTTGGAAGGTATTAAACAATACTATGTTGCACTTAATGATGACTCACAGAAATATGCAACTTTGAAAGATATTTTTAATATTATTTCAATGTCACAGTGTATTATTTATTGTAATAGCATTAAGCGTGTGATGGATTTAACAGATGCAATGATTAATGACGGGTTTCCTGTATGCTGTATTCATAGTAACATGGAGAAAACAAAGCGGGATGAAGCCTATATGGATTTTAAAGCTGGAAAACATAGGGTTTTAATTTCTTCAAATGTAACATCTCGTGGCATTGACGTACAACAGGTGCGTACTGTTTTGAATTTTGATTTACCAAAATGTATATTTAATTATTTACATCGTATTGGGAGGTCTGGAAGATGGGGTCGCAAAGGGACGGCTATAAATTTTGTTACAAGATGGGATGTTAAGACTATGAAAGAAATTGAACGTCATTATCATACGATCGTTGACGAGTTGCCTTCAAATATCGTTATTGATTAATTGATTAATTGATTAATTTATAAAACGATTATAATATACAAATTAAAAAATGATTTGAATTAGATAAAAATTATATATAACTGTATAATTTTTATTATAAAAAAATATAGTATTGTGAATTATGATTTTACAAATATCTCGATATTATTTTATGTAATAATTTTTTATTTTTTATATAAATTATTAAAAATATTAGCATTAATTGTAAAGTTCCAACTCCTCCATATTTAGTTATTTTTAAACATTTATCTAGACTAATATTAAAATATTTACACGGACAAAAATGTCGCCAAAGATCTAATGTATATGATGGTTTATTATAGTAAATTTCTTGACATCCAATATGTATAACTCCAAAAAATAAAAATATAAAAGTTAATAAAATAGAAAGTATAAAATCCGAATTAAAATATTTATAAATCAGTAATAAAAATAAAAAACCTTTGAATGCGTCTGAAGCGTGATCATAAAAGTCTCCAAATGTACTAGTCATTTTGTAGGCTCTTGCAAAATATCCATCAAAACAATCAAAATAATAAGCTAACCCAAAAAATAGAACTGATAAAAGTGTATAATATTTTTTATTATTTACAAAAAAGTACATTGAGATAAGACTAGAAATTAGAGAAATTGTAGTAAGCATGTTAGGTGTAAATCCAAGTTTAAAAAAATATGGTTGAATAGTATCTATATGGTTAACGCATATACGATCGACTGGATTTTCATATTCAATAGGTAATTTTCGCATTAGGTAATTTATCCTATATATATTAATAATAAATTATAATATTCGTAATTTTATTTTATTATTAATATTTATTCATATATATTTGCACAAATGTTTGATATTAATAGTTATTTAATACAGTTAAGAGAAGAACAAATAAAAAAACTTGAATCGTTGAATGATAAAATGGGAAAAACGGAAAATAATAATGTTCATATAAACACATTATTAGAATCTTTACCTTCGCATGTAAATATAAATACACCAATATTTACAAATAGTGAAACATCATTTAAGTTGCCAATTGAATATTTAGAAGATAAACAAGAATTAAATACAAACATTTTAAACGATTTAGAATTAGTCGAATCAAAAGATCCGTCTGGTAATCCGATGTATGCACATATTTTAAAACCGGATTCAGTGTTTGCTAAAAAATTTTTAAATAAATGGAGTAAATATTATACAACAAATATTAATTTTTTAAAGGACTCGCAAATATTTTATAAGTCTTATGTTAATAAATATGGCGGTGATTTAAAAGCTGATGTAAAAATGATATTAGAAAATAGCGGTAAAGGAAATAATGAAATAACAATTAACCCACATGAAATTTATGAAAAAATAGATAAACTATGGATCGATATTGCTGGTGACACTAACTTTAAACAACGTTTTAATTATATCGATGTACCAATTCTTGATAGACTAAACAAGTCGCCTGGATTTTTGCAACTATTAAGTATTTATAATCTTACATCCCCTGTAATTTCGCTACTTTCTCCTATTATATTGCTTATAATACCTTTTTTTATTCTAAAATTTCAAAAAGTAGATATAACAGTTTCTGGTTACATTGCAACTCTTCGAAAAATATTTGCAACTCATCCTATAGGAAAAATGTTTTCATTAATGGATTTTTCAAGTATGTCTTGGGATAAAAGAATTTATCTTTTAATGTCTGTTGTATTTTATATTATTCAAGTATATCAAAATATTATGTCTTGTTATAGATTCTATAAAAATATGATACTGATTCATACAAATATATTTATACTTCGTGACTATTTCCTTTATACCATAGAAAATATGAATCATATTATACAGATTGCTAGTAAACTAGGAACGTATCACGAATTTGTGAAAGATATGGAGTGTAACAAACGGAAGTTAGAAAAATTATGTAATATTTTTAGTAAAATAAAACCATTTAAAATTTCATTAGGAAAAATGATGGATATTGGTAAAATAATGAAATTAAATTATGAAATATTTGTAGATAATGACATGAAACAAAGTGTTGATTATAGTTTTGGATTTAACTCTTTTTACGAACATGTAGATCATTTAAGTGTTTTGATTAATGATGGTAAAATTAATTCGTGTTCTTTTATTAGCGAACCTGTTTGTGACGATAGTAGTGAAACTCATAACTGCGAGAGTGAATCAAAAGATGAAACAAATAGAAAGGCTAAAAATAAAAAGAAGAAAAATAAGAGTAAATCTAAGGATAAGAGTACTTCAGAAAAATCTTGCATGTCTCGCGAGTCTTGTATGTCACATACAACAAATAAAACGGATAAGACAGATAAGACGGATAAGACGGATACATTAAAAGACATTACTAAATATACAAGATTTACGAAGTTATATTATCCACCATATGAAAATCCTGTAAAAAATGATGTTGTTATAGATAAAAAAATAATTATTACGGGACCCAATGCTGCCGGTAAGACAACTGTTATTAAATCAACACTATTGAATATTATATTATCACAGCAAATTGGATATGGATTCTATGAGACAGGACATATTAGACCATATGATTATTTGCATTGTTATTTAAATATACCAGATACATCTGGACGCGATAGTTTATTCCAGGCGGAGTCTAGAAGATGTAAAGAAATATTGGACTGTTTAGAAAAAGAAAATACTAAAAATCATTTTTGCATTTTTGATGAATTATACTCAGGAACTAATCCATACGAAGCTGTAGCAAGTGCATACGGATATATAGACCATCTTTCAAATATGAAAAATGTTGACCTTATGTTAACAACCCACTATATAGAGTTATGTACAAATTTGAAATCAAATCGACATGTTAAAAATTATCATATGAGTGTAGAGATTAAGTCTGATTATAACGTTGAATATTTATATAAATTTAAAAAAGGAGTATCAACAATTAAAGGAGGAATAAAAGTTTTATATGATTTAGAATATCCTGAATCTATTATTGAACGTACTAAAAAAATACTTAGTGCAATGTAGATATAGATGATCGGATATTATTCTGATAATAAAATTTATAAAATGTATAAAATAAATAATAATTATAAACAATAGCGTTAAATATTTTATTTTTATTTATGTATAAAAATAAAAGATGTCGCTATTTAGTTCACAGACTATTTTTAATTTACTTATTACATTAATTATTGGTACCGCATTATATTACTATATGAAGTACAAATTTAGAATATTAGAACTTACACAGCGTGAACATGCAAAAGTATTACAAAGTGTAATAATGTCAATGAATACAAATAATTCAGGTAGAGGAGTTGCAAATCAGTCAGGCGGTGAGTATATCAGTATGGGTAACTTGCAAAATCTTGAGGAAGATATGAATAGATTCAATGAAATAAATAAAAATGAATTAATTGATGTATCTGATGAAGATGAAAGTGAAGATGAAGATAGTGAAACAGATTCATCCGAATCATCAGAGTCGTGCGATGATAGTAGCGATGATAGTAGCGATGATGAGGTTGATGAAATTGATGAGAATAGTAATGTACACAATAATAACAATACTAAAAAAATAGTAATTACTAATAATCATGATTCACATAAAGTTGAACATTTGACGGGATCCGATATAAAAGTAATCGAATTAACACACCCCCTTTATCCTAATAACGAAACAGTAGAAGATAAGACTGAATATAATGAAGATGATGATGATGATGATGAATGCCAAGATGAATCAGAATCAGAATCAGATTCAGAGTCTTCAGCTGAGAATGAAGATGAAAGTCACGAAATTAAGGATACTGTAGAACAAAAACAAGAACAAACTTTAGAAGAATGTACAAATATGGCCATAGATAACTCTTTAGATAATATATCGGTAACTACTGTATTTAAGAATAAAAACAACGATACTAGTGTAGACTACAACGGAATGACTGTATTAGCATTACGACAAATGCTAAAGACTAAATTTGTATCAGAAGGAAATCATATGAGTGAATCATCTATTAATAAGTTGTCAAAGAAAGATCTTATTAAAATGTTACAGTAATTAATATTGACCAATAGTGATTTTATAAAATAATATAAATTTGTTAATAATTCATATTCATATTATTTTTATCTAGTTTTAGTATATATTATACAATGTCTTGGGCTACTTGTTATGCAGGGTCAAATAATATTCATTTTAATTTTCCTCCAATAATGTCCGATGGTCGCAATTATGCTACATGGCAACCTGGTGCTGTTGTGAATGAAAAAATACGCGAGAATAATAATATTACATCAAATTGGGATTATAGAAATTTTTTACAACATAATGCAACCAAAATAATACAAGCAAATTCAATATCTGCTTGTAATAATTGTGGAGCTTGTCCTCCTTTATATACTGGGTCTCAAAATCCCGATGTACAATCCAATACACCTTTTGTATTTGCATCAGCACTAGATAGCAGTCAACCATTTGGATACGAAACTAGTGATCTTAAAAATTTGTATCTTTCTCGATACGATTTACAAAGTCGAATGTTATCGCCATCAATACCATTGTCGCAGGCTCAAATGTTAGCTCAGGGTATTCCGCGTTCAAATTAAAAATTATATAATTATTATACTATTAGATTATTATTTAATAACATAATAATCTAACATATAATCTAACACATAATATGTTAATTATTTGTTAATTATATATTGAAATAATTTTTACCTAATACGTAATTAAGTAAGCGTTGAATATTATCAATTTCATAATTAAAAACTAATGCTACAAATGTAGATGTGATACAGTCAATTGTATAATGGTTTCTTGATGCACATATTAATATGAACCCGCAAATATATACAGCGATATATAGTAACCAATAACTTGAACCATAATAACGCGCAATGAGTAATATCTGAATTACTATACCTACAAAATGTAAACTAATCCCAAGGTTATTACACGAACCCATATTTATTCCGTTACTAAACAAATTAGAAGAATACTTACATTTTTTACTACTATCGGGTAGAGTAGTAGATACAAAATATATATATGCTATAAATCGAAATATTAAATGAATAAAAATAAAAATGATAATGTACTTGTATTGACCATTTAAAATAAAAGTAATAAAGAAAATAAATGAAACAGATAAAGTAAATAAGTCACTTATTACATCAAGGTGCTCTATTTTTTTTATATTGTCTTGTATAATATCCGGTAATACAACTTTATTTATCGGTTTTCCTTTGGTATATGAATGTTTATTAACTACGTTTTCAATAATATACGTTATGATAAATAATACAACAAATAACAATATAATATTTGTATAACTTATTTTTTTCATTGTAGTTTAGAGTTTAAAACTATTATATATTATATAGTTATATAATAAGTATAAAAAACATTATTGTAATTTAATCATGAAAAATAAAACAAAAAATAATAAAAAATATTACTCATTAAGATATTTACCAAAAAGATTAACACGAAAAGATGCTATAGTTGAAAAGAATGAACTTGATAAGTCTAGACAGTTATATAAAAAAAATAAATATTATACTAGGAAAAAAATAAATTCATTTACTAGTAAAGTATCTAAACATGTATTAAAAGCAAGAAAAGTATATGGTATTGAAGATATATATGCATCAAACGAATTGGCAAAAAAAACAGGCTGCAGTATTAACGCACTTAATCATATAGAGAAAAAAGGGCGTGGTGCGTATTTTTCATCAGGTAGTCGACCAAACCAGACAGCACATTCGTGGGGAAGAGCAAGATTAGCAAGTTCAATAACAGGAGGTAAATCCGCAGCAGTTGATTTTAATATACTAGATAGTGGCTGTAACCATAAAACAAGCAAAGCATATAAGATGGCATTACAGTCTGTTAAGAAACATGGACATGGAACAAGACGTGTACCAAAAACTAAGTATATAAAAAAATAATATATATCAAATAATATAGTAAATTATATAATATACTAAATTATATAATATACTAAATTATATAATAAAAATTATTTTATTATATACACAATAGCATATAAAAGTATGAAAACAATTATTAGTTTTGATGTAGGAATGAAAAATTTAGCATATTGTTTATTTCAAGTAGATTCGGATAACGCATCTAATGATTTAAATAAATTCAAAGTGTTAAAATGGGAAGTAATAAATTTATGTTCTCCTATAGTGCATAAATGCAATAATGGATGTACCGAAAACTGTAAAGATGATGCAAAATATTGTAAAATTACTGTAAATTCTGATGACGAAAACACTGAATGTGCATCTATTGGATATTATTGCAATAAACATGCAAAAAAATGTAGTACTCTTAGAGTTCCTCCTAGTGAATTAGACATTAAAAAAATAAAAAAACAAAAACTTGTAGATATAAAAAAAATTATTGAAAAATATAATATAAAACAAGCTGTTACATTAAATAATTCAGATACATATAATGCTAACGATATTGATAATAATGATGAGAATATAATAATACAAGTAGAAACAAAACGACAAAAAAATAATAAAGAACAGTTATTGGATATTATTCAACATGAGTTGAATGCAAAATATCTTCAACCAATAGAAAATATACGTGCAAATGAGATCGATTTATTAACACTTGGAAAAAATATGATGATAGAGTTAGATAAGTTCGTAGTTAAACAAAACAATGTACACGATTCTCATGAGAACAATATGGGAGGGCTGGGAGATATTCAGAAATATAAAATAGATATAGTAATAATTGAAAATCAGATTAGTACAATTGCAAGTAGAATGAAGACATTGCAAGGTATGTTAGCACAATATTTTATTATGAAAGATGTTCCATGTATAGAATTTATTTCTGCTTCAAATAAATTAAAAATGTTTATGACAAAGAAGAAAACAACTTATACAGAACGTAAATTAGAAAGTGTAGAGGTAACAAAAGAACTTTTAGAAAAATTACCTCAACTTAAGGAATATAGAGGAATGTTGGATAAAAATAAAAAGAAGGATGATTTAGCTGATTGTTTTTTACAAGGAATATATTATCTTACAGTGAAAAATATGATAAGCATTGATGAATAATAAATATCATAATTTAGTAGATGTTATAGATTATTTAATATATTATTGAGTCTATTATTGAATATATTATTAAAAGTATTAAACATATTTATAATAATATATTTATAATACGCACAAACTTAAAATTAAAATTCTAGTTTATAAATAATATGACTAACGAAATCATAGAAATCGGAGATTTGCAAGAACTTGATAATAGTTTCATGGGTGGTGGAAAAAGTGGTGGAAGAGGAAGTACTAAATCTGTAAATTTTGGTGGTGGTTTAGAACTATTAATGAATGATAAATTAAAATCTGGTGGTAAATCTAGCGGCGGTGGCGGAGGAGACATTGATATTGAGGATTTGAATGAATTAGAGGACGAGTTGAATGAATTAAGCGACTCTATGGGTCATGGTCCCAGCAAGGTATCCAAAAATTTTAAATCGGACATTTTTGGTGGGGGAGGTATTAAACTTAACAATTATGATAATGACGATCAAAGTGATGGAGGATTTTCTGATCATAAATTTAATTTAGGAAGTAGCGGTGGCGGTGGTAACAATACAAGCGGTATTGGTGCATCAACTGCAAATACAGATCCCGATAAAAAGACATGGGATGGTTTTGGAAAATTTAGTAATGTACCCATGAACCCCGATGCACCTTTAGACAATACTCCGCAAATGACAAAAGAGGAACTGTTGCGAGAAAAATTTAAAATTCTTCAGAAATTAGAAGAATTAGAAACAAAAGGTATTCGCCTGACAAAGAAGTATACAATGGAGTCTTCATTATTAGAGATGAAAGGTGAATATGAAACACATTTAGAAGAAAGAGAGAAAAAGAACAGTATTAAATTTCAACAGAAGTTGCTTATGACAGCAATTACAGGTATTGAATTTTTGAATAATAAATTTGATCCATTTGATTTGAAACTTGATGGATGGTCTGAGCAAATTAACGAGAACGTGGACGATTATGATGAAATATTTGCTGAATTACATGAGAAATATAAATCAAAAGCAAAAATGGCACCCGAATTAAAGTTACTTTTTCAACTTGGAGGAAGTGCAATTATGCTTCATATGACAAATACAATGTTTAAATCTGCTATGCCGGGTATGGACGATATTATGAGACAAAACCCTGAACTTATGAAACAGTTTACACAAGCAGCAGTAAATACTATGTCGCAATCTTCTCCTAACTTTGGAAACTTTATGGGTGACATGATGGGCGGTGGCGGAGCATCTATGTCTAGCAACTTTAATAATCAACGCCCTCCGCCGCCACCCGTAGCGACAAAAGGTCCTAATTCTATCCCACCTCCAAGAAGAGAAGGAGATATTTCAAATCGCCCCGACTTGAATTTTGGAAGAGGAGGTAACATGAATGATGGTGTAAATTTATCAGATAGTTATATTAATCCTTTTCAATCAAAACAGACACGAGGCGCACCTCCTCCACTTCCACAGAACCCACGTCCTGAAATGAAGGGACCTTCGGATATAAGCAATATTTTATCTGGACTTAAGACAAAAACTGTAAATATACCTAATGCATCAAATCCTGGTACTTCCAGTGGAAATAATAATACATCATCTGCAAATGCTACATCAGAAGATAAAGGTAGTACTATTAGTATAACAGAATTAAAAGAATTGCAAAATGATAACATGCCAAATCGTACAAAACGTAAACCAAAATCGGAAAAAAATACAATTAGCCTTGATATTTAAAATAGGTACAACTAATAAAATATATGAGTAAATAAATCTAATATAAAATATTATATATATTATATTAAATTTTATGCTATTAGATACAGATAAAAAGGATGTAAAAAATATGATCTATACAGTAGTACAAAAATATATTCGCAAAATACCCAATATAAATATAGTCAATAAATCGATATTTTTTAAAAATATTTCTTCTAGTTTCACACATAAAATAAATAATATTAGCGATATTTACAATACACTTGCTATATTTAAAAAATCTTCACTCTTATTTTTATTTAATTCATCATCTTCATCTATAATAAAACACCCAAATAATGAAAATTTATTTATAATTAATACAAGATTTACAAATTATATTTTGAATAAAATTGGTCAAAATAGTAATTCCGGAGTTAAAACTATGTGTATTACAATTAATAGAATCGCAATTATGGATAAATCTTTTAATACAATGAGTTTTAAACACTTATTACCTCGCAGTTATAGTAGTAAATACGTCGGAATCGAAGATATTAGATTGTTTAACTTTAATAAAGAAATATATTTCATAGGATCATTATATAATCCATTAAATAATAAAATAGAAATTGTTTCAAACAAATATAGTATAGGTAATAACTACAATCCATTGATAATAAACCCATCATTTAAAACTGATTATGTGTGGGAAAAAAATTGGGTATTTTTTAATAATAATAATGAATTAAATATAATTTATAAATGGTATCCTATTTATATTTGTAAAATAGATTATAATAAACAAACTTTAAATTTAATTAAAACAATTGATAATGTACCAATTGATTTTAAACAATTTCGGGGATCAACAAATGGTATTGAGTATGATAATAAAATATGGTTTATAGTTCATCAACAAAATAATATTATTTCGGGTGTTAAAAATAGTTATGATCATAATTTTGTGGTATTTGATAAAAATATGAATTTACTAGGATATTCTAATATTTTTAAGTTTGAAAATAGTATTGTTGAATTTTGTATTGGAATGGAGTTATCATGTGATAATAATTTTATAATATCATATAGTGTATTAGACTGTTCTTCAAAAATAGTAGTATTTAGTCCAGAATATATAAATAGTTTAATTAAGTATATATAATTATTAAGTATCATATTTATACGATATAGTTATTACCTTAAAATTTAAAGATATATTGTATTTATTCAAATGTTCTTTTGTTATTATTACTTGTTCTTTACTGTTTTCAAATAATTTAATTATATTTATTAGTTTTTCTGTAATATCTAAATCGTCACATTTAGCCAAAAAAATATGTATTGAACTACATGGTAATATTATATCTTCTTCATCAGTAAAGTTTTCTTTTTTATATTGTGTCACTAATGATTCAAATTTATCAGATTGGAAAACTAAACCAGTATTTCTTACTCTCATTCCTTTCAAAGGTAATATATTATAATCACATGGATATCTAGTTCCGTTCCAGCAGTACCAGTTTATATTTTTTTTTAATTTTTTTTTATTCATTCTTTCTTGTATATTTTTAATCATTATATCTATGCAAAATAATCCTGTTAAAGGATGACCAACATATTTTTGAACATCAATTGTATTATAATCCCAATTTAATAAATATGTTAATAATTTTTTTGCTCCTTCAATCGTAATAATATAAGCATGAGTGCAATACGTAGATAATGTGTTTATATTTGGTACTTTATTTATATTTGCACATTCATTTATTTGATTCCCTATAAAAATAATATCAAAGTTTTTTGGCGTATAATTATAATACATATGGGATAATTTTTTCCAATCAGGATGAAAAAAAACATCATCCTCAAAAATAGTACAAATAGATATATTATTTTTAACTATATGTTTATACAATTTTAAGTGTGATAATAAACAACCCATCTGTCCAAATCCCAAATGCTCGTGTAGCTTTATATTATTAAATTCATTAATACAACTATCTAATTCATTCTTATTTTTTGCTTTAACGCCTTCAAAAATTTGCATATTTGTATATCCAGCATTTTTAATATTTTTTTTGAAAAATTCTGTTCTATTTGCACAATATTCTTCTATATGTATAACAAATGCAGGCTGAGTTAATATGTAATCAAAGTTCATTTATATTATTTCTTGATAATATAATTTATGTAATTTATATTATTAAATAATAATATACACTATAATATACACTATAATATATATATTATAATAATGAGCAATATAGAAATTATAGTTTCTAGATACAACGAAGATCTTAGTTGGACAACAGAAAATACATTTAATGAGTTTAAATATGTCGTTTACAATAAAGGCATCAATGATAATTTTGAAAAAACAAATGTAAAACAAATTATAAATATTAATAATGTTGGAAGAGAAAGTGAGACTTATTTAAATTATATAGTTACAAACTACAATAACTTGGCAGATATTATTGTATTTTTTCCTGGTTCGTTAGAACTAACAAATAAAAAAGAAATAGCAATACAAATTTTAAACCGAATTAAAAAATATAAAACTGCTATTTTTTTAGGAGAATCTACAAATAGTATTAAAAATATATTTAATGAGTTTAAATTAGATAACTGGGCTTCGAGTAGTGTTAAAAATTTAGAAATAAATAACGAATCAAAACTTGAATTAAGTAAAATACGCCCTTATGGTAATTGGTTTAACTATTGTTTTGGAAATAAAAAAGTTACTAATTTTTGTTATTATGGTATTTTTTCTATTGATAAAAGAGATATTTTACAACACCCAATAGCAAGATATGCTAATCTTAAAAATCAATTAAGTAATTCTTCAAATCCAGAAGTTGGTCATTATATTGAAAGAAGTTGGGGTGCTATATTTCATCCAATCAAGTATACAAAAATTTTTTGTAAAAAAAAAAATTAAATTTATTGTATTAAGTTTATTGTATTACGTTTATTGTATATTATATATTAAAAATTATATATTAAAAATTTTATATTATATATATCAATAATGTTTTCAATCATCGCTTGTACTAATAATTCCAATACTAATTGGACAGAATCAATAGATTCAATTATAAATCAAAAATATGATAATTGGGAACTACTTATTGTTTTCTATGATACAGAAATTACTGAACATATTACCAACCTAATGAAGAAATATAATTCATTCGATGAGACAAGTGAAGAATCTGTAGACAATAACCAACCTAAAAAAATTAAAGTGTTGCACTATTCAGATGAAAAATCATATGGTAGTGTTTTATTGCGTGTAGCAAATAATGAATGTTTATATAATTATATTGCAATTATGGAACTAGGAGATATATGGGCTCCTATTAAATTAGAAAAACAAGCAAAAACACTAATAGACTATCCAAAAATTGACGTATTAGGTTGTAAAAGTATTTATACAGAAGTAATAAATAATAAAACCCGTGATCATGTTTCAAATAACCCTGTAGAAGAGTTGTATAAAACAAATATCTTTAATACAAATCCATTTATAAATTCAACTGTTGTATTTAAAAAATCTATTTTAGAATATTTTAAACCATTAGAATGTAAATATGCACTGAATCTATTATGGGTTCAATTAGCTGTACAACAAGGATGTATGTATAATTTAAATGATATTTTGGTAAAACATAGTTCCTTAAATATAGTTAAACAGTATGACGAATGTTACTCGTCGGAAGAAATGATAAATGCAATAAATAATATTAAATCAAAATATATTAGAATTAAATTTTTTAGCGAGTTTTGTAATTCATATATATGTAAAAGTAATTATGAAAGAATGTGCATGGTTGACGAGATTGAGTATTATGGAAAAATGAATAAAATATATATTACATGTACAGAATCATACACTCATGCTATTATACTGAACTGTATATCTCCTGAAAAATTACACGTCGATAAACGAAATGTTATCGGATTTGCACAAGAGCCTCCGGAACTACCATTTTTAAAAATAAGACAAAATAATTTTATAGAATATGCTGTTAACAATATTGGAAAATACTTTATAGGATCAACAAAAGGGTTACCATCATCTACCTTTATAGGACATCATGGATTTTTATTTTACGATACACCTAAATATTTAAACGAATTACCGGTTAAGAAAAAATTAATGTCAATTATGGTTTCTACAAGAAATATAACATATGGACATATATATCGTCACGCACTAGTTCAAAATATTTTAAAGAAAAATCTACCTATTGATATATGGGGAAATGGTACAGACTTGTATAAAAGTGAATATGGTAATAATAAAAACTTAAAAGGAAAATTTACTACCATGGAAGAAATGTGTAAAGATTACGTGTTTACTATTGCTATTGAAAATACAATTCACGATCATTATTTTACTGAAAAAATAATTAATCCTCTTATTTATAATACTATTCCCATTTATTTGGGATGTTCAAATATTGAAAAATATTTCCCGAATCATGTAATACCTTTAACAGGGAATGTGCATATTGATATAAATGCAATTGAATATATTTTAAAAAACCCCCAAAAGTTTATCAATATGCATAAAATAGATATACAAATGGTATTAAGTAAAGTTAATCTTATAAAAAATATCGAAAATATTTTTGAGATAAAATAATGTAAAATAATCTAAAATAAAATATTATTTTTTATATTTTATTTTATTAATTATTTAATACAAAGATGAGAACATATTTACCATAAAATATTTCTACTTAAATTGTTAGCAGAGTATTTATTTTTTCTCCAGTGACCTTTCATAAATTTTGTACGTGTTAAATAGTTTTTACGGCGATTTTTATCATGATGTTTGGTATAATCTTCATAACCCATTTGCCCAAAATTTACCCATGTATTATTTTTAGGATCAAATATTTTATATTTTTTGTTTGGGTTACTCGCAGGGTATAATTTTGCGGTTTTACCTAGATATTTATATGCCATACGTTGAGCAGTCTTCGGCGTAGAATATAAATATATACGTGATGGAAAACTTGTTTTAGTTTTTTTATTGAGTTTTTGTGTTTTATTTCTTTGTACCATATTATATTATAAAAATATAATATTATAAACAAAATATAATATTATAAACAAAATACAATATTATAGATAAATATCTTATTTAATAAGTTATTTTCTTTTTATAATTTTATTTATATACTTTAGCAATGTCAATTCAAACTCAAATAGCAGAAAAACAACATACATCCTTTTCAAAAAGTTCAATAAGTCACGATGACAATGAGTTGTATCAAAAAGAAACATATAACTATGACTTTAAATCTGTTTGTTTAAAAGAAAATGTACATTTAAAACGTGAAAAAAATATTGATTTATATTTACTACAGTTTTATTTAGAAAATAAAAACAAAAACTTATGTGATATTATAAATTTAAATATGTACAGTTTACTTTATACTCTAAATAAAGATAATTTTGAAAAAATAGAAATAAAAAAATGGTTATCAGATCATGAAGTCGAAGTTCTTTTTCTTTTTAAACCATTTGGTAAAGAATTAGGAATAAAACCAAAATATATGTATATTAAATCAGTTGAAAAAATAGAAAATGGTAAAAAAATATACACAGGATACGACATAGAATACCCCAATTTATCCGAGATAACTGGTTATGAAAAAGTAAATACAAGTATCTCAAATATGATTGTAAATTTTGAGTCAAATCATAAAGTAAATATAAATTACGTTTTTAAATTAGACCTATCACATAGTTTGCCTATTTACATGGAAAATATTTTAGGCCTTATTATGAAAAAAATGTTTATTCATCTAAAAAAATTTATAGAATCAGTTAATTTTTAATTTATCTTCTTCTTTTTCTTCCTGTACTTCTTTTTCTTCATGTACTTCCTTTTCTTCCCGTACTTCTTGTACTTCTTTTTCTTCATGTACTTCCTTTTCTTCCCGTACTTCTTGTACTTCTTTTTCTTCCTGTATTTCTTTTTCTTCCTGTACTTCCTGTTTTATATATTCCACATTATTTTTATGTTCTGAATCATTAAATACAAATAATGAATAATATTGTGTTACACACGAAACAAGAAAATAACCCATTATTGTAAACCATAAATATTTAAGTGTTGTACAAGCATTTGGAAAAACATACAACATAAATATAATAGATAAAATACTACCTAGTCTACAAAGTAATTTAAATGCCGAACATTCTGACCTGTAAATTCTAGATTCAAGATACATTCCTATTATGAACATTACAATAATAATATATTGAAATACACTTGTTGATATAATTTTCTTATAATCAAGTAAAAAAAATATACACAAATAAGAATATAATAACGACTTTTCATATGGATCTTTAAAACTATTATTATCACCTATAAAATTAGCAAAATTTCCTATATAATATACGATTATAAAGAAAGGATCTTGGATACTTAACTTAGTTGTTGTTATGAACTGCACTCCTTTTAATGCCTCTAATAATGTTTCATTTTTAAAAGATTCTAAATATTTATTATCGATTATGTCATCATATAATTTTGCTGAAACTCCGGCTACAATAGCCGTCAAATAGTTACTATTAAAATAATTAGTATATAAAATATCAATAAAATTTGAAAACATTTTGTTGTATATTCACTTATTATTATGATATATTTATTATTTCGCATTATTTTGTATTATTGTATTGTTTTAAATTTACAATCTCATTAATAATATGTGTTATATTTATTGACTTATGTTATAAATATAATATATCTATATAAAGATTATATAAAGATTTTTTATAATATATTATTAACTTATAAATCATATTGTTACCTATTATATAATGTACCATCGTATTAATAATAGTAATCCTTTACAGACAAATGAAGAGCTAACATCTGATAAAATTCAAGATAAAGAAAATATTGAAAATGATATTAACAATAATATTTTATATAAATTAAATAATTTTTTTACTTCACTAATACCCATTATTAGATCAGGAATATCAAATACATTATTTATTTCTAGTTGTCTGGGAATATATACCAAGTACTTTTTAATTTATAAATTATCAAAAAAAACAAAAGAAAACTATAATAACATGATAAAAAATATTGTTTCACATTTATCTAGTAAAAATATATTTTTCACAAAAATATTTCAAGCTGTTTCAAATAATAATAATATTCTTGATAAAGAATTATTTAATTATTTTATAGAATACACAGATAGCGTTAGATATGATCCATCAGAAGTTGACTTTAATGGACTATATGATTTGATAAATATTGCACGTACAAATGGAGATGAACTAACAATAGATAGTGAAAAACCAATTAAATCAGGAAATATTGCATTAGTATATAAAGGTAAGTTAAATGGTAAAAGCGTAATTATAAAATATCGTCGTAAAAATATTATTGAAAAATTTAAAAAATCAATGGATGAACTATTCCTATTAATACGTATATCAAGTAAACTTCCATACATATCTGATTTAAATGTATCTGACTTATTTGAAGAAAATCGCGAAATCATGTTAAATCAGTTGAACTTTAATAATGAATTATCTAATATTCAATTATTTACAGAAAAATTTAAAGATATGTCTTCTATTTTGATACCAAAAGTATATCCATATTTTACGGAAAATAATTCATCTGTTGTTATAATGGATTTTATAGACGGTAAAAGAATAGAAGAAATTTGTGACAACGACAAAGATGAATACTCAAAAATATTAGCACGATTTAATTTAAAATGCGTATTTTATGATGCAATATATCACGCTGATTTGCATTCAGGAAATGTCATTTTTATAAAAGATTCGGATGCTACACAAAAACTTAAAATAGGTATAATAGATTACGGAATTATAGGTACTATGACAAGAGAAGAACAAAATATATTTTTCACATTTTTTAAAATTTTAGTTAGTAAAAATTGTAATGAACTTGCATCTTATATTGTTGAAAATTTAACAGAACCTAATACAGATAATAAAAATATATTAAGTCAGCAAGATAAAAGTATGTTGATTGATAATATTTGCGAAATATGCAATAAAACAATAAATATTGAAAATAGAATGATGGGAGGTGAAGAAATAGTTCTTATTAATAGAGTATTAAAAAAACAAAATCTACAATTCTCAAGATTCTTTTGTAGAGTAGAATTAGCCATTGCTATTTCTGAAAATGTGTGTAATTCATTGGCTAGCAATTCTTGTTATATAGAACAACTATCGTCAGCATTTAATGAGTTGTTTGGAAGTGATATTGATAACTATTTTTAATACTTTTGGAAAATATATTATACCATAGTTATGTAATAATGAAAATATAATAAATATATATTCATTATATAATACAGTTATACTTGCATGTCTTTACTTAATAACAATAATTATATTGTTTCAACAAATATAAATTCTAATACATCTACATATATTGATAGCGCTGATATAATAACACAAACCAACAATCTAGATGAAATATCAAAAACACTAAAAACAGGAGATATATTACTTTGTGATAATCTCCAACAAAAAGGATTAGGTTTATTTGGATGGTTAATAAAGTATGCTACTACAAGCGATTTTTCACATACTGGTATGATTGTTGTTGACCCTAATTTTACTGATCCACCAGTGACTGGTGTATATGTTTGGCAATCTGGTACTGCTAGTATACCCGACGCTGAAGATAATAAAGTAAAAATAGGAGTTCAACTTACTCCATTTTTAGAATTTGTACAAACTTATTTTGGTAAAATTTATCTTCGTAGATTGCATATTTCTATACATAATGTTTCATATAACGAAGAAGTCTGTGACAACCAAGATAATAACCATCACAAAAATATAACTATTCATCGGGATAACATAGATGAAAATGATTTACCAAATTCTGGTTATACACGTACAAATATAAAAACTACAACTAAAAATATTGTAGAGTTAATAAATCCAATACGTTTTTTAAAAGGTACAATTAACTATATGTATTATGGCTACAATTTTATAACAAAAAATATATACAACTTTTATAATCCAAACCATTATCTTACGCTACCGTATTCATCACAATTATTAACATCTTCGTCATCAACATCAATACTACCGATTTTACCAAAACGTGAAATAGAACAGTCTAAGAAACAACATCATACAGCTAATCCGTTTACACAAGAAAAAATGGAAGAAATACATAAAGTAGTTTATAATAAACCATATGATATTGTTATACGCGATTGGATTGAAGCGTACTTTAAAAATGATCCTCATCCACAAAAAATATCTAGATTCTGGTGTAGTGCATTAGTTGCATTTATATATACAAAGGTTGGTCTATTTGATTCAAGATTAGATTGGAGTATTATACGACCTAGTTTTTTTTCAAGCGAAAATCCAGATTTAAATGATAAATATCTTGTAGGTGCATATTTAACAGATGAAACTCTTATTTGGTGTTCATCGCGCAAAGTTAAATCATCATAGTATATTACAAAGTATCTTATAAAATATCTTATAAAGTATTATTATGATATCATGATTTTATATTATGATATTATATTATAGCAATACCTGTATATCTGCAATATTTATGAATATAACTATTAATAAAATAAATACAATTATTTTTTTAGCATTTTCTATATTTTTAGTCGTATTTATAAATAAAAATTTCTTGAATGTCTATAACAAAGTACAAACTGATACCAAAAAAAACGTAACCAAATATTCAGACTATATTTACTTATATGTTCCTATTATGTTTTGGCTAGCATCAAAAGCAAGCGTTTTTGAACTCGCCGATGGATACTATGAACTATACATTAAAAAAATGTTAACTAGTATAAGTCAACATGAAAAAGCATACAAAGAAACCGATCCATTTGTAGGTGGTGTATCCATTCTAGCAATTTTAATATTTGCACTACTCGCTACGGCATCCGCTTCAGGGCTTGGTAATGAAGGCGTCATGATATACTCTTCTATTTGCTTAATGTTGTATATGTATTTTCATTTACAACCGCTTTTTGGTTTTGAAAAAATATATACCGATATTATGATTTATATAGGATATGCTATTGGTTTTACAATCGTTTACTCATCATTGTCTTCGACATTTTTTTATATTTTAGAACATATGTTATTAAAAAAGGGTACACACTTTTTTTCGACATACGGTATATTGGTTTGTGCCATTCCATTTATATATTTTCTTGTTGGAAAACAAGACGTGGGTATATATATTGATAAACTTTCATTTAAATTCTCTCATGCTTTATACATTATTTTATTTTCTATTTTTACAGGAGCATTATCATTAGTATTTTTTAAATCATTTAATGTGCTATTTTATTTTATAAAAAATTCAAAATATAATAATTTATATGTACTTATTTGTGGTTTTATTCTTGCATTTATTGTTAAAAAATTAGGGTTCTTGTCTATGGGACCCGGAGAATCCGCCATCAATGAAAGTTTTCAAGCAGTATTCAATAATAAAAAAAATAAATCTATGAATACAGAAACATCTGTTACACAAGAAAAATATAAAAATAAATTTAACTTTTATAGCGTTTTTGGTAGAATAATAGATTGTATTGTTTCTATGGGTTCTGGTCTAACTGGTGGCCTTATTATTCCTACAATGACAATTGGTTGTGGTCTCGGATCTATTCTATCTAAATACACACCTATACCACAGGAAAATCTTATGTATTTAGGTATGTCTGCTTTTTTAAGCCCGTTTTTAGATGCTCCAATAACTAGCGGAATTCTTGTAAATAGAATATGCAAACAAAATATAGATACGATACCTTATTCTATTTCCGTTTCTTGTATATCATACTTGACATATAGATTTTTAAAAAATAGATTTTCATCTTAATACACTATTTTACTTATTTTTATGAATTCATTATTCACATACAATGAATAATGAACTTTATTTACACGTATTTACATCTACTTAATGTCTCTTATGTTTTCTCGTATTATGTTTTACAGTACCATAATTTATTTTTTTTGTTTTATTATACATTTTTATCTTTCTTGTATCTTTATTTACACCAAATTTAGATAGTTTAATTTTATTTACACTAGCACTGCTTGTATTTTTTCTTGTTTTGTTATTTTGAATTGTACCTCCTGCTTGGCCTCCCGCTATACGCGGCAATGCGTAAGACCAATGTCCTCTGCCTCCTATTATAATATAAGAATTTGGATGATTCATTAAAAAATCTATTGTATCTCCTATATCATGTGGTTGTCTTCTAGCATTATTTGCTAAAAAGTCAACAATCATTCTGTCAGTAGTTGATGGATCATTTACATAATCAATAAATCGTTGTCCATTGGGTCTATAATTATTAAACCATATTATATCGAACCTAGTAACCTCTTCTACTCCCGGTAGCGATACAACTGGTCTTTCATACATTAAAGATGTAAAATATATTTCATTTTCACTACCATAATATCTTGGTTCAACGGAACGACTTATACGATTAATAATGCCAAAATTGGGTCCATTATTTAATAAATAGCGAACCATTACAACATTTCTGTCTCGATTCTGTTGTAAATAACTATCTATATTAAATCCTTGTATTCTATCATATATCGCTCTCGCGAATGCGGTAAGATCTCTTCTTACTCGAGACTGTTCACGGAATTGTATTTCATTTTGTTGATCTATACTTAGTCTTTCATATTGTTGTTTATTAAAACCCGCCATAGTCAACATACCAATAGAATTATAATAACAATTACCATTACCATCAGAACGCATAAAATCATAACCTATAACATCTAATAAACCTTCCCTCCCACTTTTTTTATCGCTCGGTTTAGTGATTTTTTTAATTTTTTTAATTTTTTCAACAATTTCTTCTATGTTTTCATCTTCTTTATCTTTTACTTTATTAAATAAAGAACCGTATAGTTCAATTAATATTTCTTTTCCCTTATCAGGAGAATCACGTTTTATCAAATACATAAATATACTATATCTTTGAGTATTGTATAAATAGTCAATAACATCGCTTACTTTTTTAGCATCAGCGCTGATTTTTTTTATTAACTCTTTTTTTAATTCATATATATCATTTACTGTTTTTTCATCTATTAAATAAAGTGTATTAAACTCTTGTGTTGTCATTAATTCCATATCCTTTAATAAATTTATTTGAGTTACTCCATTGGCAAATAATTTATAAGCTATACAATCTTGTTTATTTGAACTAAAAAACTCACTCTTAGTATTATTTGTAAAATAATATAAGTCATTTAAAATATAATATACTGCAGCTGCATAAACTTGATCTTTTAAAAACGATGTTACTGTAAATTTTATATTAGGATCTTTTATACAATTTGCTATCGCATCTATATTTTTATCTACGCTTCCCTCGTCACTTTTACTTGTAAATATAGTTTGAGGTGTTATCATAAATTCATCAAATTCTTTTTTTTCTTGTGCTTGATCTTCTTTTGATTTAATATCAAGAGGTGCAGATGGTTTTGGTGGTGCTGCAGGTAATCCTTTCCCCGGTGCTACTTTACCTTTTTGATCTTCATCATAAAAATATTTCAATACTTTATGTAAATTATTTATATGAGAATTGCTCCTATTTTTATTTAGTAATTCTGGCTGAAAGTTAAGAACCGAACTTGTCAATTTATTATAGTCTACAGGTATCCCGTTTGCATCATAACCACCCATTAAATTAATAAGAAATTTTTTTATATCTTGACTGGTGTAACTTAATTTAACATTTGATTTTTCATACTTATCTAATTGTTTACCTATTTCACTTATTATTTTTATATAGTTGTCTCTTAATATAGAATTATTTAAGTACTCAGAAACAGTAACAACTTGTAGTCCTTCAGTTTTACCCAGCGCAGACGCGTTTGGTCCAATTCCATACAATAAAGACTCATCAGAAGAAAATTTGTTTATATCAGATGGTATAATGTACCATATCCAGTGTGTGCTTTTTCTTCCTTGTAAAATTTCATTAAAAGCAGTATCAAAATTTGGACGACCTGTAGTTTTTGTTTGCATGTCCACAAATGTTTGAATTTTTGCACGTTTTTTTTTAGTATCAGATGCTAATGTTTTTGCTAATGATTTTAATACAGGTGATGCCGCAGCAGGTGAAGGTGATGGTGCTGGTGCTGGCGAAGATGGGGATGATATGCTTGGTTTTGAAGGCATTTTTAAAGAAGCATCCATTTGTTCTAGTGCTTTTTTTAGTTTATCACTCATAAACACATAACCGGCATCATAACCAGCCAAGGTATCTTTAATAAATTTTATTTTAATATCATTAATTTCTTTTTGTATGTTTTGTTTACAATCATTTAAAAATTTTGTTATTGCAATTACTTGATTCGGATCAAACGCTTTTGGAGTAATATACGTTATAGTTTTGGATTTTCCTTTATCAAAAGGAAGCCATACAAACATACCTCCGGCTCCAAGCGGATTTAATGCCGATAACTTAAAAATATTTATAATTTCACTATCATCTATTAAAAATGAAGTTGTATTAAAACTAAACCAGCATTTATACCACGTATAATCTTTATTTGTACTTGTATCTTTTATTACTTTTGTATCATAATACATTAGTTTTGTGCCCGCAAAAAAAGCATGTAAGTAATTATTTGTATCGTAATAAAATGACGTTATATGTAAATTATCAATTATTTTTGGATTTTGTATATCTCCGGGTTGAAGCCATGTATTATATTTATCTCCCGTTATAGTTACAAATCCCAAAGGAGTACCTAATCCTAATACTGGAAACATTTTTGCAACATCCGTCGGACTACTTGGTGCACCAGAAATTCCAGATACTATTGGTGCACTTGACATTGTTCCTGTTGCTACTGGCGCACCCGGTGTACTCGATGATGCTAATGGCGATGGTTTTGTTGCCGGAACAACCGCTGATAAAACTCCTGTACTTTTTAAATATTCATTAAACGCTCTTATAAATTGCTGTTTTTTAGAAGTTAACATTAATTGGCTATTATTATCCTCGTCTATCGCCGCATAACACATACCGGAAACACCTGATCCAAATTTTAACTCTGCATTTGCTGCATTTACAATAGCTTCAAATACAATTCCTTTATTGAACTGTTCTACAGTTTCATTTATTATATTTGTTTGACCTGAACTTGTTTTTACTTGTTTAGATAAGTTTTCAGCATATATTGCTTTATCCATTGCTTGTTTTTCTTTATCGTATATACAAAACATTATTTCATTGATAGAATTGGGTATTTTATAATTGTCTACATAAAAATTATACTTAATAACACCTTCTAATAATATTTTTGCATGTTCATCCATACTATAATTTGGTACAACTTTTTGTAAAGCAGTTTTAAATAAATTACCCCCAATAAATGGTATCATTATTTTTTTTACTTTATTTTGATTTGCCAATATAATTGAATTCATAACCGAATTTGCAAGAGTATCTCGGGTAATTAATACACCTCCGCTCATAGCAGGTGATGCTTGTATCATATATTTTACTGTTCCTGCTTTTATTCCTACGTTGTCAGTTGTTGAAACATCATTCGCTGTATCATATCTTATTTTATGAAAGTCTAATTTGCTTATATCTAGTAATGTAGCAGAACCGGGAGGCATTATTTTTTGAGATCCATATACTTGGTTATATGACGTACCCAACACAGATACAAAATTTTCAAGTCCTGTTGAAGGAGGAGGTTTTGATAACTTAAATATTTGATTTTGTTTATTTATAGTAATATCAACTACTTTTGTAACTGCGGACGAAGAAGATAACGAAGAAATCATTGAACCTGTTAATTTTGGTTTTGTAGATACTGCTGTTTTTACAACAGATACAGGTTTTAATGTAACTTGTGGATAATAAATAGCAAAATCAATATTTGTAGGATTATATTCTCCGTTGTTTTCTCCTCCAAAAGATGATGGTGCATTATCTTTACTTGTATATATTAAAGTTTCCTGTTCTGGTATACTTGTGCATCGTAAAAAACTTGGTCTTATATTATTTGGAAGACGTTCTAACATATTTATATTATAATCTCCAGCAAAAACAATATCAAAATCTCTATACGGTATCATTACTGGATACTTTGATGTTCTAATAAATGTAACAATTGAATTTAATAATGAGTATATCTCATCTTGACGCTGATCGGTAAATTCTAGTCTTTCTGGATCTAAAGGAAAGTGTACTGAAATAAGTATTTGTTTTTTTGTTTCATTTATGAAAAACCATAAGGATGAGAAATCTTTTTCAAAATCATCGGTCTTATAATTTTCATTAAAATTTACGTTCATCTCTTTAAATATTGTTTGTGCAAACCCATCATTCGTATATAATGTTTGTGCTGGTTTAGCAGACTTTCCAGGAATTGCAGGTTTTCCTTTAATTTTAATAACTCCTGAAACAACATATCTTGATTTATCACTTTTTTTTGTAATAAGATAAAATTGCGTATTATATGCATTTATTCCTCCTCTTAATACATTTAAATTATTACTTGCTACTTCTTGTGTGAATATAGCTATCGCCGAATTTTCCGTGGGACCCTCTTGTATTAATGTATAATCGTATCCCGTTCCTGAGTTCATCATATCACTAATTGCCTTTGTATTATTCTTAATCCTTCTTTTATAAAGATCATCTGTTTCTTTTACTTTACCAATAAACTTATGATAATAAAATATTTTTCCTTTACTGTCTGTATTTTGACCTCCTAGCCCAGCCACATTCCATGTTATTAATTTTATGTTTCCAATACCACCTACCATAACACTTTCAGTACCATCCCCACCTCCCGCTTGAGTTTGTCCACATTTATGTTTTCCATTACTATCTACCGAACTATCGATATCATATTTAACCGGTGAATGATCTGAAAATATATCCGGATCTGTTGTCTTCCATGTGTTCATTGGTTTTGTTGTAAGATATTGATCTACATCTTTACCTGAATCACAAATAGATACATATCTTGGGTATGGAGAATCAAAAAATGATAAATCGCGATTTGCGACTTTAGATGCTACTACAGGTGGAACTAAATCTGTACGCTTAGATGATACCGGTTTTGAAGTCTTAGTAAAATCCGGTTTATCTTCAGCAGTCGATGTTGAAGTTCTACTAGAATCTTGACCTGTTTGTAATTCTTCACCTTCTTCTTCACCTTCTTCATCTTCTTCTTGTATAGAACTTAATATTGCACTTATATCTGCACCTTCTTCTGATTGTTTTTGTAATTCTTGTTCAGCAATATGTTGCGATATAATTTGGTTTACAGCAGATGTAGTTACTTCAAATACTCCTCCAATAGCATTACTGTTTGACGGATTTACATTATCTGGAAAATCCGGTAAATCATCTTTCTCTTCTTGGGGTGTCATTTTATGGATTTCTTCTTTTGGACAAAGTTTTAACTTCCTTGTAGTAAAAATAAATTGTGTTCGTTGTTGAGTGTTAAAATTATTTTTTGATAATGATATAGTATTACCAAATAAGTTATCATCAATTATATTATTTTCATATCCAATTAATTTGAATCTGCCTACACGCTGTAACCCACCATATAAATAGTTTAATATTTGACATTGTAAAATAAATTTATCTATTATTTCCCAATATTTTTCTCCCAATACTTCTTTATAGTCTTCACCTTTCATTCTAGTTTTACTTTTTGATAACATTAACTTAAGTGCCGGGGTTTTACTGTATATGTCTTGTATTTTTGATGTATATGGGATATTAAAATTAAAGTTACCACTAATAAAAATAGGATTATCATCTGTTGAACCTGACAAAAAATACCTCAAACGTAATCTATATATAAATGATGATATCAAAAATACTTCAATTGCTGCTTTTGTAAGAGGTGGTGTTAATTTTTCAATAGATTGTTTCTGTTTTATTTGTTGATCTTTACGTCTTTCATAATCATTTTTTGCATTTTTTTCAGTTCTTTCTGAATCTAATTTTATATTTATAATTCCAAATATTTGTCCATGTGGAATAAGTGCTGGATCATTATATTTTACACATGGTGTGGCAGTTGCACCTTTGGGTGTTTTTACTACTGGAATAAATTTTTTTATAAAGGATGATAAAAAATTAGTATATCCTTCATCTTCTGTGTTATCTTTTTCGTACCATTCTTTAATTTGATTATTTCCTCCTTCCATACTACTGCTATCTTGTTCATTATTTTCATTTTCTTCATTTTCTTCATTTTCTTCGGGATATAATTCTTCATTTTCATCTTTTTCTTTGCTACTGCTTTCAGAATTATTTGATACTGATCCTTCGTCTCCATTTTCGCCTTCGACACTACCCTCTTCTACATCATTTTCATCTACAGGTAGTGAATTTAATTTTTCAACTTTCTTGATTTTTTCCAAATCGTCACTTTCAGATGGTTTAAAATTAGGAATACTTTGAAGTCCAGGCAATACACGTTTTTTTACTTGCCCTGAACTACTAGAAACACCCGGTGTTCCAATAATTCCTGGTTTTATAGAAGGTACTGGAGTATTACTATTATCGGTAAAATAGCAATAAGTTACTGTTGCAAGTGATTTATCATTAAATAATGGATCAAACATATTTTGTTGACCATCTATAGATAATAAAGGTGTGTCAACTTTTTTTACTTTTACAATTCTTTTACTATATATTGCTGGAGCCATCCGAATGTCGGATACTTCTCTTATTTCAAACTTGTATTTATTTATCATTGTAAGATTACCAAGCGCAGTAGGATTAGTACTATCAGGCAAATCATAATCTGGTTCCATGTAACTGTTTGTTACACCACTTATTCCACCAGAATTATATACAAATTTTTGTTCAAAAAAATAAATAAAATCATATATATGTTTATATTTTTCATATATTTGTGCTACTAGATTGTTAGGATCCGACGTGTCCTCCAATAATGCTTTCATAACTGTATTTCTGTATAAATTTATTCGTGGCCTAATATCGATTGCATCAATACTTGATAGTAATTCTTGGTTTTGTTGTGATAGACTTTGTACTATTTTTTTATAAGAATTTAATGAACATTGTACATCTTGAAAGCAGTAAACATCTGCATTACACATATCCATTGCATTAAACAGACGCTGTTTTCTTCTATCCCATGAGTTACTATTTTTCCATGAGACACCTGCATATGAGTTTTGAATATTATTAAATCCGTTTATTAGTTGGTCTTGTCCTAAAAAACAATATTGTACTAATGAAATTTGCGTAACACCTGCATCCATAGGAGGACTCATAAGTTTATCAGAGTCAATTGACATTGCCTGTTTTACAAATCCAGGTAATATATTTGTAATGTCTGGCGTTGTTTGTGATGTAAAAGCTTCTGTTATTTGCTCTGCTACTTTACCCCAATCGCGGTCTACAAAATGACGCTTCCAGTCACTTTTAATACGTGCACCTTTTACAGCACATGAGCCAAGAAATGAACTTCGGCTATCTATTGGTAACTTACCCTTTTCTAGTTTTTCAAGAAATAATTCAAGTTCTATATAGTACCCAACATTTACATTTTTTGGCAATTTATTTTGTTGTATTTGACTAAACTCATTATTCCAATCTACATAATCAATAATATAACTAATATTTTCATACTTAAATGATGTTTTATTTGAGAAAATAATATTTAAAATAAATTTTATATTATGTTTAACAATTGAGTTAATTTCACTGATCGATGATTCTGTTATTGATTTTAATAATGATTCATCTCTTTCCTTTTTAGGTATTATATCCTCGTTTGATTGTTTTTTTTCTCCGGCAAATCTTGGCAAAATATTTTGTTTCTCTAATAATTCAATGGTTAATTTTATAATAGTCTCTTGTTGTGGTGTCAATGATATTTTTCCTTCTGTTACAGAACTTGACACATTCTTGGTTACAATATTATATATATTTGAAACAGGTATCATAACTAACTCTCCTGCTCCAAATGATGTTCTATTTTTTGAATTTTGAAGAATACTTCTTACACGATTAGTATCTACTTGTCCAGAATAAATTACTGAACGCATAACATCCATATTTGTAGTTTCATTTGCAAGAGTATCTGGGGTTATAACATTATTCGGAGTATACAATAAATTTCTTGATGTACTCCCTACAGTTCCAGGAAATTGCGAACCAGTTTGTTCAGTAAATTCTTTTGTTATTGTTTTATTAACAGTATCTGGTTTTGTGACATGAGAAAATCCAGTAGATACAGAAGTAGCTGATGCTATTAATGCTCTTGTCGTATTATCAATTTTTCCACCAATAAGACGATAGTCATTTCCTTCTCGAATCATCAATAAACTTGGTGTATTTAATTTTCTTCTGTCTATGTCAGAAAGTTGTCGTATTTCTTGATCAGATGGTTTTGTAAAAATAAATGAAAAAGTTGAACCTATTAATAAATTTTCGGCATTAGGTGACCATATTTTTATTGAATTACCATCTTTGTCTTCCACTATTTTATTTTTAGTGTCACTTCCACTTGGAGTCTTTGTTTTATTATTTAATATATCAATTGAACTTGGTTGTACTGTTTTATTTTCGTTATTATATAATTTAATTGGTTCTCCTAATTTTTTTAGGTATGATCTAAATAATTTTATATTAAAAAATGTATCTACTTGACTTTTTACTGTAGCATTAGACGGAAACCCTGATGATGAAAATTTTATTAATGATGATATAAAAGGTTCTGCGTCATAATTTACACGACTTGTTAAACTTTCGCTATAATTATTGCTTCTACCATACAAACCTAAACTAGTATTTCTTTCTCTTTCTCTTTCTCTTGGTGAATCATATGAGTCCGAACTATCAAATATATCTCGTCCACCTAATTGCGTTTTTGCTTGAATAGCAGGAGGTACAATACCTTGTGCGGGTTGTTGAAACTGAGGTTGTGGCTGCGGCTGCTTTTGCGGCTGCTGTTGCGGCTGCTGTTGCGGCTGCTGTTGCGGCTGCTGTTGCATCTGCGTAGGTACCTTTGGTTGCGATGTATTTAATACTTTTTGTGTTTGTTGTAATTCGCTCGGTGTCTCTGTATAACTTCTTTTATAATATATTCTATTTAATTTTCGTTTTTTACCCTGACCCGATGATGTTGTTTGTAACAAATCAGGAGCAATATATATTTTTAGTGTTCCAATATTATATTTATCTGTAGCTATTCTTTCTTTTTCTTCTTCTTTATCTCTACGTGTTTTTGGTTCGGTATCCATATTATATAATATCGAGATTATTAATATATATTATAATATTCGTTTAATTAATTTAAATATCATAATATTAAGTTAAAATTTATTCATGTTGTATGCATCTAAATAATTCATTTGACCGCTTTTATGTTTTTGAATTTTTGCTTTTTCTAATAATTCTACAGCATCATTAACTTCTTTTTCACTTATTATTTTATCGTTTATTAATTCACTTGTTTTACGTGTTTTTAGAAATTTTTTTGGAAGCAGACAGTATCTGCTCTTTTCATTTAAAACAAAATCCGCTAAAACTACAAACACTGCTGTCAATATTAATGCCATATAAATATTTCTAGTAGCCATCCAAGAAATTGTAAATACTAGAATTTCCTTCGTAAGTGCATATTTTATATAGGATTCTGTTGATTCATCTAAATTAAGTTGAATATATCTTGACCCTATATTTAAAGATATCATCATTATTCCTGCAAAAAATGTACTAGAATTTAATGAATTGATTGCATTATTTAAAATATCCAACATAGTTTATATATTATATACTATATAAAATATACTATATAAAATAAATATACAAGATATATTTTGTTGTATATGTTATTATAGATTTATTACATAAATTTACTTGAATAATAATATATCAACATAATTGTCGTGACATATTTAAATACCACTGGCCGTCTTGTTGTATACGTGGATCTAAATTATAACTATTTGCTAATACATTAGAAGAAGATAATAAAGAACTAGGTGTACTACCAGCGTAATTGCATATTTGACTATTTAAATTTTCTTTTATACATCCTGGGGTACTTAATACGTAGTTAGAACTTTTATATGAACAAGGATCTATGCTATCTAGTTCGCTTTGCTCAGTATCACCGAAAGCAGTACCTGCCCCAGCGACATTTCCTGTAAAATTTACAGCAGTTTTAAATACATTACCTAAAAAATTAAAAAAACCACCAACAGAAGTAACACTATATTTTGCTGTAATATCATTTGTTAGTGATGTTTTATTTTGTTGATACATCGGATCATTGCTACTACATACTTTACTCGCTATATCTTTATGAAATCCTGCCACAATTTGTTGATCTGTACTACTTTTATCAGGGTTACTCATATCATTCCATCTAGCCATTTTATCAGGATCAGGAACTAGATTACCATTATTATCTTTTGAACAATAAAAATTTGTAAAGTAATTTAAAACTTGTTGATTATTTGTTTTATCCGAAATATCAGGATTAGATGTTACAATAGAAGAATTTGCTATAGTAAAAGTTTGATTATTACCATTATCAAATCCTTCATATAATGGATAAGAAGTTGTAATTATAATTACAAGAAATATTAAACCTAAATATATATTTTCAATTGAAAAGTAAATAATTAAAACTACGATAATAATTCTTCCTATAAATGACCCATAAGCATAGTTATACATAGAAGGTATAAATAATGAAATTAAAATAAACAATAAAATTGAATAGAAAGTTATAGACCTTTTACAATAATTCATTTGTATGTTTGATTATATATATTTACTATATATTTAGAAATAAATAATATTTATTTACGATTAAAAACTAAACTAAACTAAAATATGAATTGTTGTATTACGAATATTACGAATATTATTTCCGTGTTTTTTTAAAAATATTATCTCATTTTTTTATAGGAATGACTTTACCTTTAGCACTATTTGCTTCATCATATAATGACGATGATGTAAGCGGTTCTACAATTCAAAATTCAAAAGCATCATATATGGGAGGAAAAGGCAGCCAGAATGATTATAATTTAGCAAACAATAATTCAAAAAATAAACCTAATTTACGAAAAACAATTAAACAAAAACCTACGCTTCACGATGAATCAAAATTAACAGCATTGTTAAAATCTATGGACGAATCTAGCGATACTGAAGATGAAAGTGGAGACAACAGTCTAGCTAATTATAATGCTATTAGCGGAACCAACAACACAAAAAATAATTCAGACATCCGTCAGGGTATGTTTCCCCCTATGCCTCAAATAAATCATAAAGGAGAAACCTCTACAAAAAATGTAAATAGTACAAGTATTCATTCGCCTGATATCCCGACATCATCTGTTGGTGCAATTTCAACAAACACATATAATAATATGCCAAGTACATATGCAAATCAGTATTATAAACAGTTTGCGCCATATATTAATCAGGGATCATCAGAATTGCATGAAGAACCAAAGGGTGAGTTGATAGAGAAATTGAATTACATTATTGACTTACTAGAAGAACAACAAGACTATAAAACCAATTCAATTTTTGAGGATTTGATATTATATACATTTTTAGGAATATTTGTCATTTTTATTGTAGACTCATTTTCGCGATCTGGAAAATATGTGAGATGAAAAAATATATGAAACGTGAGAAGCGGGAGAAATGACGAAATTCACGTAATTAATAATAAAATGAAAGTTTATTTATTAACACATTACTAACACTTGTTCTGGTAGTACTGTTTTGCATATAAAATTATGAAATATTAATGTGTGTTTTTCTACTAATATAGGTTTGCTATTTACCAATAAAAAATCTATTATTTTTTTATTATGTGAAAGTGTATCGAGAGCGACACACCCCTCATTTTTGCCGCGATTTTCCATCTTAAGAGCATTAACAAAACCATATATAAATGAATTATTATCTGTTGTATTCATCTGTATAGATGTGGGTAAATATATTATATTTTTATTATTATTATCAGCATTTGAAACTACCTTGTCCGAAACTCTGAACATATAAACAGCCATTACTATATCATTCATACCTTGTACTATCCCTGCATTGTTTTTCTGTAATAACATATAAACAGAATATACTTCTTTTTTAATCATATGCATTATATGCGATAATGAAGGTAATATAGAAAATATAAATGGATTTACAATATCCGATTTAACTTCATTTTTATATAGTTTCTTTAAATATTCTATTAAAATACTCATATTTTGACTACCAATCTTTACTAGTACTATACTTGGATGAAAACGGTATTCTATCTTATACCATGCAGGATTTACAATTGGTATATAAAAAGAATGATAAACTACGAATGGTACAACTATCTTTGGAATTGTTACTCCTGTATATTTAAAAATAGTTATATATATCTTCTCTTTCTTTTTAAAATCTTTCAATCCATTTTCTTGATATAGAGTTTGATTATTCTTTTTACTCTCCGAATTTCTCATATTCTCCCGCTTCTCACGTTTCATCTCTTTCTCACCTATACTTAATGATACCCCTCCTATTCCTCTTCCCTCTCCTCGCTCTTCCTTTTCATTCACAACCGCATCTCTACTACGCATTATTACTTCATCCCAATCTGATAGCATTTTATAATGATATGTCAATATCATGTCTTTTACATCACCATCCTTTATCTCATTCGGATTATAATACAAATCTGAATAGTACAACGGCATCCTTCCTCTTACACTTTTTCCATTTAAATTTTTACTGAAAATATACATTGGTATTCCTATGATTGATCCAAATATTGTATTTACCGATAATACTGCTCCAGTATCCACAGATGTCTTATATACTAACTTACTATTCATTGTTATTATAGGATTATAATCATGATTTTCTAATAATATTTTTAGTTTGTCTTTTATTAACTTTCTCTCTATTAAAGGTGTCTTCATATTCCCATTATTTAATTTATTATTAAAATACGGATAATCATTCATCAAACCTACTATATTATCATAATATGTAGATACACGCTCTGTCTCATTTATAAATATATTATCTATTTTATAAGGAATACCCGTTTCCGTTATATATGTAACATTATTAGCAAGAAAATTTAAATGATTTGTATCTAAAGGTTTATCGGTTGAAATTATTTTATTTAATCTACACCAATTTAGTACATTATATCTATAGAATATTGGCTGTATCATCCAATAATTATATCGTATTTTATTATATCCATGAAATAATAATAATAAAATTATGATCGATATTATGATATAATAATACATATCATAATAATTTCATATAAATATTTTACTGTGTTTACACGATTCTTTTCTTAATTCTCTGTTACATAGATTTCTGTATTTATCTCACGAATTTTCTCATTTCTCCCGCTTCTCACGTTTCATGGTTTTATGACCCTGGTTGTATAAGATTCATGAATTACTTTGGGAGGGCTGGAATACTATCTGGGAGGGCTAGCGATGGTATTGGGGCTGCCGCCCCAGTAAAACCCCGCTGCCTACGGCAAAGGAGGGGGTATGGGGAACTACGTTCTCTCGAAGAGGTGCGGGAGAAATGACGAAATTCAAATTAATAAATCATATATATACAAATACACCATTAATTAGCTGGTTTATATAAAATATATATGTATTGGAATGGTTTTTTATATGGCAACAAGTCATTCTGTGCCAACATATTAAATCCGCAATCTTTTGCTTCACTTAAAATAATAGATTGATCAGGAGCATTAAACATCTGTACATTTTGTCGTCTCTTACCATTCTTACGATTTTTGAATGTTTCACGCATTTCAATTGCAGAAGAATCACTCATTTTCATATCTGATCTATAAATAATATCACCCACAATGTCATCATTATTTCCCAACGGATTGTTTACGGGTTTTTTATCAAATAGTCGAGATATTATTGGCGAAAATCTTCGTTCTCTTGCACCATATACCTGAGAATCATAAAAACCACCTACATTTATTAAATGTATTGCTAAAAATCCTCCGGGTATTAACCACTTGTAACAATTTTCAAATAATATTCTGCGATCCGGTATTGTATATACTGCAAAATCTAGTAACGTTATTAAAGTAAATTTCTCAGGATTAAAAATTAACTGGTTCATGCTATTTCCTAAAACATAATTACTATCAGGATACTTGTTCATTGCATATAACATTAAATCCTTTGACTCATCTATACCATATGCATTATAACCTTTTTTGGTAAATGTATCTACATGTTTTCCTGTTTTAGAACCTATTACTAAAACATCAGTCTCTCTTACCGGGGATGCTTTATTTAGAATAATACCTACTTCATAATCGTCAACTAAATTACTATAAAATAAATTATCGTACATTTTAGCATAAAAATTATCATAAGATTTTTCTCCTGACTTATAAGTAAATTCTTTATTTATTGTAAATCCTTCTTGATCTTGATCTTGGTCTTGATCTTGGTCTTGGTCTTGGTCTTGTCCACTAGGATTTGTATTGGTCGTAGACCCACCCTTTTGTGTTGTTAAGAAAAATAGACGATAAACATATATTACGGATACCAGAATAAGCATAAATGCAAATATTACTATCCAACACGATGTTCCATTAATCTTATAAATAATTGAGTCTATTGCTGTCATTTTATTTTTATTTATATGTATTATTATTATATATTTTTTTATAGAAAAAATAGTATATGGACGAATTTCAAATTAATGATATACGATCAATAAGCGATTTCAAAGGAGAATCATTTTCAAAATATAAAAAAACAGATGTACGAAAAGAATTACTAAATTGTATGCTTGATGGGAAAATAGAACCCGCATGTAATTGGGGAGCAGAACTTATATGTGCTGGACAATTTCTAGATTTATGGGATATTATACTTACCTTTTTAGGAAAACATGTACATTTAGCAAATCCAAAACTTGCCATTTATTTAGAAATGAGATATGAAAAATTTAAACAAATTATATCATCCGGATATGTAGATGATATATTGCGACTACGAAATAACCCTCAAATAAGAGCACTTTTTGCCGAAATTATATGCATTTTATGTAATACCAACAAAAAACATAGCTTTCAAGGCATAAAAATAAATAAAGAAGAAGAATATGATATAACATATATGTCTAATAAATTAAAAGCACCATCCATGTCATACGCACAGTCTGTATATAAAAAAGATGACCCCAAAGAATTATTCATTTCTATAAACGAATTTGCATATCACATTTCACCGGAATCTAATAACTCACTACAAGCATGTTTCTGGCTAGAATGGATAATGGAATTTCAAAAAATATGTGCAAATAAAAAAGAAAAATGCTTATGCGAAAGAAGAAGTAACATACCAGTTGATGATAAATTTCAAATGGATCCTATATGGATTATATGGGAAATCATACTACAACAATCAATAGAAAAAGACAGTATTAAAAGCAAAATTCTAAATAGTATTCTAAAACTTTACTGTTTAAAATATACACCTGGTGTAAAAAAACGACGCAGATATCTTATTTATTATGCAATTTCAATAATAACTGAAAAATATGATACCAAAATTGAGATAACAAAAGATAAAGATCTTGTTGAAACCGTCGTTAAGAAAATAAACGCAATTTATAAACAAATTAAAAAAAATGAAGTGGGACCCAAAGTTGACTATCTAATGACAGACGTCCGTAAATCAAATCTTGAAAAAACAATCGATAAACTTCAAATGTTAAACAAATTTGATATTAGTATGCATAATTATGCTGTATAAAATACACATAATAATTATTTATAATATTTATTTACGATATCTATTTTTATTGCTGATATAACGATTTACACCATTTTTATGAGTAAATATATTTAATCTTGTTTTTGAACCAACTGGCAATATAATCCTTTTAGCCGTTTTTTTATTTAAATTTAAATTAGATATTTTAGGTTTAATAGGTATTATATTTTCAACTTTATCAACTTTATCAACACTTTGGATATTTATCTTATCAGTATCTCGAATATTTATAGAATTATTTATAGTATTTTTATCATCAGATATTACACTTTTTTGCAATTCTATTTTTGGAGTTTCAACTACAACTTCAGGAACTTGTATTATATTTTGGACACGATTTATTGGGGTAATATGTACATTTGGATTTTTATGTATTCTTCTTGTAAAAAATAAGTTACTATATCTTGTATTATACCTATGTACTTTATAATTATTATGCCGTGTATAATTTGAAGATAAAAATTTATTATAGGCATTTGATATTTTATCTTTTTCTATAAGTTTATTTGAATTCTCATTTATTTTAGAAATTAATTTTATCTTTTCATGAATACTATAGTTATTAGCATATAATTTTGCAACTATATTTATGGGATCAAGTGTTTCAACTTTCATATTATTGACAATCATAATGTTATGCTTTTTCATTAATACATTATACAAGTATCTTTTATCGTATCTTACATAATACACTCCTCTTTGATGCCCTACAAATTTACTTGCTTTTATCAACTTATTTCTGTAAATAATTCCATGATCCATGCTTATATATGTATTCTGACTTGGCGCATTAATACCCAACGAGTGTTTTTCAAAACAAACTAATTTATTATGTGGTGTTATTGTTTTTGTTATAGCAACAATAGATTTATTATTTATTGTATGTATATTTGGTTGTATTTTTTCAATTGGTATATATCCCTGATCTGTTAATACTGGAGTACCAGCCGGAAAGCATATTGGAACAATTGGATCTGGAGGTACAGGAGTATAAAAATATCTTGCTAAAATAAAGTAAGAGTTTTGTCCCGAATCCTCACTTATTATTGCAGTACCACCAACTAATATTTTACCATCAGTTTGTATTGCAACAGAATAACCCGTTTCACTATTTGGACTTACTAGATCCGACAATATATATCCTACCCCCGCTATTCCAAAGGTAGTATCCAAGCTACCATCAGTATTAAATCTAGCTAATGCAAAACCTTCTTGCGATGGATTTGATATATCAATATGTGCACCGGTTATTACAATTTTATTATCTGTTTGTAAAGTTATAGAATTTCCTATTCCCCCAAACCCGGGACCTATCAAATTATAAGTTGGAGTTAAATCTAAAACTGTTTTACCAGTTCCTGCAAAAGATAAATCTAATGCACCTGAACTTGTAACACAAGCTAATACCATACAACTTTCTCCAGTCGTTTTAGTTGTAAAACCACCAATTATTATTCTACCATTACTATCTATTTTAACACAATTTGTATTATCCGATGAATTAGGAAAAAATTGCGGAATTAATAAAAATCCATTACTAGGATTAAATGTCGTTGTATCTACTGTACCATTTACATTATATCTTGCTACTATAAAATTTGATTGAGTAGGAGTTGATATAGGAGTTGATATTCCAGTAATTACAATTTTTCCATCACTTTGTATATCTACTGAACTACCTGTTTCACTGTTAGCAGTATTAAATATTGTATAAACAGTACCATTATTGTTTGTTCCAAATGAGTTTACAGGAAATCCATTTGTATTATATTTAACTAATGCTAAATAACTTGGATTTGATGGAAATAATAATCTACGAACATGTCCTGTTATAATTATATCATTACTTGAATTTAATACTAATGAGTTTGAATAACATTGATCGAATGAAACAGAAGGCACTGTTGTATTAAAATTTTGCGGATTAGTTATTACATAACCCGCTGTACCAAAAGAAGTATCTACAGCCCCTAAATCTGTAAATCTTGCAACAAATAATGAAGGAGTAAAAAGATTTAAACTGGTGGGAATATTTAAATTGCCTGTTACAAGTATGTAATTATTTGATTGCAATATCACATCATTTACAATATATGTCGACCCCGATGGAGGTATATGTGATACTTTTCCTGTACCACTTCCCCCAAATAATGTATATAATGAACCATCGGTATTGTAACATGCTAATGATATTTCGTGGGATGTATATGTTGAATACCCACCCATAATAATTCTACCATCAGATCTTATACAAACAGATATACCATTATCTTGAGGTGGCGCGTTAAAACTAGTTGTTAAAAAACCATTAGGTGGATTAAATGTTAGATCTAAATCTGTCATATATATAATATTTACTATATGTATTATATATAGTAAATATTAATACAACAATATTAATAAAACAATACTAAACAATATAGAATTTTAAAATCCTTTTTTGATTTTATATGTAACTACTGTAACAATGTAAAATAATATAGCACCCCATAATGTGTCTATTATAGCAGTTTTTAAATTATAATTTTTAAATATAGCCATATTTGTAAAGTCGAATATACCATATGCGCAAAATCCAAGTATAAATGCATCTATAGCCGGCTTATTTGCTGATATAATAAAATAATTAAGAATAGTAGCCATGAGAATATAAGTAAAAATGGCAGGAGGCATATTTACCACAAGAGGAGACTTCTGAATTGCCATAACTGTTTTTTCAAATACAGGTTTACCCACGGCAAAAAGGTAAACAGAGTCAATTACTACCAACAAAATTGAAGAGATAATAAGTAAATTCATTGTAACTATATTATATTGTATATGATATATTACAATATAATATATCAAAACTATCAAAAAATAAATCTTATAATATTAAAATATTTTATAGTTATATTTTAATATGAGTAGTACAAAAGGTTCAAGAAAAAAAAGATCTACACCAAAATCTAAATATAGTTCACTTCTTAAATCATTAAAGGGCGGACAAGATGAAGAAGAAGGAAACAAAAAACCATCGTCACTAGAATATATAAAAAATTTATATTCTTCTTCTGAAAGAAATACACCACCAAAAGATTATAACTCTACAATCGGAGAAGATACAGAAAGCAAAAATGATACTAACTCTACATTTGGAATATCATTTAATTCGAAAAAAATAACTTCGTATTTAACACCGCCTACTCCTGCAGAAATTAACGCAAGTTTAGCTTCCACGCCCGAAACAACCGGTTCAACAGGATGGTTCGTATTTAGGGTAATTATTGTATCAATTATAGTCATTATTTTTGGTTTAAATATAACAGGATATTTAGATAATGTAACAGCATGGTTTACAAATACGTTTGGTCCCTACATCAATCCAATTCTTGTTTCAATAGGATTAATGGAATCTGCTCCAACAAAAGATGCAAATAATAACAACTTAACAGGAGATCAATCTGGTACAGGAACAAATTCTGTTGCACAGTTAGATCAAAATGTAGGAATAAACCCTGTAATGAATGCTCCAGATACAGATGTTCCGATGCAGTCGACTATATCTATAACAGATGACTCCCATCGGCAACTAGATAATATTAAACCAATACCTATTCATCCTGATGATAGACAAACGCCACTTCGGAATAGAGGTGAATCTGCAAGGCCACCTGGTACACAACCCGCACCTTTTATAGAAGAGACATCTAGACAAAAAGAAAAAGAAAAATCAATAAAACAAGCACTTGAATACGCTGCAAAAAATCAGTATCCATCGCCAAATGACACAACAAGTAATAAGTCGCAACCTAAATCGGGTTTCTGTTTTATAGGAGAAGATCGCGGCCACCGTAGTTGTATTGAAGTATCTGATAGTAATAAATGTATGTCAGGTAATATATTTCCCAGTATGGATGTTTGTGTAAATCCCAATCTCAGAGTTTAAATATAAATTAAAAAGTATAGTTACAAAGTATTAATATTATTTATCATCATATTATAATAACATATAATTATAATATTATGTCTGTATATCAACCAACCGATTTAACAGCAACTGCAATAGATGGAGGTAATGTGAATTTATCATGGACTGCTCCATTATCAACACCATCAGATTCAAACTATTATATTCAATATAAAATAGGAGGGTTTGGAGACTGGATGCTTATAACAACGATTCTAGTTACACCACCACCACCACCACAACCAACATACACAGTAACAAATTTAAATACATATCCTAGTGTAAATAATAGTACAATATACTGTTTTAGGGTTTATACTATAAACAACGGTACAATTTATTATTCAAATATAGCGGATGCTATGCCATTCAATAATAGTCTTCCAACACATTTATGGTCAAGATTTACACCATATTGCAGTTCTAACACAAATAACAATGGATTAAACGATGAAGGAGCATCAGCATATGATATGCAAAGAAAAGCGCAAGTGTTACAGTATCCAGTTACAGGAAGACTTAATTTTACAAAAGCACAATTTTGGTCGATGATTGCAAAAGGTCAATTAACAAGAAAAAAAGCATGGGCTTCACAAAATCAAGAAATATCGTATCCAAATACATCAAATGCCAATAATTATCCGGATGTCGGACTAAAACAAGTAGGAAATATATTAACATGTAGGAAAAATCCACCAGCACAAATATGCAACTCATCCTCTGCATCAAATGTACCGGGTAAACCAATGTCGCTTTGTTTAACATTGGGAGCACCTTTTAATAATTACAGAAATCCTAAAACATATGCATCCGGTGGTACAAAATGGCCAGTCTATTTTTCAAAAAATGGAATAACATATATTCCAACATAAAAAATAAATTTTAATATATAAATTATTTTTTATACTAACATTATTATACTAATACACTAATTTCCCATAGTCTGATCAAAGTACCATTTATCAGACAAATATCTAGGACGAGTTTCATTCAGATTTATGCTCTTAGAAGTGGGGGTCATATTGGGACCAGCGGAAATAACATTTTGTATTTCAGCGATACTAACCGCGGTATTGTAATAAGTTAAATTTGATAAATAACCACTAAATCCTCCATGTAAACAAACATTTACATTGTCATAGTTTTGTTTCACAACATCAGCCATAACACTGCGTTTGACTAAACGTCCATTTACATAAATATCACAATTCTTGTGTTGAACGCGTATCATGATATTAATCCACTTTGTTATCGGAAGATCACTAACATCAATCGTAATTTCACTTGGATCAGTGAATAAATTCATAACTACACGAAAACCATCATACATAGGATTCAAATACAAACCTGGGGCATTGTTAGGTTTAACTATACCATTTCCACTATCCGTTGCATTGCCCTTATTAAATACATGGTGATATTTTGTACTACCAACATCACCTTCAAATCCGTTCAAATATAACCAAACAGACCATGTAAATTCAATACCGTCTTTTTCATTATTAGATCTAAGTATAACTTTTGAATTTTGAAGATTGGGATCCTGTGAAATAATAGTTGAATGTGATCCATTTTGTAGACCATTTACAAGTACAACTTTACCACTGGGCGTAAATATCCAAGTAACTAGTGCCACCATTAGTCTAAATAAGATAACAAAGCCAATAATTACCATTAATAAAAATGCAATTTTTGCAATCCAACTATTTGATTCAAGAAATTCTGTAGACCCCTCTACAAGTTTTTTTGAAGAAAAATCATTGAATGACGCGGCATTATTACCTGGTGTTGCTGCCAATGCTGGTGCAGCAGGTGCTGGATTTATATTTGGTGTTGGGGGTGATGCGGAGTCTGCCATTAATATTTATATATTAGATATAAAAAATTTATATCGTGCTTAATATATTATTATTATTATTATTATTATTATTATTATTATTGTTAATGTCGTAAATTCATAAAATTAATAAAATACAAAATATTTTATTAACTAACATATAGGTTATATGATTTATAAAATATATAAAGTTTTAGTTAATTATTCCTTTATATAGTAACGCTACTTATAACTGAGTTATCCTTTAAGAATGCAAGTTGCATCTTATATCTCTGGAATATGTTACCAAATCCAAAAGTAGCATTAGAATATCCTCTTGAATAGTTATCCCAAGCATCTTGAGGGCTTATCTGATTGGGTGTGTATATTACACTAGCAATAAAACCTGAAAACCCTGGTGATCCTCCAATAAAAATATTATCACTCTTATTAATAAGAGCTGCTACATGTGGTATTGAGCATGTTTTTACCAACTTACCATCAATATAAACGTCTACGGCGCGTCCATACACACTAATACCAATATTAACCCACGACTGTAAAGGAAAATTGGTAATGCTGCAAGTGGGTGGCTTGTCTGGATCAGTGCGATCATCAATACTACTTACATAAATCAATAAATCATTTCTTGTTTTATCAAAAACTAGTTTGAAAACTGTTGAACTATTACCAATTCGTTGATCTGGGCTTGTATTACTGGATACTTCTAAAATATTCTTATATTGGCCATAATGTTGACCCCAATCATCAATATAAGTCCATAAAGAAAATGAGTACACATTTCTACCACTTTCGGCTATAGTATTTCCTCTTACTGTAGTTACTATGTCCGCTTTTTGAAAAGACATCAATACTTGAGTAGTCGTGAAAAAATAACCCCAAATTATATATAAAATTATAACAACAATAACACCACCGATTATTAAACTTAAATTCATTTATAATATACATCTAGAAATTTTCTAAAGTACATACAATTATAATTAAACTAAATTAATATATTTATTATTTAATAATTTTAGTGAATTACATTATAAAATCAAATAATAAATTAAATATTAAATTATTCATAAGTTAACGTAAGTGTTACATATCTACTGAGGAACAGGTGGGTTAAATCCTTTCATTGCATCATATATCAACTTTATATTTTGAGCTAATACAGGATTTTTATAATATACTAAATTACACATCTCACCGTATATTCCCGGCGATGAACCTATAACTATTCCACCAGGATTTTGATATGGTATTACATCAGGTGCAGAGACAATTAACTCTCCGTTTATAAATATATCAATACCACCATCCATAAAATTAACAAAAACATGATTCCATCGCGAGTATAATAGCTTTATCTCTTTACCGCTTTCTTTAGATGGTACAACTACCGTTTTTTTACCACCATTAACATCGGTAACATCAACTGTAAATACTAATGTACCTTTCTGAGCATTAAATTGAATATCAGGAACAAAGCCTACGTTTATTAATGACGTATTCTGAATATATGCTTCATTCGTATTATCGGGTACAGGATGCAAATATATCCACGCCGACACTCCATAATTCGAGTTCTTTTTCATATTATGTAACATAGGCGGAATAACAACTTGATTCTTCATTTCTAAAGGATATACCTTTTTTGTTATCAAAATACCATCATTATTTACAATATTATTAAACAATTTCGGTACAAGAAATTTAGAACCAATTAATAATAATTCAATTACAAGTATAATTAAAACTGTGTATTCCTTCTTAGCAAGATTAATTTGTTCCCTTATTGCATCAGAACAATCTATGATTAAACAAGGAATATATAAAATTAATTTAACAATAAAATCAAATATAAATTTAAATCCACCACTACCGGTTAGTACTACATTAGGCAATGATGTATTAAAGTTGAATATACTCAAAATTAATGCTATTAATCCCATCAATAAAAAGAAATTAATTAAGCTAATTATTTGTGCAGTAGTTGAAGGAATACTTATAATTTTAGATAAAGCATAAACAACAACCCCTAGTATAATAGCAAATACAACAAATGATGATACAACTCTACTCAAAATACCAGCGACTTGACTCGTTTCCTTTAGACCCTGAGAACTACCTGATAATGTATAAATAACTAATAATAATAACACTACACCTAATGCTAAAAATCCTAATAGTGATAATGTTTTATATGTTGTCAAAAATTCAAAACTATTTTTATAATAAATATATATGACAAACCATACATAGAATAAAAATATTGCCAACAAAAAATATTTAATAGTTGATGTAAATACTGATTTTATTGCTCCACAATAAAAATTTATATCTGTTAAATATGACAAAAATGTATTTACTTCATCTTTACTAGTGCTTCCTTCAGGTATATGCATATCTGTAAAAGTCTTTACACCCGACTTTCCAAAAAACTGAACTGCATACAAATACAACCATCGTAATACAAAAATTGTAGAAAGTACCTGAAAAACATTTGCAAACAACCCATTATTGGTATATTTGTACAAAACATAATTTACTATTGCAAAACCTGCTACAATAATAGCATTCATTGCAAGTGACATTTTATTTGTGGCAATATATGCAATAATATTTTCACCATTAAAAAATAGAATCATCAATAAAATTACAATAACAAAACTCCATATTTTTACACTTGTTGATATTTTATCCCAGAAAAATACTATACTTATAATAAGCGTGATCATAATCAATCCTATAAAAATTGGTAACAATGCATTTCCAAGTTCAACAATTTTCATAAAAATAAAACTTAATCCATTCACAATAGTAGAAGCAGAAAAATTTATCACCAGCAAAACTACTAACATAACAGATAAAGGATCAGTAACATTCTTAATATTCTCCGACAAGTACTGTCTTGAAAGAACTAATATTAATATAACAGGAAAACACCACATAAATGTTAACATGTTGATATCACTCAAAATACCTAAATTTCCTATATTTTTTAAACTACAGATTGTAAGAATAGATAAAAGTAAAAATATGCCTATTGTATAACCAGATATTAATCCACCCGATGTGAATAACAGAATAAATGATATTAACATTAACATGAATATTATAAATTTTGTTATTGATGATATGAATTCCGATGATGTTAATGCCATCGTAGTTTTATATATTATCTTATTATAATTTAATATATAAA